TGTTCCTGAAGAACCCGAAGTCCCATCTATTCCTGAAGAACCTGATGTTCCTGAAGAACCACTTGTACCATCTATACCTGAAGAACCTGATGTTCCTGATGAACCACTTGTTCCGTCTAATCCTGAGCTACCGCTAGTTCCTGATGAACCTGAGGTACCTGAAGAACCGCTTGTTCCATCTATACCTGAAGAACCTGATGTTCCTGAAGAACCACTTGTACCGTCTGTACCACTTGAACCTGAAGTTCCTGAAGAACCACTTGTTCCATCTGTTCCTGAGCTTCCTGATGTACCACTAGAACCTGATGTTCCTGAAGAACCACTTGTACCGTCAGTCCCTGAGCTTCCTGATGTACCGCTAGTTCCTGAAGAACCACTTGTACCGCTAGTTCCTGATGTACCATCTAATCCTGATGTACCGCTAGTTCCTGATGTACCGCTAGTTCCTGATGTTCCTGATGTTCCTGATGAACCGCTTGTACCTGATGAACCGCTTGTACCTGAACTACCCGATGTTCCTGATGAACCGCTTGTACCTGAACTACCCGATGTTCCTGAAGAACCACTAGTTCCATCTATACCTGATGAACCTGATGTTCCTGAAGAACCACTTGTACCGCTTGTTCCGCTTGTACCGCTAGTTCCTGAAGTTCCGCTAGTTCCTGAAGTTCCGCTCGTACCACTTGTACCACTAGTTCCCCCTGTAATTGTTATAGTAATATTTCCACTACCATTATTAACAACAGTCGCTCCGCTAAAGGTCATTCCCGTAACATTTGAAACCGTAGTTGTTCCATCTCCAACAGTAAGAGGACTTCCCCCTGATGTAATTCCTGAAACACTAACATCACCACCATCACTATTATTAAGAGTTAATGTTGATGTTCCACTATCATATGTTCCACCCGTAATCGTACCTGTAAATCCTGTTATTGTAACTGTTCCACCAGTACTATTATATAAATCTAATTCTTGTGTTCCCGAAAAATAGGTTCCACCTGTAATTTGAACATCACTACCCGAAAATATTCTCCATCTCGCATCATTGTAATTAACACCATTAACACCCTCAATTGTACTTCCTGTCCAAGCGTTAATGAAATTTTTACCCGCCTGAGAACGACTATTAACAACAGTATTATAATCTGTAACCGTAATTGCAGAACTACCAGTTAATCCTGTAATACCACTCCATAATACATCATAATTAGGGATTGAATATTGATATACAGTATCTGTTTCCTGAACATAAACTTGCATACCCAATCTTCTTCTACCTGAAGAAATATTATCAGAATTTAACGTAATAAAATCAGGTGAAAACGCAGACCCAGTACCTTTTGTAAAATTAATTGGAATTGTATTTGCAGATAATTGAATATTTGATGGATAGGTTGAAGCCGTTAATACCAAATTCAAATCATACAAATTATAAACCTCCATATGACCACCTGTTTGTAAAACAGAGAAATTAGTGCCAAAAGTACTAGTTCTTGCAACACTATTAGGTCCTGCTAGTTGAGATGATGATAAAGGATTTTTATATGGAAACATATTTTTTTATATTTTTTTTTAAATTACATTATTATGATTTAGTATCACCCTTAACCCAAAATGTCGTAGTTAATGGTGGTCCTGATGGTTCTGAATACAATTCATTCATCCATAATACCCTATAAGTTCCTGAAGGAATTGCACATCCACTTGGAACTATTACGTTAATACCCGCATTACCAACATCAGGTATACCATCGTTAATTATTGATGTAGAACATGCACTACCAAATCCAACATCAATTGTCATATTATTAAATACCCCACCTACACCTGCCAATGGAACCCAAACAGTATATGTGTATTGAATCGAAGGATTTACTTGTGATGTACTCACAGGGATACTACCAAAAGTATATTGATTTTGAGGACATCCATAACCATCAACTCCCGTACCTGAAGATTGTCTAATTGGTCCTGATAATGATGATATGTTAGTTATAAAGTTACCAACAGAACCTGTCCATCCTGAATATTGAACATATATTGCCATATCGGCAGGATAATTAACCCCACCAGGAGTTCCACTATTACCCCATCCAAAGAATGATGTTGCTCCAGCATCAAACATAAACTGACCTAAATCATTTAATGATGTACTATCTTGTGGTTCAGGGAATAAGTAAGCACTGAATGGTGCTGAACTTGGTGTTGGCGTATTTGTTGGTGTAACTGTCGGGGTTGGTGTTTGAGTTGGTGTTTGAGTTGGAGTTTCTGTATTTGTTGGTGTAGGAGTTGGTGATATTCCTGGTGTTGGTGTAATACTTGGCGTTACAGTGTTAGTTGGTGTTGGTGTTGGAGTTTGACTTGTTGGTGTTGGTGTTGGAGTTTGACTTGTCGGTGTAACCGTTGGTGTTGGTGTAGGCGTTGGTGTTGTACATTCTATATTCACTACAACACCATTTAACATTTGGGTTCTTGTTTGTGCAGAATAATATATTACATCATCAAGATAAACGTTAAATGGCCCTAAAGCATTTGAATTAGAAGCAAGTCTTACAATATATGATGTACACCCACTTATATTAAGTTGTTGCTCAATTTCATTATTACAACCTACCGCAATATTAGTGACAAGAATAGTATATATAGTCATCTGCTGTTTTTATTAAATAAATACCACAGATATAATATTTACATTACTATTTTGAGAAAAAACTAATTTTATATTAAACTACACCTACGATTGTCGTATATTATTGGATTGTCACAACACACGATGTTAATTCAAATATAATTTCAAACGCACATCCATAAGTACATTCCAATATTTTAAATAATTCACACCCATTGTCATCAACTAATAATAACATAACTTCAGGTGCCGTCTCAAAAATTGGGGGGATTGTTATATTATATTGTTGTGCGGGAGGAACAGGACCAGGGTCTATTGTTCCAAGAAAAGTTTGATTATTACCATAAACATCCGCAAGAAATACGTTGATTGGGTAGGTTGCCCCCGATATATTTTCAATTCTAATTTGTACCATTTTATTTTATAATATTATACCACAATCAGAACACATAATGTCATAAACAATTAATAATTCAATAACGATTTCTTGTCCGTTTAATGAATCGTTATTTGGATTAGTACTGATTGTTATTAGATTATTTATAGCATCAATAGTTACATCACCAATACCAGGTATTGTATTTAATAAATCAACAACCGTATCATAATAAAGATTATCGCTTGGCGCCGAAACTAATGATGTTGATGTGAAAAACTCTTCGCTTGTGGTTAAACCTAAAGGATTTACAGAAACTTTAACACTAAAAGTTGCTGAAACTAAATTACATCCAGTACTACCTGATGTTAAATCTTTATATCCATCATTCAACATTACCTGTAAACTACATTTTGATGTTGAATTAACACTAAAAGGCTCAGAACCCATAACATATGTTTGATACGATACATAAGTGGCATCACAAGTAATAGTCGTTGTTCTTTTTAATGAACATCCCGTATCATCAATAATGGTTAAACTATATGTCCCACCACTTAAACCATCAACGGTTATTTGTTGTGGATTACCTAAAACATTGTCCGACCAATAGTATGTAAATGGCGGTGTTCCTGAAGATATAAACGCTGTTAACATCCCATCACTACCACTACCACAAGAAGTACTATATAAACTATAATCTAATGGAGAACTTCCAACAACATAAACTTGAGCCGTTTGAGTACATCCAGTCGCATCCGATACAGATACTGTATGTTGTCCTGAAGAAACATTATTAAATGTTATGGCAGATAAACTACTATTAAAAACACTAACAAAACCATTATCTAAAGAATAATTATATGGTGCCAATCCTCCTTCACTTTTGGTGATTAAAATAGACCCATTATTTTGATTACAAGTTGTTCCTGTAGTTTGAGTAGAGATTGTAAAAGTATCTGTGGCGAATAAGGTAACCTCACTCATATAGTAACATCCTGAATCATCTTGTACTGCAATACTATAAGTCCCTGAAGATAAATTTTGAAATTTTTGAGCGGTTTGACTACTACTAATATTTGATGTGTCCCCATTAGGATATATTATGGTATATGTGTATGGTGATGTTCCACCATTAACTGCAATCATAATTGAACCATCAGTACTTGAACAAGTAGACCCTTGAGAGCTAACGCTAACTGAAGCAATTCCTAACGGTGTTAACAAACTTGTATTCGCAATAAAAGTACAGAAAGCGGCGTCCGTAACTTGAAAACCATAATTTCCTGCAGATAATCCAGATATTGACCACGAGGTCCCATATTGTATTACAACATTTCCTGTTGATGCAGAATAATAGTATGGTGCAGTACCACCTGTTATTTGAATTGTAATAGTACCATCAGCAGCAAAACAACTAGGTTGGGTTACAGTAAAAACACCTAACCCAATAACAGGAACATCAACAATTTCAGCACTGGTTGTTAATGAACATCCATAACTATCAGTCACCGTAACAGAATAATTCCCACTTGTTAAACCAGTAATATAACTATTTGTTTCTCCATTACTCCACAAATATCCAAATGGTGCAGTACCTGTCTGTCCTGTTACCGTAATTTTACCCATTGGGGTTCCACCACAACTTGAATTTGGTACGGTATATAACCCATAACTTAAAGTATTAGAATCTTGAATAATAAATGTTTGACTTTGTCCTGTACATCCTCCCAAATCCTGAGCAACCATATAATAAGTTCCTGCGGTTAAATTACCAAATATTATTGTAGATGTATTTGTATTTGCCGAAGCAATATATGTATCATCTGATAAATAAAGATAAAAATTAGTTGACGAATAATCCGATGAAGAAGTTCCTGTAACTATACCATTATTTAATGAACACGTAGTTCCTTGTACACCCAAAATATTTGCACAAACACCTGACGATACTGGTATATTAATATAAAAACTTTGATTTACGGGTACTGTACTATCATTAACCTCTAATCCATAGGTATATGCACTTAATCCCGTCCTTACTGAAGGTAATAGAGTGACAACATCTGCCCCCAAATTAGGGTCAACCCAATTTACTGTATATGGTGGAGTACCACCGACAAATGATATAGATATTGACCCAACATTTGTATTTGAACAATCTCCAGTTACTGATATATTATAATTAAATGCTGACATTATTAGATACAATTTATATTAATGTTTATTCCTACATCTAATGTAACTGTTTCAGATATATTTTCAATAGACCCACTTAAGCTAAACACCGTTAATTTTAAGTAATTTAAACAAGGAGCTACCCCCTCGTCACAATTTAAAGTATATCCATACCCATAATTGTATAAATTTGGTAGATACTCAACAAGAGCATTTCTCCATTCCAAATTTGTAGGAACATCTGATAATCCATATCCAGTATAAAATGATTGTTGGATTATTATTTCACCACCAATTCTTAAATCAACAAACCACTCACTTAACACGGAATTTTGAACACATTCGGTTAGTGTTAATCCGCTTTCGGCTAACATATTATTAACTCTATTAACAAGAATACTATTAAAATTTGACACATCAATATCACCATTTAACCAAGGATATATATAAAAATCGGTGTATTTTGACGAACAAGTACTATCAAAAATATTAGATATGATATAACAAGGATTGACAGGAACTGGAATAAATTGACATCCCCTTTGTCTTCTATAAACAAACTTTTCTTTATTAAAAATAGAGTTTTCAAGTTTGGTACCACCATTCCATATTGTGGTTGCAGGTATCATTTGTTCAATTAACTTAGTCCAATATGGACCAATACCATTTACATAATCAATAAGTTTTTGGTATGTATATTGATTATTTGGTATTCCAACCGTTTGTTCTGACTCAATATATTTCCAAAATACTGATTGTAGGTTTGGATAACCTCCAGTTTTACCATCAAAAATATATTGTCTATCTCTAACATTAATCATATTCTCCCAAAAAGTTTGGTAAAACTCAAAAAATGTTTTCTTTTTTGGTTCAGGATTAATATATGTCGGTTGAAACCCACCAGGGACTGGATAATTAATAGTATATCCTGTTTCAGGAATTGGGTAATCATACTTTCGTGATTGGTCCCAAACATCATAACTAATCCCTTGAGCAGGGTTTAAAAATATGTCCACATTTTTAACATTCAATACTAATTTTTCATTATCAACAAAATAATAAGCATTATAATCACCTTCAGTTGATACTCTAATTTTAGTATCGTCAGATAACCAAGATTTATTATTATCCACAACTTTTTGAAGTTTAAATCCTTCCGTCATATATGGGAATTCTCTAAACCTATTCAAATATGGTTGACCATAAGTAAATGGTGTCAATTGTGTTTGGATATCATAATTTTGACCTGTATATACATTACCTGTAAGTACAACTTGGTCAGGACTTCTATGCTGTGGTGTTTGTTCATACCAACCAGCACCTATTTGGAAAAAATACGATTCAGTGTTAAGTGGTGCCTTTGGATATCCTTCAATATCAATTGGATAATCCACTAATCTAATATTTGTATCTTGATATGTTGTACTTGATGTAAATGCCGTAAATAATTGACCACTAACTTTAAAAGTACTATTAGGTAAGTAACTCGGTGTTTGACTTGCATATGTACCACCCGATATATTTGCCCATTGAGTGTAAAATTGGTCTAAATTAATTCTTTGGTCGGCTAAATAAATGTGTTCATTATATTCTATTAACGAATCGGGTGCTCCAATCAATCTTAATAAAAATTCAACTGACCTTCTTGTTCCTTTTGATTTAAAAAGATATGATGCGTTTAAGATTAAGTTTCTATAATACGAATAGTTTAATTCTGTTGGCGTAAGTGCTCTTGCATATCCTGGATATGTTGGTGTTGATGTATTACCAAAAACTGAAGATAAGAAATCTTCATTGGTGATTGGTGAAAAATTAGAAGACCATCCCAATGTTCTCGCAAGATTAACTAATAACTCTGAAGGTATATCATTTGATGGGTTATAATTAACAGAGTTCATATAAGCTAACCCGTCAATAAATTGTTTAACCTCATCAAAACTTCTACCGTAAATTTGAAATACTTTTTCAACTTTTTGACCTAAAGTATCAAATTCTTTTAATGAATCTGTAACCAAAAATCTTGAAATTAAATTTGTTTTAAATGAATCTAAATTAATTGCAATTTCTTGTATTTGTTCCAAATAAGAATCAAATAAAAATGAACGAATATCTAAATTCCAAACACCTTGTTTTGGCCAAGTAACTTGTTGGTAATCCGTATATGTTTGTCCATATTCATTTTGTTGTGGAACTTGGAATACCGCAGTATATTCTGGTCTAACCAATCTATTAACTAAAAATTGTTCAACTTCGTCAAACGATTCTAAAAAAGTTTTATCAACAATATAATCGTTTGGTCTTACTTGAAAATCTTCATTGGTTGTTGTTGCGGTTGTTCCAAAAGGCGCTCCCGAAACATAAAATTGTATGTATCCTGAAGACAATGTTTCCGATGGGGTAAAAGATACCACCTCAAATATATTGTCATTAATACTAACACAATAATCTAAATAGGTATTATATAGATTTCTATATGGTGAAGTAACTAACTCCCTTACTGATAAATTAGTTGTTGCACTAATGGAATAATCAATATCAAATGGATTAACTATCCTATCAACATTAATCTTAAAATAAGTTTCGTTTATTTCACTATCATAAACAATATCATAAGCAGTATTTCCTGTAACATAATTAGGATTACTAAACATAATATCCAAAGATGCTGGAAAATAATTGATAATTTTGGTTATTGACACACTAAATCTTTTTGCCAATGAACCATACATTGAAAAGTTAAGAACCTGAGATACGTCATAATTTGGATAAACCCTAAATTGTTTCGCAAGGATTTCCCTGCTCTCATCTAAACTACCAATATCTAACATATCCAATGAGATTGGTTCAGAGAACGCCCCTACATTGAATTTTCTATTAACCTTTTCCGTAACACCTGTGGTAAATTCAAAATTACCTTGCGTAAGTCCTCCACCCTCAACAGTTTGTAATCCTACAATGTTGTCAGAAAAAGTACCCGCCCCATTACCAGGTCTCGGAGGGTAAAAGTATTTAGTATTTTTTATATCTACCGCCATTAACCCGTTATGTTTGTGAAGTTTTTGCTAAAATCTATATTATTGTTTCTATTTTGTCTAACCTCATAAAGTAATGCGTTAAATTGGTCTCTAATCTCATATAAGTTGTATTGTCTATATATGTTATTTTGAGAGTCATAAATTGTATAGATACCATCATCAATTGATTTGGTTTGATTACCATAAAGAGCGATTGCAAGAGATGAAATATCGTATTCAACCATTTCTATTTCCAATGTTACAGGATTAAAAAATGTATTTGAAATAATTATATTTTGATTTGGTTGTCCAATATAAGGTGTTGCATTTGGCTTATTTGTTGGTGACGATGACGGTGATAAAGTTAAGAATATTAAATTTGAATCCCCATCAACATATCTATATCTTATAGATTTTTGAGTTGTGTTAACTTGGTTAGTTACAATTGGCTCACAAAAGAATGATGATGTTATTACTCTAAAAAAGTTAGGTATTTTTGAGCCGTCAGCATTTAAGTATTCTATTCTAAATCCAACTAAACCTTGTTGAACAAATTTATTTTGGTATTGTTGTGGGACATTAGTAATATCAATCACAATACCCTTAACATTAGGTAATGCACTTAAAACACCGCAATCAGTAATCTTAGTTCTTATTTGTGCTGGTCTTAAATATAATGTATAAAACCCTGTAGATGTAAATTGGTCAGCAGGTAATGTTAAATTATATAACCCACCTAATACCTCAACTCCGTTGTTTCCACCAGTTTGAGTATTATTAAAATAAGGTTTTAATACTGTTTGAGAGTCAAGTTGTGTTAGCACAAAATTATTCGTCACATCTCGCGATGGTGTGTAATTGAGTATAATCTGAACATCTTCAGGACTAACATCTGAAGGTCTTATTGTTCCGTAGCTTCCAATTGCCATTTGTTTCTTTTTATTTTATAAATAGTTTAGTTCTTTTTTTTCACGTCAAAAAATCCGTATCCGTAATTTATCATATCACCTAAATTATCAACTTCACCCAATCTTTGAATTCTTTCGTACGCTGAGTTCTTACCTCTTTCAACAAAAACATTGGTCTGTACCTGTGGTTGGTCAATAACCTTGATTAAAACCTCTTCTTTTGTTATAGGGTGTTGACTTAAATTTGTCTCTGTAAATCCTGAAGATTGTTCAAAAAATATTGTTGCCCCCTCTACATAATCATAGTAATTAATATTTGTTATTGTATAGGCAGTATAAACATCGTTCATATCTGTAATTGTTCCCCATATCTGACCATTCTTAATTACAACAGCACCAACAACATATTTTACTGAACCATATAACGCCAATTCAGTAATTCTTGATTTTGTAATTCCTGATATTGTGAAAGGTACCGTTGTAAAATTATTTGATGTTTGTGCGGATACTTCATTTATTGCATCACCCGAAAATATGTAATCATAACTAACTGGTGTATTTAACCAATTACCCCCCGCAGGAATGAAAAACGCCTCACCATTAGGGTTACTTGCCACAACATCTGTATAAGGTGTTGTAATGGTCTTAGAAACCCTTGTAATTCCCCAAGGATTTGTTTGTTCCATTGTAATTGTATATTGTCTATTTGCGGTAGGATATGTATGGTTTAAGGTATTTGGAGCATAAGTTGTAATTGTTTGTTTTACTGAACCATCACCCCAATCCACTCTATACGCAGATAAATCCAAAAACTTTTGAAACTCATCCGATGTATTATAAATGTTATAAACATACGGACTTGCCGTTGTTGATGAAAATATAAAATTGGCAACAACATCTTTTTGTAATATTGCGCCATCAAATGGTGAAAAATATCCAACATCAATTGCGGTTTGTCTAAGTAAAATCGGTATCGTTAAATCTGTCAATAATGAAGTACCGTTAGTCCCTCCACTCAATATTTGGGTCATAGCAGAATAAACACCAACAGTTTCTCCCGTATAACTTGAATCTACATTCTCACCCTTAAGGTTTACCGTAAACAAATCTCCCTTAATTGTTTCAGGGGATATAACTATATTATAAAAATCTTCCATCGTTAAGGATTAACATATTCGTACCATTTTATGGGCACCACAGCCCCAGCTCTTTGACCAAACGCATTATAAATGGGTTGATTTTGATTCATATTAAACACCTGATAATCATGTTTCTCATAATCTAACTTAACCCTATAATAGAAATATTGTGTACTATCAAAAGAATATTTATTACCTGAAATAGATGATTGTGGCATGTTCATCATCTTAGTAAAATAACCACGTTTCGCATCGTAAAACTTTGCCGTCATAAAAAATGTACTAATATCCAAGAAGTTTCTTTTCTTTAACCAATAAATAAAAAACCCTTCTTTATCACCAACATAATCCAATACAAAGTATGGTTTCTTAATAGTTACAGGAGTTCTTTGCATCACAGCATCCATTTTCAATCCCTGTTGTGTTGGAATAATTATTGTTATATAATTTGTTTGTCGTTTTTCATCAACATTATCATATAGGTCTAATTTAAAAAAAGAATTTGTAAAATTATTTGTGTAATAATAAATCTCTTGTGTTGTAAATCCTTCCATTTGATAGTTAGATTTCCAATTTGCGGCATTATTTAATGAACCTCCAGAATAAAAATTAAATTCATATTGTATATCAGTTGGATTTGTTATTCCTGTTAATGGGGCATGTGCAAATCTTGTAACTTCAAAATCCCTTCCAACCCCAATAACTTGTGTTATTATATCTTGTTCATACTCATCAATACTTTGGTCTAAACCTAAATAATCCCAAGTAAGTTGTATTGGTATTGTAAGTTCTCGGTCGGTAGTTCCTCCCTTCACTATTTGTATTTTATTCACATCCATCAATCAAAGGTTTTATTGAATATTTAACACCAAGAGTGTTATAGTTTATTCCTTCAGGTATCAATCTAAATTGAACTTCCTTAAAAGGATATTGGGCACTATTAATGAATGGATAATCAACTCCTCTATCAAGATTGTCCTTGAACCCATAAGTATATATGTCTCTCCATCTGAATTGTTGGTCAGAATTTGAATAAAACGAATAACTTGGGACTTGACCTATAAACGCAATATCACCAGTTTCAACATAATCAGAAAAAACTCTAATTGTCATTGGTGTATGTGGTTGATAATAATATCCTGAAGCGTTAGTTGGTGAAGTATTTGTTGTATGAAATATATTTTGATTATATTTCAATTTTTGATAGTATGGTGATACCACTCTTTCTAATTGTTCATAATCATTCCATTCACAAAAATCTCCATCTATCGTATCTCCTGACATTAAATTTTGGTTATAATAAAAAATATAATCCGTATTTCCTTGCTTTATGGTATAGTTGGATGTTTGTATCTTTGTGTTTGATTCTGTTTGAGTATCATCCCACCAAGAACTAATAGGTTTTGTTAAATTAAACTCCCACCCTTGTTTTAATCCAATACCATTATTTGGATTATTAAAATATCCAGTATAACCTTTATTTATTATTGTTAAAAACAATTCACTAACAGGTCTTTTCTGATTATCAATCATCCCAACTAAATCTAAGTCATAATTTACAGTAATATTATAAGAATTACTACTTGTTTTTTGAGAAACTCTTGTAAGATTATTTGGTGTTATTGAACTATATTCTAATTTTCTTTCCTCGTTAAAAATGTTTTTTTCAAATGCATTTTTTGTCATAATACAATCTTCAACATTTGTTAGAATTTTATGTTCTCTAACATAATATTTTGATTTTGTTTCCAATAAATTATCAGGGTTAATAATTCGTTTAAAGGTACCCGTCCTATTATTCGCAAAAACATAATTTGCAGAAGTTCCAGTATAACCAACATTAAATAAATTAAAGACATAAACATCACCACCTAAAGTGTCATTACCCAAAGAATAAACAGGAAATAATCTTGTGTTGTTATATGCAAACCCTGATGATAATTCAACATATTCTCCAACAGATAAACCGTGTGGTGCAACACATTGAAATGATATTATACCACTACCATTTTGAGTTGAATTTTTAATTGAAAATGGTATCCCTTCGGATGCTATCCAATTATGACTAGTGTTATTTAACGAATACGATAATATCTTATCATAATTATTTTTATAAGGATAACTAATATAATAGGTCCAATTGTAAGTATAAGCACTTATTGCCTTATATTTTAAGTGTTGGTCACTCATATCAGGTCTATAAAAATCAAACTCATAATATTGTGGAAATCCGACCCAAGTATTATTTGACATTGAAATTATTGGGTCAACATAATATAACGTGTTTCTAAATGGAACATAATCTGTTGTACCTGTATATGTGTTAGCATATAAATAATTAATTTTAAATGTTGGTCTGAACACAGTACTCGCCTGTCTCTCGTCATCATAAACTTGAGCTAAACTAATTGTAGCACTCCTATCGTACTCCGTAATTTGTTGACTTTGTTGGTCTAACGATATTGTAATATCTTGGTCAACGGATGGTGCCGACTTGTATTCTAAACTACTTGGTATGATTGTATACTTATTCACTTATTGAGTATTTTGTTTTGAATTTATCTAAGGCACTTGCCCCCTTAACTGTACCGAAATAAAAATGGAACGGTGCTCCTACCATAAATTTTGATGGTGATTTTCCAATCGCACTAATGTAATCACCATTTACATCCACATTAAAAATATACCCTCTAGCAATTAAATCATTTTCCATAGTTGGAGAATAAACATCAGGTGTAAAATAACTTGGGGTTTTATCGTAAATCCTATCTAATGATTGATATGGTCTATTTTGAACAATGTCTGAACCACCTGTCGCCCAATTATTATCTTGAGTTCCAAAAATCGTACTATTTGTGGACTTTAAACTCCATTGATAAAATGGTACAACTTGTGATTTTATCCCATAGGGATATGGATACAGTTTGTTATTATTATTAACATTTCTAAAATCAATTCTTCCTGGTGTTAAATAATCTTTAGTTTGTAAATTTTCTGTTGTTGATGAATACCACACAGCAATTGTTGGATTTTCAGGAGTTCCTATTATTTGAGCGGAAGTACCACTATAATATTCCGATGAAAATCCAATATTTCCAATTTCTGAATTTATTGACATTAACTGAGCCAAATCCGCGTCAACTCTTTTTCTAGCATATATATCAAAAAATCCACCACCACCTTTTGGTCCTCTTGAAAATAATTGTTGGATACTATTATCACCCAAACTAAGTATTTTTTGTAAAAAATTCTCATCGGTTATTCTTGATATAACAAAGAAATTAATAAGGTCGGAGGTATCACTATAACTTGTAGGGTTTAAATTTGGCATTATATATCCATTAGTTGAGGGGTCAAAAGTTATTTCACTATAGAAAGAATCTTTGATTCCCAAATTAATAATTGTTGTTGGAAACAATAAATTCCTATTGTTTACCGCCCCATCATCGGTTGCTTGTCTTCCAACGAATTTTTTAGTATCAACACTATACGGACTACTTCTATAATAAAAATTACTAGTTGGTTTATCAAAATAAATTACATCTGATTGATATTCGGATTGTGGTATATTTTGTTCATCATAAATTGTATTAACCTGAATTGGAAATGCATATAACGTCCCATTTATCCAATTATTAGTAAAAGATTGCGATAACACACCTCTACATAACCCATAAAAAAATCTAAATCTATATGTCCACTCCGAAAAGTTTTTTAAATCAGTTACCAAATCTGTTAATGGTTCATTCATAAAAACATAACAACCCGCCTCAACATTATCGGAAGCATTACATCCAGGGTTAACCTCAAAACTATCCCCAAATCCTTGATAACAAGATAATCCAACCATACTTGTACAGTTAAAAGTTCGTAAAGCATTATTTGATGCTGGTAATCCTGCGATATCCGCAGTAACAACTGATGCTCCAGTACTAGCACCTTCAACCCTCGCGTTAACACCATCTTCACCGATTAAATATGTTTGAAATCCAAGATTTTGTTGTAGTAACGGTTGAGATGCCGCCCCTTCTTGTAAAAAATCTGATGATGGTAATCTATCTGTTCTCATAACATTAAGAGTACTATCATTAATTGTCATAGCAGTAAGAGGATTAAAAGGCGTAATTGGGTTGAGGTAAAGATAATTTAACGGAAACACCTCAGAAATATATTTAGAATATCCTTTTAGTGTGTTATTTGTATCAGGCTGTAAAAAACCTCCCTTTTCATTTGGCGTAAGGTCAAAATCAATATAAACACCAGCACCTGACACATCTTCTGATGAATCGTATTTAGCATTAGATTGTAATGGGTCATAAGTTTGATTATTAGATTTTGAAACTAAAACATTTACACCTCCTAATTGGTTTGGTGGACTTCCAAAAAATGTGGGGCTAGGATTCACATTAATATCAAACTTACCATAATATCTAACTTGGTTAGTTGTGAATGATGAAAATTCTAATCCATCAATAGATGAACTAGTAACACCAGGTCTAAAAAAATGTGATGGTGTAAAAATAGAAGGTTGTCCTAATTGAAAATTTTGTACTGATATTCCACCATTTGGTAATGGTTGAATTGGTGTATTGATTCTTGTTTTTGCAGTAACTCTCACCTCATTGTTATCTGTAGACCCAAATAACTTACCAACACCATATTCATTAATATATAATGGTGAATATGGGTCAACACCTCTTTGTAATATTGTAACATATTGTTCTTGGAATCCATCAAAATAATCACCATACCGAAAAGTCAATCCGAATGAATTCTCTTTATCTGGAGTGGCATCCGTATCTGTAAAATTTATACTAACATTCACATCACTATTTAATATTGATGGAAAACTTTGAGGGTCAGAACTAGGGTTATCAATAGAATTAAAAATCTTAAAATACTCTGTAATTGTTAATGCCGTTACTACTTGAAAATATTCAATATCTGAAGGATATATGCTTCTTTGGCATGTTGCACCAACACTTACTAAAGTATAATCAGTATCACCATCTAATGTAGAAATATCAATACAGTCAGTATCTACAATATTAACAATTAAGGGAGTTGTGGTAGGTTTTGTTATTGTTTTTTGTTCTCCAAAACAAGTGGTGTATGTAAAAGTGGTGGTTTCAGTAATTCTAACAGTTAAACTATCAACACATTGTGCCTCTCCATCACCAACAGAACCACTACCTAAATCATATATAACACTTGATTGTGTCGTCTGTCCAAGAGGACTGGCATAGTTAACGGTTATATTACCTTTTTTTGGTATTAAAGCAGTACCTCGTATTCCTTTAACAACACCACTTAACTTAGTTTGTCCTGTCCATAAATAATTAATATCTTTACTATTTTGAGGGTTAACAAATGTTAATAATTGTCCCGCATCATATTTTTCACCATAAACAATCGTTAACGTATTATCCGTATGAACTTTACTACCAGTAACATCTCCGTTAGATGGTGTATCAAAAGTAACATTAATTTGATTAACCCCATCAAAATATTTCTTACGAGTATTAAACACATTAATTCTTTCACCCAACGGAAGTTGTGTTGAATAACACATAAGCTTGTCATAGTCAGCATCTATTCCATACCTATTAGATTTAGTTGATTTAAATGTATCGTCTTTATCTATTGGTGAATTTCTGGTTCCAATTGCCTCACTAACCGCAAGACTCGTAACTGACTTTCGGGTGTCATCATTTAATATTGTGTATGTGCCGTTAGCCAAATAAGCATTAGATAGTATTTTTTCATAATATAAACCACTATTACTAAATTGTGTTAGTGTAGAACTTGGAGGTGATGATACTGTGTTTTGTTGCATACTTTCAGGTATACAATCACACGCCTGACAATCAGGATAAGTCATCATTGATAGTTTAAATCTTGCAAATTTATAACTAACAATTTTTCTAAAATTAATAAGTAAAAATAATGCCCCTAAAGTATATAATACCGCTTGAGCAGCAAATCCAAAAATCATTCCTGCCGTTGCCCCAAACGCCGCAGTACCCGCAATAGCCCCAATAAATAAAGACCAATAGTTAAATGCGTTATACCCAAAAAGACCTATTAAATAAATAAGAAGAAGTACCGCAAAATTATTCCATAAGAATGCAACAAGATGATAAACAATTAGTAATATAGGTCCAACTATTGATAATATTTGAAACAGAATTGAGAACAAAAAGAATAACCAATCAAAGTTTCTTACACCTTCGTTTACAGGAAATTTATTTACACCACTGGCACACGAATTATCACCAATTTCTTTTATACCTATAAACTGACCTTTACCACCCTTTTTATATTCATCAATTAATGATGCAACAGTATAAACTTTATTAAAATTAAACTCATAAAATGTGTCTTCACAATTTATAACTTCATTTAACCTATTATAATATTGAGTCGTAATAGTAAACCCGCTCGTATACCCACTCCAATCCAACCCAAAATAATATGAACTACCAATTTTATCCCCATCATATTCTTTAACATTTGGTACTAAATAATAGGCACGTCTAACTTGTTCTGTCAATGATGCTGGTTGTTGCCATTTAATTTTAAATCTGTATTTTCCCTTGGTTGGAATACCAATTGTAGGGTCATTAGATAATACTTTTTCACCAAATTCGTTAGTAATGAAATAATCCAAATTCATTGGTAATTCTGTTAACCACGTTCCATCACCATCAATTACATTACCCGATTGTTCCATTTGGTATACTTCTAAGACAGGATTTCCATCACTATCTTGGTCTATAGTTTGTCTTATGGCAAGAATTTGTCCTGGTCCTGAAATTAATTCACATAAATTACCCAAATTATCATCAGGTTTACCACCAAACTCAATCCCAAAAAACTCAGACACTGGTGTTATCCTCATTTCATCAGGACTACTAAACATTGACCCCATAAAAACAGAGGTTGGTTGTATATTAATATTGGCATTATCTCTTAAATCAAAATCAATTCTATTGATAGAAACATCACAAATATCTTGTTCACCCCATAGAGGTGAGATTTCTAACGCTTTGGTTAGTGTAATAATTTGAGGTAATGAATTTAAATCCGTTGAGGTTTTAAACCTGTTACCCGCAACTTGACCTTCAGTGGCCAAACCCATTCTAATTAAATCTTGAGGTGTTAAAGAAAATTCTCCGATGTCGGATAAATCAACATCCATGACTAATGTTTGGTATCCCAAAGGAACACCCATTATCATATAATCACCACTTTCATTTGTTTTTGCAGTAAACTTATAGTACTTGTCGTAGATTTCAATTGCAGTTGTCCCAGTTAAAACATCTAATCTTGTGGGTAATGTACCTGTCGCTGCGTGAGTAGAATATGATTTCTCATAAGGTAATAAATTATAACGATACCCATCTTCATTCTTATCTGATAGAGATTTGTAGGGATATATACTTGTTATTAAAGGATTTGATTCATCAACACTATCTATCGGTATGAACACAGCAACCCTAGCATTCGGTAATCCAAAACCATTATTTGCGGTAACTCTACCAACAACAACACCATAGTCAGAACAACTTCTTGTGTAAATGTCCGCCTGTTGGATTTTTAAAGATAAAATCTCCAAAAACTCAAACTCTTGGTCTAGTTGTACATCAATTGATTTGTTAATCCCTAACTCAGTCCTTATTCTATATGATTGACCCATTAATTTCCTTTAGTTAATAAATAGTTTATGCGTAATTTTTAAAGTTAAAAGCATACAACTAAATGATAATCTAATTAAAAAATAAATAAACTTGTTATGTGAAAGTAATAGATTGGAAATTTTTAACTGAAACTCTGATGTCTTTACCAGGATATCTGATTTGATAAACTTGTGATGGTTGTGCAAATATTGTATCATCAACAGGTCCAATAAGTTTTGTTTCAGGGTTGGAATATTCCATTGATGTTTCCGCTGATGAGTATTGTCCACCAACCTGATTATAAACATCTAAACCTGATACCGTTAACACACCATTTGTATTTTGAATTAAACTTCTAATCTCTGAAAGATATATGTTTTGCCCTAATTGTCTTATTTGTGGATTTAAGTATGTAGATATTTTATCAATAACACTTGAAATAACCTGCCCTGAATTTTGAGCAGAATCTAACACAATAGATACATCCATACTCAAATCAATAACTTCTGCTGTGAATATTGAAATATAATCATTCATCATCCTATAGTTAGATAAATAATTTGCAATATTTTGTCTTAAAGTATTTGAAACAAGATTAGTTAACTTACCTGAAGTATCGTAAGATAATATTTGAATTAATATTTTATTATCGTTTTCTGTGATTGAAACTTTTGCTGGTGCACCAAATTGTGCTGGCATATTTCTTATTAAAGATTCATAATCTTGAACTGTTACCGCTCTTTTTTGTGCCGCAAAATTAAATGACACATAATTTCTAATTTCTTCTAATGAAGGAATTCCTGCCCCACCAACAGCAGCAACTGTATTAACACATCTTAAAGAATTAACTACTGATGAGTTAGTTGTTTCAGATGGACCATTAACATAAAATGAAACAGTACCAATTTGGTTGATTACATTTGTACCTAAATTTGTTGCCAAACCACCACCAACTCTATATTGAATAAATAATGTTGTGTTTGGTGCCAATGTTGACCCTAATGAAAAGTTATTTGAATATTTTTGTAATTCTAATGTTGTCCCTAAAGTGGTGAATTGATTCAATTGGTCTTGAGCGGTATTTGTACCACCACCAAATGTCATCTTCTTAAATCCTTCAGGTGTATATTCAGTAATGAATCTACTTTGTGTTTGAATATATTTACCAACTTTAATACCAGGTTGGTCTGAAACTTTTGTTGGGTCTTCAATAAAAACCCTATCTTCGGCTAAAGCATCAACTTCATACCATCTATTATCTAAACCTAAAAACTCTGCAGTTGTTGGAGTATTGGTATATTCTGTACCATTTTTTAATAATACACTTGTAATACCTAACACATTCTTTTCAGGTAAAAATAATTCAAAGAATGGCTTAACATCATTCGCACCAATAACTCTTTTGAATACCTTTGTAATACCATTAACAACAACTTCTCTTTTTGTAATTGTATAATTGATTAGAACATTGTTAGCGTTAAAGTTTGGAATCTTTAATCTATTCGGGAAACCTTGAGCGTTGTATGGTGAAGCAAAATCAATATCATAAACATTTTCAAAAACAATACCCGCACCAACCACTTGTGAACCTCTTTGTAATGTTCCAAGATATCTTTCATCTTCCTTATCACCAAACGCAGGAACCGTGATTGAAAAATCAACCAACGAAACCGATGGTCTTTGTCCTGGTAATTTTAACCCATAAGTTCTTGCAATGTTATAAATTGACGACCTTTGTTGTGCATATTGTAATACGGTTTCCTGTATACTTCTGTCAATATTATAATTTAAATTATCTGCAACCGCAGCGTTTAAATCAAGAAACACAGAGAATACTGATGCGTCATTAAAATCCTGAATTAACTCAGGATAGTAAGTCCTTACATAATTTAATAATTCAGTTCTTATTCCCTGAAAATCCCTTACGGTATACGATATTTTATTATTTGCCATTTCTATTAAATATTGATAATTACAAAATCACTCTGAGCAAAAGTTGTACCATTTGTAGAATAATCTAATCTTATTTTTGCAGTATATTCTGATGTTCCCTTACCAGGAAATCTATAAACTGATGATTCACTTGTTCCTAACGAATTCTGTCCTGTCGCTATGTCAACCTCTTCTTGTGGGTCTGCTGGTGTTATACTCAAACTATTAACCAATAAGTTCGGCATAAAATTTTCAATGGCATCCCTAATATCAGATTCAATAGCATTAAATGTTAAACCATCAAATGGTTCAAAAAGAAATTCATATAATCTTGTACCAAATTGTGGTAAAAAATATCTTGAGCCCTTCCTAGTTAAAAGCAAATGTATTAAGTCAGCCTTAATTTCCTGTGCTTGAAATTCGGTTAACTCTAAGTAATCCCCTCTTCTAGAATCTCTAAAAGGAAAATTTAATCCATATGTCGTACCATTAGCCATTGTTAATAAATATAGTGTTATTCTTTTTTTAGTGTAGTGCACCCTTTTTCATATTTGGGTTCATACGCACAATGTCTACATTTATTTCCACAACAACTACCTCGTTTCGCATGGTGATGTTCTGTCATTATCATTTTTCCATCTTCCCAATAAAAGTCAGTTGGGTTATCTTTAGATTTAATCATTTTTTTTATGTGTTCTTGGAATATCCAATCTTCAGAATTTCTTATCATAGTATTATATAAATAAAAAAGGAATATGTAAAAAATACATATTCCTTTTTTTTATTTTTGATTGAGTTTATTATCTAATCTCGCAAGCCCCACCAGCACAAGCCAACTCACCACTCAAATCAGTTTCATCACTATGTTCAATAACTTTTGATAAATCAATTGAGTGAAGTTTTGAAAATAATTTTTCATATTCTTCTTTAGTACAATCGGTAAAAGGAGCTTGAATGTAACTTCCATTATCATATGGAAGTACAGATAATCCATTATAAAAATCTCTATTATCCCACATCCACTCACCAGCCAATTCCCAATCTTCAGGTTTCAAACTAATAGTTGCCGATACATTATGACTATTTGAACCGCTTCTGTGACCAGGTTTAATCCATTCTTGTGTAATTTTCTTAACCCTTTCTAATAGTTGAAATGGACTTTCAGTTCTTAATATTGAACCTTCAGGTGCTTTTTGTGGAACTGAAATAACTGCAGTATCGTGTGGACGGAAAAATTCATCTTCAACTAACTCAGGGTGATTTTCCAATAAATAAGTATAGATTGATTCATTCTTACCTACACGGATTCTACGTATATAATAATCATTATGCCAAGCGTGAATACCTGATGATGTACCTAAAGTTAATGATGTTGTTCCTGCAGGTTTAACCGTTGTCATACGAGCAGATTTATTAATACCAATTAATTCAGCAACTCTTGTATTTTCTTCTTTAACAATTTTTGCAGCTTCTTTCATATTATAACCTAATACAACACCAGAACCAATACCTGTCATAGACACACCAATTAACGCATCTTTTTCAGTTGTTCTTTTCCAAATATCTCGAAGATAATGGAAGTTTGTATATCCCGCTTGTAATGTTCCAATGAATGCTGCCGCTTTAACACGAGCATTTAAATCTTCTTGGGATTCAATATCTGAAACATTTACTTCACATAAATTACAGAATTGGTTTGGTCTCAATGCGATTTCGCAACAAGGGTTAGTACCCCAATCTTTATCGTTTGTAAAGTAGATACCAGGTTCACCTGCTCCTGAAGCTTCAACACGTTTCCATAATTCTAAGAAGAATTCTTTTGTAATTTTGTGTCTAACTAAAGCCGCAGAGTTATTAGCTCTACCACGTTGTGGGTTAGTTTCCCACCAAGAACCTGATTTACAAGCTATCATCTCACTATCGTCAGCCGAGAATAAAGAAATAAGCGCCGCTCTACGGATACCACCAGCAAGAACTGCGTCAGCAATATGACAAACCATATCGTGAACTTCAATAGGTGTTAATTTTTCACCATCTTCTTTTGAACTTAACATACTTTCTAATTTATGAAGACAATCTTTTAATGGTTGAGGTCCTGGTGCTTTACCACCTGAGGTTACTAATTGAGCACCTTTTGCTCTAATATCAGAAAAATCAAAATCGGGCGATGATAATTGTTCTCCAAAGTATGATTTGAATAATACTTTAATAGCGTCAGCCCATCCTTCAATAGAATCACCAATTAAGAATCTTCTAGACCTATTTGGATTTGGTTTTCTAATCTCAGGTAATTTTTCAACGTGATGTTTTTGAACTGAATATCCAACACCAGTACCACCTAACAATAAAAACATTGACTCAGAAAAAGCATCTAAATGGTCTATTGGTAAGTAAGCACAATTGTAAATTCTATTTGGTGAAATTTCAATTGGTTTTCCACCGAACTGTAATGACCTCATTGAGGGTAATACTTTTTTATCATATACAAATTTGTACACTTCTTTAATCTCATCTTTTAATGATGGATAGGTTTTAATATGCATTTCCATATTACGGGTAACTAATTCATCCCACGTTTCACGTCTATTCAATTCAGGTACAAATTTTGAGTACTTCATGTAGACAGTTAATTCTGACAATATCTTTTGTGATGCGTCCATATTTCTATTCTTTTGTTTATTTTTATTAAATTATATTATTTTGAGGATTTTCTCTTTGTTTTCTTTTTTCTAATAATTCTTTTACTCTATCTCGTTTTCTTTCTTCTTGTTGTTCTCCAAACCCTAAGAATGTTACAGATGATTCTGTATCTATTTCAAGTAATTCATTATTAAACTTACAATTTTCAAATACAACCCCATCCTTACCGATACGTGATTTTGTGATTGCAATTGTTGCAAGATTCATTTCTTTTTGTTGTAGTGTTTTTGCCACGGATATGATAACGTGACCAACTTGTGCCTTCTTAATTGACCCACCCATTTGGTCTGTGGTAACAACTTCTGCAGAAATAGATGACCTATTACCTTGTGTTGCAGTCCAACCAACCAAATTTAATTCATGACACATTGCTTCAAAATGTCTCATAACAGACCCTTCAGCTTTCCATTCATCTTTACTTGAACTTTCAGGAACAACACAATCAATATAGTCCAAAAGAACTAAATCAAGTTTTGTACCATCAGCAATCAATTTTCTAAGTTGATTTTTAATCTGCATCATAGTCATAGAATCTGAAGGAAGTTTTTTCAAGATTAACTCGTTCTTCATTGTTTCGTGAATTTCGTTAATCTTACTAATCACTTCTTCTTTGTGTTGAACAAGATTATCTGGTTCAATACCTGTCCAAAGTGTAAAGTGTTTACGTTGAACAATCTTCGGATTGTCTTCAAAAAATATTTGAATAACATTGTATCCAAGATTAAACGCTGTGTTTGCAATCTTTGTTAAGATTGTCGTCTTACCAACCCCTGTTGGAGCTAATATAACCCCTATCTCACCCTTCGCAAGTCCACCCTTAAGTAGTTTATCAATCCCTGGTATTCCCATCGGGATTGGGTGTCTAAAATCGTCATCTAAAACCGTATCAAGGTTGGAGAAGATATCGGTGATACCCGTGTCTCTTTCTCCAACTTGTAAGGCTTCTCTAACAAGTCCTTCAACTTTGTCATACGATTCAAAATCACCTTCGTTAATAATCTTTTGTGCTCTGTCCATTGCCTTCTGTAACTCTTGTTGTTTACAGAATTTCAACGCTTTTTCCTGCACAAACGTGCTTCCTTCAAATGGAGCCTCTTTAACTTGTTTAATAGTATCAATAACTATTTTAGCAACAAGTTCTTGTGAAATTTCAGATTTAACGATTTGGTCAAGAGTTTCAAAGTTAGGGGTTGACTCATATTTCGTGTGATACTCCTTAATCATTTGTAAGATAATTTTAAAGTACTTATTATCAAAATAAGTGCTTTCAATCACATCCATAATTGATGTTGAAAATTCTTTATCTACAATAAGTTGGTTTAAAAGTTGTATCTGAAATGTGTTCCCTAAGTAATCAAAATTCTTATTCATATGTTGTTGTTCGCTCCCTTGTTTAATTAAATAGTTAGTTGTTCAACTCAAAGTTCAAATATTTGTAACTTAATTTTTCTGCTGAAAAAATGTCAGTCATATCTCTTAGAGCGTCTTTTAAAAATGGTCTTACATCAACCGTATAACGAACTTTTGGCGGATACAATTTTCCATCAAAACTTCTATGACAAATTGTCTTGTCTCCAATTCTGATATAAATCTTAAATTCTTCCGCACCTTCAGTAAACGAAGTATTCATCACCGATGGGTCACTTATAATAGAATCAATATTATCACTCATATAGATAACCGTTTTCATTTTTAAGTGTTGTTGGAGTTCCTCTTTAAAGTATTTAAAGAAATAATATAACTCCAACGAATTTTTTGCGTTTGGGTTAAATCCCCTAACATTAAAGAATCTCTGAACTACGATATTATCGTTTAGTGTCATCAAGAATTCCATTTTGGTACTGTCCTGTTCTTTCATATTTATTTTTTTGTGTTTCTTTTTTCTTTTCTTGTTAACTTCATAAATGGTGTTAGGAATTTAACCCAAGCATCATCGTTTTTTGGTAGGTACTTAAAGAGTCCATCGTCCATCATCATCCTCATTAAATTCTTATATCCTCGGTCTGATGGGTCAATCGTATCTGTTAATATTTGTTCAACTAAAACCTTACCTTCATCAGTAATCAACGGATTACTCAAATCAATAATTCTTTTATTTGTATTATAATACTCTTCACCAAGTATAGACAATTTTGTCTTACCAATCAAAATATTTGATAAACTTTTTATAGGTTTTTTTTGCGGGATATTTCGTGCATTATCCAAGATTTCGTCCATAGTGCAGGGTTTCTCCTGCAATTGTGGGAATAATTTAATTAAAGTTTTTTCACCCAATCCTTCTATTCCATCAATATTATCTGATTTGTCCCCTGTGAATATTTTACATAACAAAACATTATAGTGAGGAATACTAACCTTGTTAATAAGGATACTATCACCATTCTTATAATATTCTTTTGTATTGGGAGAATAAACCATAACCCTATCTGATATTAGTTGAGTTAGGTCTTTGTCTGCAGAGAAAATAATAATCTCTTCATCAATCGCAGTTTGACAATAATAAGCTATAAGGTCATCTGCCTCGTTGTTAATTATTTCAACTTGTCTTACGAATACTTCTTCAAGATATTCTTTAACCCTACTTTGCTGCGTAAGATATGATTCATATTTGAATTCATTCATATCTTGTCGTCTATTCGCCTTATATTGGGGGTAAATTGTTTTCCGAGTTAGTGAACTATCCTCGGCATCCCAAAAAACAACAACCTTATCGTGGTTGTGTTCTTCTAGGAATTTTCGTATTGTATTTATAAAATGGTAAATGGCACCTAAATGACTTCCGTCACTATATAAGTCCTTTACTCCGTGGAATCCAATTTTCATTAAATTGGAACCATCAACTAATAATGTTTTAACCACATTTCGTGTATTAAATTGTGAAACAATAAACTATTCTTCTTCTTTTTCTTCCTTCAAATCAAAATCACCATCAGTACCGATGATTTCTTTCCAATACTCCGCATGTTCTGTTTTGTATTTTTCAATAGAAATCTTCTCCTCAGCAGCGTCCTTACCCGCCAAAAATCCGTGTGGTGTTACAATAATTTTTCCGTCCTCATAACCCAAACCATTGATGTGGTTTTTCATAACAGAAACTTTTGTTCTAATTGCAAACTTAACACTTCTCTTGTCTTTGGTTGCGGTAATCTTGTTTGTACCCGCACCTTTTTGATTACCAAATAAGAACACTAAAGATGAGTTCAACCAAATAGCCTCACCACCTTTTGCTTTAATCTTTGGTTGACCAAATGGATTGTCAGGTAATTCAACCCAAGGTTGGTTAACAATAACCAATGTGTTTTCGTATTTTGAATCAGATTTACGAGAACCTGAAATACGTTGGTTAATACCCATACCAATTTTGTCTGCAAGTGTAGACGCGTTGTGTTGTTTACCACCTTTACCGTCAAAGGTCATTTTACAAGGTACTGAACCTACAGAATCCCATAAGAACAATAAACTATAATCTAACTCACCTTTTTCTTGTGCATCCAACAAACTATTAATGTAGTCGGTAATTTGCTCAATGTAGTTGAAATTGTTATTAAAAATGTAAAAACCATCCCAATCTAATTCACCTGTTGCTTCATCTACAACTTCTTCACAATCAAAACCCATAAGTTTTGCGTGTTCAAAAGACCATTTTTGTTCTGTAATAATGAATACAGGTAAGATACCTTTCTTCTGAGCATCTACAGCAGCCTTAACTAATCCTGTTGTTTTTCCTGTGTCCGAATGACCTAAGAACATATTCAAATGTCCAATTGCAGGTCCTGGTAATCCAACAGCATCTAAGAAGTCAGAACCCAAATCAAAAAATCTTTGGGGTTTGTATTTTGCAGAAGTTGAGAATTTTTTCTTAACTGAACTGAAATCATTTTTTTTAATTGCCATAGTTTTGTAAATTAATCATGTATGGTACCATACAAGATACCATACATGATGTGTTTTGTTTTATTAGAATGGTAAATCACTAGAAGGTTTGTCATTAACTTGTGGGTCAACATAAGGTATTCCAGATTTCGCTCCACCAAAATTGTTGGTTTCTTGTGTTGCGTTTTCATAAACGTATCCACCTTTTTCATTATCCCATTTTGGAGTTTCTCCACGAGCAATCGCCTCAAGATAATCAACAGTTTTCTTAGAATAAACATCTAACCAAGTTAGTTCGTCATTAATCCAAGCATTTGACTGTACGTCTTCTGCGTGAAGTGGTGTTGGGTCATCGTGCATAATAGTTGATACTGCGGTGTATTCTTTACCATTTGGAGCTTTTTGTTTGTTTAACTCAATGATTAAATCACGTCCTTTTTCAGAATCAGTGATATCACCTTTGTTTCTCCAAATCGGAATGATTTTATCTAAAATACCATCATTCTTGTAGTTGTGTTTGAATCTCCAAAATTTTGGACCATCTTCTTCGTGGTCTCTATCTATTACCTTTACGATATAGAACTTACGAGATTTGTATTGTTTTGCTAATTCTTTATCAGAATCTTTTCCAGTTGCCATCAACTCTTCATAAACCTCATTCAAAGGTGAACGCTCATTGTCATTTTTTCCTGGGTCATAAAATTTTTGCCATTGTCCACCAACTTGGATTTCATGATACCAAGCTTCTTTGAATGGTGAAGAACCATCTGGTGTTGGAAGGATACGTACTCTACGTTGTCCTGATTTTTCTTTATCACCTAAGATAAGAGCGAAATACTTTTTCATTCTCTCGTCTTGTGACATTTTGAACTGTGGGCCTGCCCCTTGTTGTTGTGTTTTTTCGTACTGTGCCAATACGGCGTCTAATGAACTCATCATATGTTTTTTATATTAAATTGTTCCATAAGTATAACACAAAATACGAAATTGTCAAATAAAAAAGGTCACCATTGGCGACCTTTTTAGATTATAGTATTTTATTATTAGTATTTGTTTTCGTCTCTTTGAACACTATTTCCTTGAAATGAATTTTTAATGTCATTTGAATTAATATCAGTTACATCGTCAGGTGTTAAAACATAATCATTTTTTCCCGTTTTTTCCATTTCATCTTTCTTATCATCAAAGAATTGTGATAATTTTTGATTAAAAGGATATGAATCATACGTTCTTAACTCTAATTTTTCTTCAGGAGTTTTTTCTCTGTATTTTTCAATTTTGTTTTCAAGAGCATTTAACTTATTCATTATCGCATCCATCTCACCTAATCTTGATTCTAACTTACCAAGTTGTCCAAATAAATTTTCAAAATACTCGTCTTGTTTTTTTTCAATATTTTTTTGTGAATCAACTAAATCAGTTACATCTAATTCATCTGTTCCAGTTTCATTACCTTTATCGTCTTCAGAATTACCCTTATCATCAATCTTCTCAACGTCTGGGTCATTTGCAACATCAATTGGTTCTGCCGTTGGTGGTGCGGGTGCTGCGGGTGGTGCAGGTGCCGCTGGTGGCGGTGGAACTGTTCCCCCTTCTGGTGGTGTTAATGCTCCTAAATCAGCCGATAAATCATCCGCTTGTTCTGTTATATATTTGTTGATACTTCTGTATCTTGCAATTTCATTTAATATTTTTTTATCTAAACTCATTATATTATCCGTTTAATAATTGTTTTATACCTCTTGAGGTTTCTACTCTAACCTTTCTATTGGCAGTTGTTTGATGACCTGCTCTTTCTATAAGACCATCTCTTTCTCTTACAGTGTAACAATCCCCTGTATCTAAGTCGCAAACTTGTTTAGTTCCGTCTCCGTTGTCTTCTTCAGAAAATCTTACCGATTTTCCAAGATAGTTGTCTAATGTTGATTTTAAGCTCATATAAATCTTTCTATATAAATATATCGTTTAGGTGTTAAATTAAAGAATAATATATTCCATCTTAAATGGTAATAAAACATCTTGTGGATTCTTAACTTTATCAAGTGGAATTGCTCTTACATAAAAAGTAACATTAACTTTACCACCACTATAACTATTAATTACCGCAGGACTTAATCCTAAAACATTAAGTAAGAATTGATTTTGGTCCATTGTAAACACATTACCCGAAACAAAACTAGTATTTGGTACGTTTGTCAAAACGGTTGATTGTTTTAGTATCTCTATGTTTTGTGTGTTATTTGGTCCTGCAACAACTTTAGTAATATTATAAACATATTGTGGTAAATTCCATATATCCCAAACTCCAACATTAGGGGCAACTTGTACACTTAATGTTCCGTCTAAGGTAGTACTTGAAATTAAAGTTACTGGTGATGGGTTTGTATTGGCCGCAGAAGTTGAATTCGGTAATGATGGTACTCCAGGTAATGATTGTTGTGGGTTATAGGTAAATAAAGTACTACTTACACCATTTCCGTATTTTGTTCTAACACTAATTGTATTAGTTTGAATTACTAAAGTAGGACTCTTCGGTACTATTACCGATATATTGCTATCAGTATAAACAGTAATACCTGTAGTTGTTAAAACATTATTAATGGTAACTCCTGTTGTTGTTTCAAAACCAGTTCCAACAATATTCAAAATAGTATTATTAACGCCAATATTAGGTGAGAATGATTTTATTGTTGGTGGAGGGCACGCAACAGGTACAGTTGTAGTTGTATTAAGATTATTTGGTGTTGGTGTTTTTCCAGCGTTAAGGTCGGCAATTTTTTGTTTTTGTATTTCATCTGCGGTTCTAGCACCTTTAACGGACTCAACATTTAATCTAACTTCTCCCGCAGAAGAATATCCTTCATTAGTAGTTTTAATTAATTTTGTATATTCATTAATATGTGAATCATAATAACTTGTTGAAACCGCATTATTACTATTTTCACCAGGCCAAGAACAAGCATAAAATTTAGGTATTGACAGTCCATCAACAAATATTTGGTCAATTCTTGGTAATAATCTTGCAATCATAAAATCAACAAAGTCTTCAACATTTTTAAAATTTGCAACAGGTTGTGAAGTTGTCGTACCTTTTGAATTTGGAACGTTAACACAAGAATATTGTTTTTGTATAAACTTATCACTTGTTAATCCAAAATCGTAGTTTAATTCGACCGCAGCATAATTGTTATTATATCCATAAAATGTACCTCCTTTAAATGTTCTAATATAACACATAATATAAATAAAAACTTGTAAATTTTCATTTGCTGTTCTTTGTGTTATAACATCTGCAAGTTGTTGTGGTGATAATGATGTTGTCTTAGATTCTACAACTTCCCAAGTACTGTATTGAGTATTTAAATTGTTTGAACACGAATTTTGTGCTGCAGCACTATTATCACCACTCTGTGAAAGTAATGCGGATTTATTAATATTAGTTATTGGTTTGTCAGTAACACTATCTTTTTTAGATTTAACAATGTTCTCAATTTCTGTTAAAACATTTTGATTAATACTTTGTAAAAGATTATCTATTGATGGTAAATCATATATTCCTTGTCTAATACCACCAAACCTTGTTTGAAAACTTCCCGCAGTTATAGTATGATTAACTTCAGTAACCATATATGGACCATTAAACATTGGTACGTGTCTAAGATTAAAATACATTGTTGGTTGTAATAACGCATTACCCAAACAAGTCACATCACATTTATAACTTCTTTGTTTATAAAGATTATATAAACTAACATTTTGTGTTGTGGTGTTTTTTCCATTTGCTTGGTCAACCATATCTAATTGAGCCTGAATTGATTCAGATGTTGCCTTTCCACTATCCATTGACACATTAAATGAATAAAAAATATTTTGATTTCTGATTCCAATATCAACATTAAATCCAACACATTTATTTGAAACCGCCCAATCTTTTTTTCCGACTTGATTTTCAATTAGTGGATTTTCCGAAGCCCTTCTTAATTCAAATCCATCATCTCTATATCTTGAATTACCCTTTGGTAAATCTAAGTGTGTTGATGGGATTCCAACATAAAAACAAATTAATTTAGGTCCAGATTTTCTATAATCAACATCTAAAAATGTTCCCCACATATTGTTAGCAAATTGTAAACTACCCTCTGGTTGTGGTATTGTTGTACCATCAACCTCTTGGACATTATAAAAGTTAACATATGCAGGTAATGGCATTACATTAAATTTATTTTGAATTAAAATACCACTTATGAATGTAAAAACACTCATTGACATATTAAGTGACTTTTCAGTTAACTTATCTTTTAAAGAAAAAATATCAATAATAACAGTATCCCCAATATTCCTTGATGCCCTATCTAAGAATAACATATCTTCAAACAATGTTTTTGTTTTAAAATCCCCACCAGCAATCCACTTGTCGTTTAAGGCTTTGAACATTTCATAATTTTCAACTTTACTTTGTGTACCATCAATAACACTTCTAATTGTTTTTTCGGGTAATTCTTGTTGGTTTGGTAATTCGGCTCTAACTTTACCTAGAATTTGATTTAATAAAATTGTTTGTAATCCACTTGTGCCTTGTAGGTATGTGTTAAGTCTGGTTTTAAATTCAGAACTTGTCAATGTTGGAGTATACAACTTTTGAGTTGCATACATTTTAATAAGTGGTGAACATAAAACAATATTATCAACGGTAAAACCTATATTATTATCAATAAAAAAATCGGTAATATACGAACCATTATCATCATACCTAAGATTTGCAATTGTTGAGAATCCTACTTCTGTTTCTAACGCTGTCCATTCAAGTGAAAAATTAGTTTTAGATTGAATTAAAGTAGTAGTATTAGTTTTTGATGGTAATGTATTATTAACATACGGTGTAAAAATTATAGGGTCAGTAATTGTTGAACTACCACCATTAGAAGCCAAAAAGGAATCAAACACTCTTCGTTTATAATTTGCAGGATTACCATATTTTAACATAACGTCATATTCCAAAAACGTTTTAATTGTATTTGAAAACGATACTAATTGAGTACTTCCAATTGTGTTAAAATATTCATCATTTGATGTTGATATCTCTTTTCCATTGACCCCCATTAATGTTCTAAACAAGTATTGGAAATTTTTATATACCGCATTACTATCCACAGGAGAATCCCCAATTGGTACTTCAATCTGTACCCCTAAATCAATATCTGAAATTGGTTTTGAAAAATTTAAAAACTCTTGTTCAAATTTATCTAAAATACTCTTATCAAAAACTGAAAAAATTTCTTCAATTTTAGAATAATCATCATCCATCTTTAAGTTAAATGATGATTGTTTTGATGTCCCCGTTAAAATTTTATTTAAATATGAATCAGGTTGTGGCTTACTTATTTGATTATTATCAAAATATCCAAAATTTGATGTTGACCATAATAATCTAACAGAACCATTATACATTGATTGGTTATTAGTTAAATCCACAACAGTATTATTATTAGTAATACATTCAATTTGTGTTTGATTAATTGACGAACCAAAAGATGGAACAACATAATATTTTGCGTTTGTTGTTTTTGGAAGTGGAGAACAAGAAAGAGAATTTTGTGCCAAGTCCGCAATACCATTAGGTAAGATTACTGACCACGTATTTACTGTAATTGCCGAAGACCCTTGACTTGCAAATATTCTTGAACCCGTAAAATTAAAAAGATTAATACCCCCATTAACACTATCTTGTATTTCGGCATCAGAATATGTTTGGTATAAGTCATATCCATTATAAAACACATTAAAATCGTTAATAACTTTAGGATAAAATCCTGTTTGAATTGATATACTATTAGTGTTAGATTGTTGTAGTGTTATATTTTGGTCAACTCCACCAAATTTAAATGTGTATGTTTTTGTGTCTGAACTAGTTATTGGGTCAAAATTTACTTTGTAGTCAAAGTTTTTCCAAGCAGAGTCCAATATATCAAGTCCACTATTTTTATAGGTTTTATATCTATACCATATAGAACCCATTTTCAATACCCAAGCATATGGCATTTTATGAATCGCACCAAACTTTTTAAAACAAGATGCAATATAATCTAACTCACTTGACGCTCCAACAGTTTTATATCTTTCTCTTAGAGACGCTAATGGTAATGAATTTATAAAAAGATACGCCGCCTGAGTATAAGCATACTTATCTTTTCTCCTCCAATTATATACACCATTTTGTATCGCATTGATAAAGTATGGTGTGTTTAACATTGAGGTTGTTGTCTCTATTGTTAAATTTTTGGTTGGGGAAACGTAATTAACATATCCCTCAGATGGTACAAAAAACTCAGGGTCTTTTCTTTGTGTATCATAAAAAAACGCTAAGTTATTGGTTCCAAGTATTTCAATTGGGTTTTTAACATTTAAATAAGAAAAATTTGTAACAGGTCTATTTGTTGTATAATTGTAAATGCTATCAAAATTTGAAATAACATTTCTTGGTACAAAAACACTTAAAACATTTGTTGTGTTATATACCGAATTTTTAGACGCATTATTACTAAGGCTCATGTTATTTGAAACCCAAGAAGGGTCGGTAAATGGATATGTATCAATAATTAATGGCTCATTTGTTGCGTTTTTAACTAATTGTGTTAACGCTAATGAGTTTGTACTTGTTTGCGGTTCTCTACCTAAATCATTAATACCAAGAATATTAAAAGAATTTTCTGTTATATTCTTTATGTAAGGTGTTACATAAAAGTCCCTAATAAAATCTTGATATGACCTACCCGTTCCTTGATTTGATATACTCTCTAAAAATGTGGGGTAGTTTTGTGCGGTTATATCATAATTTTTTAATTTTAAACTTAAATAAGGTGAACTAACACCTAACCCTGTTACAATATTATTTGTTTCTGCACTAGTCACCAAATCAACCAATTGATTTAATTGATTAGTATTGGCCCTTATAAATCCAGAATAATTTGATGTTAAATATTGTCTTTCCCATATCTCATAGAAAAATTTAATTTCTTCTTTATTAACATATGCAATACTCGCTGATGGATATTCAATAGCATTAACATTAATAATATTTGTAGTTGATTGATTATCAATTGGTGGTTCAGTTGGTGGATTAAATTTTTGTGTTAATCCTCTCATATATTCTTCAACAAACTCTACTTCAGGCCATTTATCAAATTGAGAACCTTGTGTTTGGTAAACATATTTTGGGTCACCAAGATACGCCAATTGGAATCTACCTTTTTTATATTCTTCCGTTACCTCAACAAAAAATTGTGGCCACGGATACACAGGTATTTGGGAAGTAGATAATCCTTGATTACTTGCCTGAGCACTTGCTGATATTTTTACATCATCAATTGTATCGGTTCCTGGTGCTGACGATGGATTACTTAAAATAGCATTTTTTCTTATTGGGTCGTATTTTACATTCCAAGCGTTTGTATGAACATCATCAAGTAATCTAATGAATGCTTCCGCTGAAGCCATAATAACAGCACAAATATTTCTAACGGTTGGTCTAAATCCAATACCTGTTGACGAATCTTCAATTTTTCTTGCAAAATCTTCGGTTATTTTTTTTTCGTATTCTGAAAGTTTTTGATTTGCAATCGTCTCCATTTCAGAAATTAATACTTCAAATCTAGGAAGATTTAATGAGAGTTTTCCTCCTCCCTCAAAAATATATAATGGAGGTGTAATAATATTACCAATAGTACTTACCGCTCTAGTATCTGACGTGTCTTTTTCGGAAATAGGTTTAAGTATTTTTTCTAATTCTATACTCATTGATAACTTGTCAGCTTCGGTTGGTGTAATAATTCCTTTTTGTTCTGTTGTTGTTTTATCTAAATTAATATCCGATGGAATAATAGTTCTTAAAAACGTATCATAACTAATACTATTTTTAATAGGCGTTTGACTTTCGGTTCCAAGTGTCGGATTTGATGCTAGTAATTTATTAAATTCAGTTGTATACCCACTTAAAAGGCTTTTAGCACGTTGTTGTGCAACAGGGTCTTTTCTTATATTTTCTTTAAAAAAGAAAACTTGTTCATTATTGTCTTTTAATATTATAGGGTTTGGGTCTAAATAAGTGTTAAACCAAGATGTTCTTTCACCAATGATTGTATTATAATAATTTTGTAAAGTCTCTTTGTACGCCCTAATATTTGTTAACGGTGCAACATCAACTTTACTATATGAGTCAACAATATTTCTTTCAAAATTTTGAATTTTACTCATTAGTTGCGCAAAGGTAATTTCAGGAAAATCAGGACTAATTAACCCTTTGGCTTTATATTCACTATAAAGTTCAACAACTTTTTGATATCCTTTTTCAGACACTAGTTGAGTTGATATATTATCAGTACTTATTGTAGATTCTTTTGAAATCGCACCTGTCTGTGAAACATTGGCTCTGGTATTTTTGTCTCCAACTTCTGGTGATATTGGTGATTTAGAAATATCAAATCTTGTACTGTACATATGTGGAGCCGCAAGTAAGTGACCCATAGATACCTCATTCAAGATATTAAATTTATATCCAATAAATTCCAATCTTATTTGATAATTTCCACTATTTCCATTAAATGACGCATTAAACGTTTTTAAATTCAGTTGGTATCTCACTGCTTGTCCATAATAACCCTTTAATGTTAAATAAAATGGACAATATGGTAAATTAAAAAATGCTGAATATGGTGAATCATTACCTAATTGGAATAACGCTCTTCCCTGAATATCTTCTAAGAGTATTGTTACTGTTGGTACAAACGAAGTGTTAGTTGTTACATTAATACTTGTAATACCTAATAAACCATTATCAGTTGCTTTATCACCAGGCGCACTAACTGTATTTTTTTCATACGGTTTAGACCCAATAGGTTCTATAATCTCCTGTCTCATTTGGTTTTGACCTAAACCATTTTTCGCATTTTTACCCGTTAACTCATCATAATAACCTGTAGTTAAAAAAGTATCCTCTGTTGGTCTTAAAAAATTCATTTTAGCAACTGAAATAGTTCTAATCCTATCTTCAGATGTTCCTCCAACCGCCAATTTTGTTCTTGGTATAACCTCGGCCTCAAGGTTTGCAAACATAACCAATTTTTCGTGGTCAACTAATCTTTCTCTAATATTTCCAAAAGAGTCTATTGTTTTGTTGGGGTCAACCATAATAATATTATTATAATCAAACTCAACCAATATGTTACCACTATTGTCTCCTTGTACGTTACCTGCCATAATAATAAAAATAGTTTGCTAATGCTCCCTTATAATCCTGTAAAGAAGGTAGTAATGGATATGGAATAATCAATATCGCCCCATCATATATATTATTTTCTAACCCCCCAAATTGTGGATTTGCTTGTAATATTAACCAACCAAAATACGGTGAGTTATAAAATTCTTGCGAAACAACATCCAGTCTACTTCTAGCGACCTTATATATAAAAGATTTGTCAGTTGTTTTTTGAGGTAATTCCACAAAGGGAACAACGGTTTGTTCTCCGTTAATTAGAAAATCACTATATCTATTCCAATATTGATACGCCATTAGTTAAGTTTTGCTTTTGATATATACACAAATGCAAGATAATTGTCATTCCATGTTTTATTATTTGTGTTTTGATTTTGGGTTGCCCCTAAACCTTTAATTAATTTTTGTTGTCCGTTAGTATTCGCGTTTTCTGTTGTATAAGTAAAAATTCTTTTTTTACTACTAAATGGTGTGTATTTTAAAAAATCTTTCACTTTTTCTTTTTCCATGTAATTAATAAATTCTTTAGTAATACTATTTTCCTCAGCAAATAATGTTTTTGCAATTCTATCCCAATAAGAATCAAACACTTCACTAATATTATCGGCACCTTTACCAATAATTGCAGGATTTTTAAGTACATTACCTATCATTGCAGTTTTAAATGTTTCATATTTTTTTGAATCCACAATGTCATCCGAAAATAACATATACACTCTTCTAAATACAAAACTATCAAATGTTGAAAGTGGGCTCTCAGTATACCATTTTTGATTTCTACAAAATGGTATAAAAACCTCTTGGTCTTGTGGTAATTTATATGGTCCATTTAAAGGTACATCAAATACTAAAGTACCTGTATACTTTTGATTATCACCAGTATATATAAAAGTATTTCCACTCCAAATAATTTGATTAAATTCTTTAATATTATTACTAATCTTTGTAACATCTTTATTTAATTCATCAAAAGTATCAATCGCCCCAACGGAACTAGAATCAACAGGTGTTGTTCCTGATGTATTGTAAGACCTAACAACGCCATTTGTTTGTTGTTGTCCATCCGTTCCTGTTATTGGAATACTTTTTCCATCCTTATCATAAGTAATTGTATTTATTCTTCCAATATTTCCAATATAGCTTTGTTGGGTACTGGTCATACTTTGACTTATTGTTGTCGCAGCATTTAAATAACCACCCCTTTTATTCTTAATAATGTTTAAATAATTTTCCTTTATCTGATTTTTAAGCCTATATGAGAAACCAAGAGAATCTTTTGAGATATACTGAATAAACCCTTCATCACCATTATTCACATTTGAAGATAAATCTTCAAAAATAACATTAACTCGTTTTTCAAGATTATTTGGTTTACCAAAAAGAATTGTTTTTTCGGCTTCAGTTATTAAAAAAGTACCCTCCGTATATGTTCGTTCTAACATCCATTGTTGACGTAATCCATTATTATATTGGTTTACTGTCTCTCTATTTTTATTTACAACATTTGTAAAATAATTTTGAGTCTCACCAACAAATTTAGTCATAAACTCACCATATGATATTGTTCCTGTTTGACCAGTTGATGTTACATTACTAGTTAAAATAGTTCCAATAGTATTTTCATTTGTCTGCCCATTATTTGGTGCTGCTTGATTTATAGTTGGGGGACTAACGTTGTTAACCGCCGACTTTAAGAAATCTTTATCAATTACTTTATAACTTGCATCTGTTGGGTCAGACCTATCATCATACATTTCTGTATTTGCATAATAATTAAATGTTAATGCATTTTGAAGTTTATCAACAGATTCTTTCAATCCGCTACCACCAACAAAATTAAATTGCATTGTAACATTCGCAATCATTGGTTGAATACCAATACCTTCAGGATTAATATCTAAATTTTCATAAGTAAGTCCCAAACTTGTTGGAATAATTTTTGTATTATAGAAATCCCCAATTCTTAATATTAAAACAGGTGGTGCTCCGAACGCAGTATTTGTTGCATTATTATAATCCAAAACTTGTTGTCCTCCAATCTGTTTAATTGTTGGTATAGTATCACCAGGTCTCATACATTGTTGTAAAAATGTTAACCTTGAGTTAAGTCCTTCAGGGGTTATTGAGTGAAATGCTGGTTGAAAGAATTTTAATTTATCTCTAAGGTTATCATAAACCATAGGAGTTTCTTCCTTAATTGTTTCAAAATAATCACACTCTGATAATAACGCTCTTAATACACGTTTACTAATATTGTCTCTTTGTACAACAGTAGTTTCTAATACAGGAACTGTTTCTGTTTTAGTTACAACATTACCCACAACAACTGTGGTTTTTTTAGGTATTGGCTCTGATGGAGGTGCAAAATTTGTATCAATTTTAGAAATATACGACCTTCTACACGCCATCGCATTTGTGGTGTATACATCTTTTGAACCAACTTGAGTATCACCACCAACAACACTTTTATCTTTATCACTACAATTTACATCACTCCAACTAACAAGTTGATTTATTGAGTATGGTGGTTTTGTTACTTTTGATTTTAACGGCCACGACGCCACTTTATCTTCACCATAAGTTTTACCAGGTTTAAGTATTAGTTTTTGTTGTTTAACATACTCCATAGTATTTAAATCTTCAGCAAAAAACTTAATTGTGGAAGCAATTCTTCTTTTTGATAATTCAATATTATATGTTTGTGATGCTGGTGCAGAGCAACTTGAATCTATTGTTAATGTAATTGTTCCATTTGGATTTTGTTTTAATTGATTAGCAATATCTATTGCCAATTGTTTTCCAACTTCATAATTTGGTGTAACAACGGTATTATAATTTTCATCTAATTCAGTCCCGTTTGGTTTTACAGAATATGTTGGTTTTTCATTTATATATTCATCATACATTAAATTATAATTTGGTGTATTAACCAAAAACTCCGCATCTGTTTTTGCTCCGTTTGGTTTAGGATAGTCATTAGAAAAATAAAAACCTAAATTTAAATACTTGTCAAAATTAATAGGTGCCCCACCACTTCCACCATTTCCACCAATATTACCAGTTGTTTGTCCTGCAACTTGTGGTATTGTAGTAATAGTACTAGTAACATATTCCATCTGTTCTTTTGTAAGTTCTTTAGATGTAATCGCTTGTTGTATTTGATATAAGTCATTTGGACCTATTGTATAATATTTTTTAGCTAACTCATATAAATCGTATTTTCTACATCCAGCAAAAAATGAATCTAAAATACTATCAATTCTTGTTTTGTTTGTTTCGTTAGCCAAAACTTTATTAACAATAACATTCAAAACTGAAGGATGGTCAACAACTATCTTCCAAGTTAAAGTACCAGTTCTAGTTGTATTTTTATAAGTATATATTGGTTCTGGTCTACCAATAAAATCATTTGGGTTCCAATTAGCCTGAACACTTTCACTAAAAGTTAAACCATATGGTGGGAACCACATAACTCTACCCCCATTTGGGCCTCTTTCACAAACAGGTAAATCAGATACTGCAAATCCTGGTGTGTTTGATGTTGCCCACGCTAAGTTTTCTAAAGAGAACATATATTTTTTAGCATAAGCAGTATTTGTATTTCCAATAATATTTGTAGAATCTTGTCCACCCTCTTGTTTGTTTGGAGCAATATTAAGATTATATGTCTTATCTAATACCGAATATGAAAATCTTCTTCCTTCGGTTACAACACCATCAACTTTTTGTAAATCATTATATTGAAGATATGGAATATCTTTAGTAAAAACCCTACAATATTCAGTACCAACTTCTTGTCCTATTGAACCAACATAAGTTAGGACTCTAGAACCTTTGGTCATTTCTTTATATCCATCGTGAAATACTTTACTAACTTGGTCAATAGCATTACCAACGTGTTGTAATCTTTTACCTCCTTGTGGTTGACTATTAATTAATCTTTGTGTATCGTCAAGAATTGAACCTTCCCTATAGGTTCTTTCTGTAGATTCGGTTGTATTATATGAAGAAGGTTTAAAATCTTCATCTTGGTCTAATATAACCCCACCTACACCTACTTTCTTACCCGCATTTCCTTTGTATTTTGGAGATACCCAAGTGAATCCACCTTCAATACCACCACCATTACTATAAGTTGGTCCGTTAGCTCCTAATCTAATTTCCTTACTTGGACCTTCATATAACTGTGCTAACTCAGATGGACCATAAACAGGAACTTGTAGTTCTTGTCCAAAGGCATTAGCAGGAAGTTCTCCACTTGGTGAAAATACTCTTGATGGTTCAGATGTTGTTGAACCAATGTAAAAATTGGCATTGTTAGTTTCTGTACCTACAATTGCACCACCAAGTCTATCTAACGCAGTTCTATCATAACTTGGTTTATATCTATTAAAGTTAATGTTTTTAAACAATAACGATTTCTGTCCTGCTCCTGTATTATTATAAAATAATTGAGACCCTGTTTTACCCCCACTTAATAATTTACTAACAAAATTACCTACCGCGGCTAATGGGTTTCCAAGTAACGCTTGTCCAATTGTTGTTGGTTGAGGTGGGTTAATTGCTGGGTCAAAATAAGAACCAGATATTAGTGAAAATGGGGTTGTGCTACCCGCAAGTCTAAGAGCAAAATCTGTGGCAGCAATTATTGGGTTATTAGGTATTGTTATTTGATAATTAGGTTCTATTAAAGGAACATTACCCGTTAAAATATTAACAAGATTTGATGTACTATTAACATTTAAAATATTTACTCTCCCAAGTGTTTGTCTAAGGATTTCTCGTCCAATTCTATCCTGAAACTCTTGTTTAACCTTTACCGCACCTAATCTAGCAATATACGAATCTTGACTTAATAATCCATTAGTACCTTGAGGGTTAGATGAAAGTAAAAGAGATACTGATGTATATGATGATGGTACATATATTAATGGTACGTATGGTTGACTATTAGTTTGTCTATCTTGGTCAGGTCTTACAGTTTCTAACGTACTAAAAGCATCCGCAGAGTCAAATACCCTTGTAGTATCCGCATAAGCATTTAGTGGTCTATAGAATTTTATTGCAGCATAACCCTCATCAACAATATGAGCATCTTGTTGTCCAGGACCATATTCCCCCTGATTTGAGATTGTATTAAGTAACCCTGTTGGGTCAATAGCTTGTTTATATCCACCATCAGCGCCCCATTCATTTAATGGGTATAACTTATTAGCAAATACAGGAGTATCAATTAATCCATCAGGACTATCAATAACCGATAAATCAGACTGTACTACCTCATATGTTATTGGAGGCGTAGCCTTATATGGAGACTTAGCATATGGAACTAAATTTCTTGTAATCAGTTTTTTTCTAAAACCTTCCGAACTTATATAATCTAATGGACTTCCCAATCTATAACTTTATTAATAAATAGGTTAATGGTGTTTTTTATTTACCATAACTACGAACTCCTTGTCCCTTTTCATTTGGTTTTGTACCAGTTATGCCCCATATATATTCTTTAAATTGTTGTTTATTAAAAATTTCAGTTAATGATTGTTCTGACATTCCATTTGGAGCGGTTACATTAACGTTTAAATTTCCAAATTCAACTTTAGCATTTGTTGTTTGATTTGTTTGAGAAGTGTTATTATACAAAGCATCACTATATGAGTTTCTTGTCACACCACCAACAACTTGTTCCCTTGTAAGAGCTGTTGGTTTTACTTTATTTGAAGATTCTGTTCCACTCTTTTTAATCATCCCACCCATACTATTTGAAAATTTTTCAGTATAATTTCTAAATTCTTTTTCAATATCACTATTTCCTGTTACTTTTTTATTAGATTCTTGGATTATCTTGTTAAAAATTTCAATTCCTTTTGCCCCAAACCCATCTGCAGAATTTTTAAGACTATTTTCAAGGTTACCTAATTTACCAGAAAATTCTTTATTACTTATTTTACCACTATCTTTTTCAAGATATAAATCGCGTATTTTATCTAATCCAGCACCAACTTTTTCAGCAATTTTTGCGGATTCGGGAACTTGTTGGTCTGCAGAAGATGAAACCGCTGTTGCAATTCTTTGAGCTCCAGCCAAATTAGCACGAACTGGTGCAGCACCAGCAACACCATATGTTGCCTTTGCAACTATTGATTTTAAATCAGTCGCAATTCCTTTCATAAAATCCAATTGAGATTTTTGAATCTCTTCCACCGTTTTTGGTGCGTTTCTTAATTTTTCAAATTCCTCTTTTGTAATGTCGGCTAACTTTTTATCATTAATTTCTCCTGTCTTATCATCTCTAATTTGAACAACATATTCTCCACCTTCACCCATCGTTGCCATATTTGCCAACAATTTTTTATCATCTTCATTTTTAAAATTGATAGATGGATTAACCGCAGATAATCTTTCATCTAAATCAGCAGCAGCAAGAGCACTTTTAGCTAATTGGTCGTAAGTAACACCAGTCTCTTTAGCCATTTCCCTTAAGGTTAAAATACCTTGTGGATTTATCTTGAATGTTTTTGTTTTTTCATCAAACTCAGTAAATTGTTTTGTGGCATTAATTAAGCTATCTTGTAATGCTCCAGGGTCATTAATGGCGTCATTCATCATTGAAAATGGGTCAGCCAAATCACCTGAAGCAACTCCAAGTCTTTGAAGAGCCGCCGCCATATTAATAGCTCCTTCTGGGTCCATTACTTTATTTGCAAATGTTGCGGTTTGAGACATATCAAATCTTAACATAGAAGCTTGAGCGGCCATTTTAGTTAACCCTTGAACCCCATCAGTAAAGTTAAATTGGTTCATCAAACTCATATTTTTTGCAACATCCCCAACTACTGATTTAGCATTTAAACCAAGATTTTGAACATAATTTATAGATTTTTCTATACTTGGTCCTATTTTTGAAGTTTCAATACCAACTGACGCAAAGTTTTCAACTAAAGTTTTACTATCAACGCTTAATATTTTAGAACTAGCGTATAACTTACTAACTTGAGTTTCGGTGGCCAAGACGTTCCTTCTAGAACCCTCGGCGATATCCGACATAGTTCTACTAACATCACTTAAATCTCCCCCTAAACGAATAATACCAGCAGCAGATTTAGAGACTGCGTCCATCATTTCGTCAATTCTTATTCTACCCTGAACAAATGCGGTATTAAGATTATACGCCTCTTTAGACATATTCATTATAGAATTCAAAGCGTCATCAAGACTTGCCCCCATTCCACTAAGGTCTTTAAGATTTCCTCCAGGTATATCTGCCATAAATTATATTATTAGTTTTCTATAAATAGAAGAAGGACTAAAATTTTTAGTCCTTCTTTGGGTTTTCTTCAATCCATTTATCCAGTAAATATTTTCTAACAAATACTGGCATTCTTTCAAAATCTTGGTAAGTAATATTCATTAAGGTATTTAGATAATAAAACTCATCTAACTGACCTTTTCTATAGTTAGAAGAAAGGACGAAAAAAGTCAACCCCAAACCCAACATTTACTGTTAGTTTTTCTCCTGACGGGGTCATTAAAGTTCGGTTCATATCCAATCTCGGTTCATTATCGTTCATGAATTTTCTAATATATTTTGAATCGGCAATTGGTAATGATTCAATAAACTTTGCAATTACCGCTTTGTCGGTTGAACCATCAACTTCAATAATTTCTTTTTGCATTCTCCACGTAATTTTTGGAACAACCCTACCTTGTGGGTATGTATCAGCTAATTTACCGATTTCAATTATTTCACCATAATTTAATGGTTTAAGTTTAACCGTTGATTGTGATTTAGGTAGATTAACAATAAATGTTCCATCATCATTTGGTTTTTGTCCATTAATAATGGATAATTGGTCTAACATTACCGTTGACTGAAATTGTTTTTTAGTTAGTGGGTCAGTAAGATTCAAACTCATTTCAGGACCAAATGCCGTATTTCTTAAAAAGATTAAGATAGCTTCAACATCTCCCTCAATAAGTTCTTCAACTCTAATATCTGGTTCATAAATTTTTGCCCTTAATAAATTAATTGTTAAATCATTTCCTCCACCCATAATGATATTCTCATCTGAAGCGGTAAGATAACCCACCTTAAGTGTTTTTTTCTTGTTTTTATAAAAAATACCTTCTGAAGGTAATGGTACCACATCGTGTGGTAATGTAAAATTTTCTTGACCGTAGTCTCTTGATTGATTGTCCATATAAAAAAATAACCGTAAAGTTTATGTTCTTTACGGTTAAATATAATTAGGTTTAGTTTTTTATCAATAGTATTAATAAACTAGAACACATCTATCCATTCTTAGTGTTGCTGTGATTGTTGCCAAAGCGTCCGATTTATAATCTAAAGCGTTAAAGTTAACATCTGATAAGAATGTTCCATAAAGAATCCACTTCTCAACAACAACCCCTGTTGGGTCTAACATTTCTAAATCAATATCTTTTTTATAACCCGCAGCATATCCCATACGACCCGTTACTGATTCAGCATGTAAACGAACCCACTCCATAAGAGCTTGAGCCGCTGACGGTCCAATTGGGTCTCTAAACGTTACGTTAATTGTTTGCCAGTTAAATCTACCTGCTACAAAGGTTGATGTATTTAGGAATTGTATTTCAACTGGTGCAATTGTAATATGTGGTCTTGATGAAGATTCTACGAACCATTCGTTGATACCCAAACTTGATGGAAACCTTAGGATAAAACGATTTTGACGTTTTGGTTCGTAAGGTATCGGCATTTTCATTAATAAATCAGCCATGTTATTTTAATTTTTGTTTTTTATTAGTTGTTTATATCTATAAATATAGTCTTGTTAAAAATATTTCTATTTACTTTTGTTTTTGAGAAATTATTCTTTATTTATATTCCTTTTTAGCTCCTCCAGCAGTAGAATATGTCTTAACTATATTATCTGGTTTATTTTTAAAGTGTTTGTTAATTACTTCTACATTCTTAATATCATCATCTGAAAATCCAATACTAGGTTGTTCTGGTATAAAATTGTTAGATATATCATTTTTAACAAATGCTCTTTTATTAAGTATACCAGCAATTCCTTTTATATAAGAAACAAATTCGTCCATTGCAACAACTTTTAATTCTTCAGGGTTTGCAGCACTTCCTTCTCCAAAAGTAACAGGGTGAAACTTACAAAGTTCTAAATATGATTTAATTAATTCATCATCACTCATATCTTCTTCACCAACAAACGTCCTATATTTTTTTAAATTTTTGATTAATTCGTCTTTATCAATACCATTAAATCCGTCTATAATATAATTATAAACCGCTTGTTTTAAAGTGTTTGGATTATGTCCTCTTGCGGTGATTATGGAAAAAATTGACCCGTTATTAATTGCCTCTCTAAAATCATCAAATGCGGGACCTAATCTAGCCCTCATCGCATCAATTAAAAAATCTTTATCACCTTCAGTTCTAAAATTTCTAAATGGTGAATCCGCAAATCCTACTATAGTTTCACCTTTATATTTGAATGGATTTTTACCAACATCGTGTCTATATTCCGCAAAATCATCCGTACTCATTGGAACTTCGTCTCCCTCCTCATTTTTTAATATTATCTTTGTTGGCATATGAACAATGTTGTCATCCCAATCAAATGCATAATATTTCATATCTGGAGTTCCCTCTTCCTTGAAACCTTCTTTAAGTTGTACTTTCATATTTGGCTATTAAGGATATCACAATTTGTGATATCCTTATTTTTTTTTAGATATTTTCAAACGAAGCTCCTGTTGGAGTTATAAAGAACTCAATATCTATGAATTCTAAAGCCTTCGTAGGTTTTAAGTAGATTTTACCTACTAATCTGTTTGCATCTAAATCTTCAGGTGAAGATGATACTGTTACACGGAAATCGTATAAACCTCTATCTCTTCTGATTGAATCTAAGATTGGATTAACACTATCTAAGAATTGTTGTCTAACGACTTGGTCGTTTTGTTCAAACAATAATCTTACCGCTACCGCTGAAATTAATTTACGAGCTTGTAATAATAATCTTCTAACATTTAATCTGTTTAACGCTGAATCAGCAACTTGTAAGGTTTTGTTACCCCAAATTACAGTTCCAACATCAGAGAAGGTTGCGATAGGGTTGATTCTGCCTTGATACAATGTATCTCTATCTGTTTGTGTTAGTTTTTGTCTAGCTTTGATTGAATTTACAAGACCTCTTGTATAACCCGCAGATGCGAACCAAGGGAATGCAATATTATCAGTCAATGCTAAGTTTCTACAAACTTCACCTGTTGGTGGTAAATAGATTTGTGTATTATTAACAGTATCTCTTGTTAAAATCCAAGGATAATATGTTGCAGTATAGTTAGAGTCAATTCCAGTATTATCTAAGTTATCAACTGCTTCTTGTGAATAGATGATATCTAAAGAATTTGTAGAATCAGGTGTATACATATTATAATCAGGAGTTGTTGCAATATAAACTGAATCCGCTCTTGAATATTGTACCATATCTATTGCTTCTTCAACAAGGTTTGAGTTATTAACATAATCAATCGCTGTTGTTGCAAACACGTTAATGTTTGTTGCTTCAGGGTTTGAGAATGTTAATATACCAAGTAAGTAAGCATAATAATCTGTATTTGCAAAATCTTGAGTGTTATTTTGAACCACAATTCTCTTAAACATACCGTCACCTGTTGCAGTTGGGTATTTTGTAGATGGTGCCGCTCCCGCTAAATAACCTGAAGAACCTAATTGGAATCTATCTTGGTTAGTTCTATATTCTCTATAGATATCCCATCCGTCAAATCCACCAGCAAAACATACTGTGTATTTTCTTGAGTAAATAAAATAATAAGGATTTTCCTGAGTTTGTGGGTCAAATCTAAAATCAGCCACACCACATTCAAATGCTGTTTGACCGCTTGTCATTGATGTATTTGCAATTGTAACAACCGTTGCTCCTGAATCCATATGGAAACCTTTACTTAGGTAATTCCATTTAATAGAATCTGTTGCAGTTTCCCACCCAACAACTGGATTTTGTTTTCCTTTATATGTTAAGAATGACTCGTCAATTCCGAATTGAGTTGAGAATCCTAAATAACTTCTTCTTATAATATCTCCTCCCGATTCAACAGTGTTTGAACCTCCAGCGGTTGTACCAAACGGTGGGTTATAAATAACTTCACCAGGATAATAATATTGTGTTTTGAATTTAGGATAAGGTGATGGATATGCTGCAGCATCTTCGTATTCTCTTTGAGTATAACCATAGAATCCACAAGGGATTGCATCAATCGGATATTCATTCGCTAATTCAATCATAATGAATTTTGATATTAAAGCAAACTCTCCGTTAGAAGAACCAATCTTTTTAGCCACAAAATTATTAGAACCTGGGTCCATTGTACGATTTGTGAATTTTTCAATCACAACTGGGTTAGCATCTGTGTCAAAGAAATTTCTAACTAAAACATCAAATGTCATATTATTAAATGATAAATTAGCAATTGATACTTTGATTTCAGTATTTGCAGCATCACCATCGGAAATTGAAATGAATTTGAATAAGTTATAAACTTTATTACCTCTTAATTCTGAAACTAAGAATGGTGTTTCTGGTGATTGGTATTTTTCCAAATTCCAAGCAATTGATGAAGATGATTGACTTCTAGCATCAGGTAGTGCTATTAAATCACACGATAATCCACGAATATAACCTTGGTTATATGCATAATTTAAACTTGATTGATAAAATTCTTCAACATAAATTGGAACAGCAAATCTTGACTTACCAAAATTATCAACACCTAATACCTTTGTAATGTATTTTGCCGATGATGCTAACAATGAAGTTTCAAATGAGAATGTGTTATTATCTTTAGTTATACCTGAAAGTAAGAAATTCTCAAATGGTGAACTTGTAATACCCGAATATTGGTCAGTACAAACTAATTGTAAATCAGTAAGTCCGCTTACTTCGTAAACAGGTCCATGATTATCACCTGAAGTATTTTCATAAAGAGAAATACCTCTTGAACGTATTGTTCCAACAACCATATTATTAAAGTCAGTATAAGCAGTTCCTGAGAAAATATAAGAATTACCCGATACAGTACCTGTGTAACTGTTTGATGCTCCTGAAGTTAATGATGTTACAACGTAATCAAAAGAATAACCCGAATAATTATTATTTGTGTAATTTTCAAAATTTGCATAATACCAAGGGTCATTACTACCCGCAGTTAAATCATTATATGCTAAATCATTTGAATCACAAAGATAAACATTTTGAACATTAGTATATGTTGATACTAAATTTGTATAATCATCACTAGGTATTCCACCATATATTACAGCAGTAGTTGCCGATAATGATGGTGTATCCATAATAGTATCTAAATAATAATTAAAATCATCAGACAATGTTGATGTTGAACCATCAGATAATCTATATTGAACATTTAAGTTTGCTTGAACTACTGCGGGTAAACTTGATGTAAAAGTTACAGTATTTCCTGAAGAAGTTCCTGTAAAAGTCGCCGACCAAGGTGTTCCTGTTGATGGGTTAGTTCCGATAGTTGTTGGGTCAACATTTGCAGTTACCCTAAGACTCCAAGAAGGACCCGCGTCATAACCAGATAAACCAAGTACTCTAGTAACAAACAATTGGTTTGATTGTTGTAAATATGATTTAGCAATATATGCTGCCTCATATTTAGGAATCTGAGTATTATAAAACTTAACGGGTTCTGTTCCCCCGAAATAAGCTTGGAACTCATCGTAGTTTGTTATGAAAATTGGTTCAAATGCTGGACCTTTTATTGTTTCTCCAACCAGTCCTAAAGTAGTTACTCCCACGCTTTGGGCTACGAATGATAGGTCGGTTTCAGATGTGTAAACGCCTGGTGATACGAATACTTTTTGATTTGCTTGTGCTGTTGCCATTATTAAATTATTCTGTTACAGATTTATTTTATAGATAAATATTCAGCATTATATGAAAAAACTTTACTTTTTAATAAGTATTTATAAAGAGTAGGAATAAATTCTACCTTTTTTCATACTATGAAAACCAAGAAAGAAATAAAGAATATTAAAATATCACCTGAATCACACGATATCTTAAAAAGATACTGTGATAAGAGGGGAATGAAAATTTATAAATTTTTAGAAAATTTAATATCAGAAAAGTGTAAAGAGAAGAAAGATATCTACGGAGAAGATTAAACTAACTTATTTTCGTACAATATGTTAGCCTCTTTTGTGTTATCTTCTTTGGTTGCTTCAATCCTTAAAATATCATTTGTTGTGATTTGAATTGTTTGAATATCACTACCATAAAAATCGCCATTAATATAAACATCAAAGGTGTCTATATTATTTGACGACACTAAATTCATATTTGCAGTAAAATCAATTCTTTCACTTAACGCAGTATTACCCGTAATAAATAAAAAATTCATTTCAAACTCATCAGGATTTTCAGGATATTTTTTTCTTTTTTGTTTTCTTGTTGATGTATCTATTTCAAATAGTTGAGTAACTCTTGCGATTGCGGGTTTAACCTCAAACTCTTCTTCATCAATTAAATAACCCAACATAGTAAAATCATAATTCTGAATATAATATTTTCTTGTGTCTATGGTCATTTGAGATTCATCTGAAACAGTGTTTAATATAATTGGAACATATTGACCTTTAATAAAGGTATATGCTTGTCTTGAAGAAAACTTTTGCATAATCACCTTATTTAATTGGTTAAGTTCCCTCATTCTATTACAAATAATTTTTACACTATAGTTAATATCAACTGGTACGGGCTGTGGTATTGTGTAGATATCCATACCTTGTTCATTACCATTCCAAGTTGGAACTGATGCATAATAAAATTGTTTTCTATTCGGAATGGTATATATCAATGACGGATTTGACCCGTATTTAACTTCAGGACTTCTAACCACAGTAATAAATGGTGGTGACGGATTATTATCTAAATCCGTGAATAATGCTGTTTCAGTATATTGTGACCAATTTTGTGTTGTAATTATAATATCCAACATTGGTACAATTTTTCCAGCAGAAACAACCTCCAAATCTTCCTTAACAAAATTAAGCATACCTTTATCCAAGTCAGCATGTAATACCGATTTTGGTAAGTAAGTCCCATCCTTATTAATATATTCTAAAAGTTGTTCTCTGCGTTCAGATAATACTTTCTTTGGAACTAAAGGTAATGTTGGTTTAACTATATTTCTTGGTAATGCCATATTTTATATTCCTCTAAATTCGTTTTCGCTAACAAATGTTGCCATTATGGTACGATAAAAAGATTTATAGCCTCCATAACTGTGTTTGTTATCTGAAACAACAAGACCATCATCACTTACAACATAATACCTTACTCTATCTTCCGTTTCATAATATCCAAAATAATCACCCATATAAATATTAACCCCCATATCATCAAGTGTTTTTTGATAGATAGAAAATTTCATATTACCTGGTTCTAGTTGTTCAACTTTTGAATTACCAAGAAATTTATTTTGTGGTGCCATAACTTGAACTAACCCATTTAATTCAATTGGTGCCAAAAATTGAATACCATCTTCCAATACTTCACCATAAACATCATCAACTTTAGTTCTATATCTGTCAACACGGTATAATATAACTTTGAAGTTCATATCGCCCTCCAGCCACTGCCTTCCCATATCAATGTCTAAATTAAAATCTTCTCCACCGAAGAACATACCTAATCTTGTTATTGGAACTAATTTCTGCATATTAATTTTTTGTTTGTTTATTATAATATAATTGTGATGTGATTTTCATATATTGATAAATACTTTATTTTTACTTATATTTAAAGCAAAGTTTTTATTAAAGAATGGAAATAAGTTTAGAGTCCAAAGCGATGGCGATTCTTGAGACCTATGAAGGTGGTAATAACTATCTTTTAGAATTAAAACGTAAATCACAGATTAACAGAAAATTCTACCCAACAAGAAGTCAGTCGGAGTACATAATCTCATATCACGACAAACAACCAAAGGTTGCTAAGAAGTGGGTGATACTTGATGCTTATTTCGCACAGAAATTGGCAGATGATAAACTATACACGGAAATACCACAAAAAGTATGGGTTGAAAAACTTTTGGCGGATAAAGAAAAGGCGTTCCATATTTGGGGTAGAGTATTTGAAACTGAAGAATTTCACGATTTTTGGTTACCAAAGGCGGCAGTCATAAAAGACAATACCGTTAAAGATGTTGTAATTGATTATGAAAAATATTCAAATAGACCCCCGCTTCCACATCAAAAAGAAGCAATCCAAAAATTAGTAGAAAATAAGAAATTTATTTTGGCTGATGATATGGGGTTGGGCAAGACAACAACAACTATTATTGCCGCCCTTGAGGCAAATGCAAAGAAAGTTTTAATTATTTGTCCTGCAACTCTAAAAATAAATTGGAAAAGAGAAATTGAAAACTATTCTGATAAATCTATCTATATTGCTGAGGGTAAGAATTTTAGTACTGAATCTGATTATGTAATTATAAATTACGACATTATAAAAAACTTTCACGACCCAAAGAAAAAAGAGGAATCTCAAATCCTTTTAGCAAATTTTGATTTGGTTATTATTGATGAAGCACATTACATTAAGAATGGTCAAGCACAGAGAACAAAATTGATAAATGATTTTGTTAAGAATATTGACCGACTTTGGTTATTAACGGGAACACCTATGACATCAAGACCAATGGATTATTTTAATCTATTAAGTTTGGTTGATTCTCCTGTCAGTAAGAATTGGATGGCGTATGCGGTTAGATATTGTAGTGGATATCAATTTAATGTTGGTGGAAGAAAGATTTGGAATATTACTGGAGCATCAAATTTGGATGAATTAAGAGAAAGAACATCATCAACCATCTTAAGACGATTGAAAGAAAATGTTCTTGATTTACCTGATAAAATTATCACACCAGTTTATTTAAGATTAAAATCAAAAGAATATGAAGAAGTTATGGGTGAGTATTATGATTGGTATGATAAAAACCCTGATGAATCAAAATCTTTAACCGTTCAATTTTCTAAATTGACAAAAATTAGACAGATTATTGCCAACGAAAAAGTAACTCAAACAATTGAACTTATTGAAAATATTATTGAACAAGATAAAAAGGTAATTGTATTTTGTAACTTTACAGAATCTTTAAACAGAATTGCTGAACATTTTGGAAAGGCTGCCGTTAAACTTGACGGGTCTATGTCCAAAGCTAGTAGACAACATAGTGTGGACGAATTTCAAGAGAACCCAAAAGTAAAAATCTTTGTTGGAAATATTAAAGCGGCAGGAGTTGGTATCACCTTAACCGCAGCTGAAGCAGTGATAATGAACGATTTATCATTCCTACCATCAGACCACGCACAATCTGAAGATAGAGCATATCGTTATGGACAAAAAAACAATGTATTAGTTTATTACCCTATATTTGAAAACACAATTGAAGGGATAATTTATGACATATTAAACAAGAAAAAACAAGTTATCGCAACGGTAATGGGAGACAATCAAAACCCCGCCGATGCCGCTGAAGAAATTTTACAAAGAATCAATGAGTTGAGATATTAATCAACAACGGATTATTTATATACAAAAGATAATTCAAAGATTTAAAAAAAAATGTTTGGAAAATCAAGAAAAAAAAATATCTTTGCAATGGATAATTCAAAATTATGAAAAAAACCGAAAAAAAAATACAACAATTAGAAGTAGAAATCCTTGAAGGTCACGTTAACAAGGAAAAGGAATTGTTGATAACAGAAATGAAAAAAATAGGAATAGAAAAATTACCCTATTCTTATACAGCCCTAAAACAATTCATTGACCCAGAGACAATGGATTTTCATTATAACAAACATTATAAAGGGTACGTAGACAAATTAAATGACGCATTGTCAAAGAAAAAAGAAGGGGATTTAGATTTAGAAAAAATTATTAAAACCATCAGTCGTTTTGATAAAAATATTAGAAATAACGCGGGGGGAGCATTTAATCACGCATTGTTTTGGAAAATGTTAACTCCAACACCAAAAAAATTGGAAGGGGAACTTTTCAAAAAAATAACAAAACAATTCAAAACATTTACGTTATTTAAAAAAGAATTTGAAAAAACCGCTAAAAATCAATTTGGTTCTGGTTGGGCTTGGTTGGTACTTACACCGAAAAATACATTAAAAATTATGGCAACTCCAAACCAAGACAATCCGTTAATGAATGTGATTGAAAATGGGGGGTTTCCATTATTAGGGTTAGATTTGTGGGAACACGCATATTATTTAAAATATAAAAATAAAAGAGATGAATACATTACAAATTTTTGGAAAGTTGTTAATTGGGAGTTTATTACAAAGTTATACGAAATGAGAATTGAAACCAAATTATCCGAATCTATCCATATGAAACAAGTTTTAAGTGAAAGCAAATCAGAAATGTGTTCAAGGTCTGATACCGAATACTATAAAACCCTGTTTAATGTTAACGAGGCAGTTAAGAGTACATACATGCATGGTATCAATAGAATCATTAAGGAAGTATTTAATGAGAATTATATTGAAAAACCTGAGAATAATGAAATGTCGGGAGTTTATAATATTGAAGGAACTGGTAGGTCGGTGTTGAATAAATTAAACACAAACTACACAACTTTTTGTATCTTATTAAGAGATGTTAACCAATTCATCGCAACTTACCCAAATAAAAAACCAATTAGTTTTATTGACAAAATCCCTAAAGAACAAGTTACAGAAACTGAAAGATTTATACATGCTTTGGATTATTTTAAATTTAGAATTTTTGACAAAGAGAATTCAACATTCCATAACCTATTGAAAACATTGGCAGATAAAAATGCTGCAGGTATTAAAAGGGAAGAAATAACCGCAGCAATTATTAGACGTTATTTTGGTCCAACCGTTAAGGTTGATTTAATTGGTGGACCTGGTAATAAAAAAGATGCCATAGGTGGTATTGATTTAGAACTAACTATAGATGGAGTATTATATACCGCACAGGTGAAAAAATTTGGTCAAAAAATTATAGATAATGATAATATTACTTTAGAAGATACGGGACAGGTTAAACCATATCGTACAGATTTAATGATTTTCCAAAGAGGTAAAAACGTTTTAATTTTTAATAAAAAACCAAGAATTATTGATGGAAAATATGTGTTTCCACCTGATTCGCTGTGGTACAGTATATAAACCTAAAGTATTTGATATTTATTTGATATGTCAGTTATACCAGAACCAGAAAGGTCAAAAATTTATACAAGGATTAAACACCTATTGGGAGCCCCACTTAGAAGTGTTGAAATTGAAGATGAAATGATGGATTCTTTAATGGAATTATCAATTCAAGATTACGAACAATATATCCAAGATTGGCTTATTGAAAGCCAATGGGTTAACTTAGTTAATCTAAACATGAGTGAAAGGTCAGTCGCAAACGCATTGATTACAAGAACTATGGATTTTGAACAACAATTTTCATATTCATATTCTAAAATCGTTGGTCTTCAAACTATGGGACCTTGGGTTCTAAAGAAAGATTATATCGTTCTTGAACAGAACAAACAAGATTATGAAATTCCTGCAGGAAGAGAAGTAAACGAACTTTTATGGTTTAGTAACCGACCATTTACCGCTTTCGGTTTAGGTGGTATTGGTGGTTTTGGTGGTGTTGGTTTAGGTGCTAGTGAAGCAGGATTTGCTCAAGCGGGTAACCAAGGTTCTTATTATATGATGTCAGGTTTTGACTATCTAATAAGAATGCAAGAAGCAAACATTATGAACAGAATTTTGGGTGGTTCATTAACATATAGAATTACAGGATTACCTGACGGAAAGAAAAACATACAATTATACAACGCACCTGGTAACAGTTTTAATTGGAATAATTATAGTGGATATGTTGGTAAAGCAGTTTGGTATTGGTATTATGATGTAACACCTGATAGTAGAGCAGATTGTTTAAAGAATAACCCTGATGTAATTAAATTACCATCAGATGTTCCTTTAGGTGAATTAAATTGGATTGATTTAAATACTCCCGCACAACAATGGGTTAGAAGATATTTTACAGGATACGTTAAAGAAACTTTAGGTAGAGTTAGGGGAAAATATAGTGGAAACTTAAAAACTCCAGATTCTGAAATAATGATGGACTACACAAGTTTATTGACTGAAGGTAAGGACGAGAAAATGAAATTAGTTGAGGAATTACAATTAAGACTTGAAAGATTGCGTCCTGAAAAACAAATGGAAAAAGAAGCGTTGTTAGCTGAAAATTTAAATAAACAAATGAGATTTAGAGCAATGCCTCGTCAAATATACGTAATATAAAAATATGACAATCATTAGAACAATACCGTCAACAAGATTAATTAACGGAGAAATATTAGAAACATCAGAAATATCAATTGTCTCTGAAACAAATTACAGAACAAACGGAGAAGAATGTGTTATTATTAGAGGTGTATCAGAATCTACCGTTATTTTGGATTCCAAAACAACTGACCACGTAGTTATTAAATCAATGACAAGGCTTACAATCAAACCAGATATCGGTAAAATTGATGAAGATTACGACGAAATTGTTGCCGATAGATATGCTTGTATTGAATTTAGATTTTGTTCAGGTAACTGGTATATTTTATCAAGTGACGGTTTAAAGAACTCCTAATTTCTCTTTCCAACCATCTTCGGCTAACTCATACATATAGTCAGAGTTAAGTCCACGTTTTTCCCAATAAGATAATTCACCTGAAGATAAAGTCATAACTTCTTCTAAATCATCTTGGTCTCCTTCACCTAACGGATAACCATTGATTAATTCACATTGTGCCGTAGTGAAAATACCCCTTTCTTGTGGGTCAGTAACAATCATTCCATTTCTTACCTCGTCTTTGAATACAACCATTAAAGGTTCCATCCTTTTATTAAATGTTGCTATTGCTCTTGGAACATTATAATCACCAGTTAAGGTGGGGTCATTATCTAAAATGTCTTTATCTAACATATAACAATTAATCATAACACCATCGGTGATAGGTTTTGATTTACCATCATTAAATAAACTAACCGCATTAGCGTCTTTAATTTGTTTTGGTGTCATCTTCTGTACATCTCCTTGAGATGATTTGTCACCATTGTTAACATACATAATTACATCACCCAAATTCACATTCAAATTATTCTGAATGGCAAGTTCCATATGTGCCATACGACTCATACTATTACCCGATTTAGTTTTAGTTGTTAATCGTTTTTTGTAGTCATCAATACTCATCTTAACTTTTGCCCTTTGAGCAATCTTACTTAAAGCAATTTCTTTATCATAAATCTTTTGGACGTATTCATAATAATATTCAACAAACTCTTTACCATTACCTTCAAGTAATAATTTAATACCCTTATCCAAAAACTCTTCAATATACAATGGAAGTTTCTTTGACTTAATACTATTACCCGTTAGTTTAATTTTTCCTTTAGAATCCATAACAGCATAATTCTTACGAGCCAAGTTAATACACGAAGGCCAAACACCATCCGTATCAAGAGCCATTTCACCCCTCATAAAAATATCGTTATACTCCGCAACATCTGCTTCAGGTCCATAATATTCTTTACCTAACTTCACCTTCCAATTCAAACCACGACCAACATAAACTCGGTCTTTTGCGTCATCTGGTGTTGAAAAGTTTACACCATCCGTATCCATAACCAATGGGATATATCCTTTTGTTGTAAAGAACTTAATCATCTGACGGAGATATTGTCTACCTGTACAAGTAATCTGTTCCCCCATAAACATATCCCCCCAAGCATAAACCTGTGGTGCTGACAACGCCCCGAACATTGAGTTAATAAAAATCTTAATTGGTAATTGTTTATTACCATATGATTCAGATTTCTTTTTATCTATCTCATAATACTCTTCGGCAAGTTGTTTGTATTTGATACGGGTATCACGGAAATATTTTAACATACCTTTCATTGCTCCCGTTACATCACAATCAGGGAATACATCGTGTACCAACTGAATAGAGGGGTATAGTGAACTAAAATCCAGTTTAAGTACATTCTTACTATAACCTACCTTTAGAAGTCGTGAGAGACCTCCTACGAAGTCAGTTTTACCTTGCTTAGCAGGAATTGCCAAACCGTGTTTGTATGACCAAGCTAACATTAACATCTTCCATAATGTTGCAGTACCCATTGTAGATACTCTCTCGTATGTTGTTGGAATCATTGCTGCAAGTAAGAAAGACCCCTGATTAAATTCATAATCAACCTTTAATGTTTCATCCAAATCGTCATCAAGATACATTTCAACCAACTTATCACCACTTATCTTTTTATAGATACCAGGGAATTTAATATCCAAATCTTGGTAGTCAGTTGCCTTTTTGTATTTTCCGTTCTCAACATTTAACCAATAATCTTCTTTATTTAAAAACATTTTACCAATGTTTTCGTGGTCAATATATACACGGTCAGGTGCTTCTGCTTTAATATATTTGGTGATGTATTTTAACCCCGCAGATTTAATACTTGAGTTAATCGCCTGTGCTCTACGAACCGCATGAATGATGTCAATAACATTATAACCCCAAATTGAAGTTTGAGTATATTTCTCCACCTCATTTGCGAGTTTTAACATTCCATCTTTTCTTGTAAATGAATGTTGGGGGTGTAATGATTTACAAATCTTTTTTGGGTCAATCTTTAAAATTCTACATCTTTCAAATATCCAATGCCAATCAAAGTTTGCGGAATTGTATCCACCAATAATACTTGGTTTTAATTCATCTATAATACGGAAGAACTCAATGATTGCATTCTTTTCTTCTGCTTCATCAATACATTCAATTACTCGGTGATAACCCTTATTTGTTTTTATTCCAATCATAAAGATACGACCATCATTAGGGTCTAATGCTGTCGTTTCCAAATCCCATCCGAGTATTGTTACATCGTTATAAGATTCAAATCCTTTAAATAATCGTTTTTCTTTGGAAATTAAATATTGTTCAACAGGTGGTAAGATTATAACCCTGTCTTTGGTGTGTTCACCCCAAGGGTCACATCCACCATCTCTGAAAAATTGAACTAGTTCACGGTAACCTTTCAAAGATTTAACCATAAATGTCATACCTTTTTCTAATCGCTCATTACCGTGAGTTTCTAATTTCTCAATCATAATACCATATTTGGTCATGGCTTCTTTTTGAGCTTCTTTGGAGTCGTTGTAAAACTTAATACCCCGTAAATCACCTACCCAAGCAAATGGGGTAAATGTATCCTTTCGTATTTCTTTTCCTTTACCAGGAATTTCTTTAATTTTATAAATGGAGTTGGATGCGTAGTCAAATTCTATCGCTACAATAAATTCTTCAGGGTCATTGCCGTGTAAGAAAGATTCAATTTCTTCGTTTGATATCATAATATTTTTTCGTTGGTGTATTAGCTTTCACATAAAGTGAAGTTTACCTTCTACGATAAATATAAAATAAAAAAATGAATAATCAAATTAACAACATGCCGTTTCTGAAATAAAACTTGGTTGAATATTAATATATAATTCTTCTCTTAATGGTAAAATAAGAGTTCCCTCGTCATTTTTAATTAAGAATTGACCCGTGTATCTACCAGGTGTGTTTGTATCTCTTGAAGTAAATTTAAAATAAATATAATATTCTGTTGGTGCTCCTTCAGGTAATATAAGGGAAGTAATAGACGCAGGGGCAGAAACAATTTTAGGAATTCCCGTTTCCACGTTAATCATAGTAAAGAATATTGTAGAAACTTCTAAGTCCTGCATTAATTGAAGATAACCTGCTCTACCGTCTTTCACCACTTGGAGTTTAAGAACTGGAAGTGTTGCGTTTTGTTTAATGAAAAATTCCATAACAATAAATATATTGTATGTTTATTTTATATTAGTGAAACTTTTACTATATTTATAGATATTTATATTATATGGGAAGACCAAAAAAACAAGAAAAAGATTGTAAAATTAAATTTGGAATTAGTTTAGACCGAGAATTATTTGATAAGATGGTTAAAGATAAGACCAAAAAATCATCATTAATAAATAAATTATTAAGAGAGTATTATGGAAAAAAAGATTTGTAGTAAATGTAAAATTGAAAAAGATGTTTGCGAGTTTAATAAAAAATTAATTAGTAATAAAGGAATTCAATATTATAAAAGTTGGTGTAAGAATTGTCAATCTGAGGAAGATAAATCTAAAAGATTATTGAACCCTGAAAAATATAAAATATGGTATGATAAAACTCGTAAAGAACGCAACGAGCACAGGTCAGAATATTATCAACATAATAAAGAAAAAATTTTAATACAAAATAAAAAGTATAAGGGAGTTAATAGTGTTAATCGTAAAAAAAAATATGATAAAGATATTTTATTCAAATTAAGACATAGATTAAGTTGTAGACTTAGAGAAGTATTAAAATTTAAAACATTAATAAAAAACAAAACTCATAATGAAGTTATGGGTTGTTCTTCGGAATTCCTTAAAGAATATTTAGAAAAACAATTCACAGAAAAAATGTCTTGGGAAAATCATGGATTTTATGGTTGGCATATAGACCATATCGTTCCATTATCATCGGCGAAAACAGAAGAAGAAGTTTATAAACTTTGTCATTATACAAATCTTCAACCACTATGGGCTGAAGATAATTTGAAAAAGGGAGATAAGATTTTATTTTAACTTTCTTTTCTTAAACTACCTTCATAGAATTCAAATCTATCGTGTTCTGTTGGAGTTAATAACAAAATACCTGGATTAATATTTCCTTTAACTGTTTCCTGATAACAATGAGACATAAGAGTTTGTTCAAATGGATGAGCCCATTTTGTTTCTAAGTAACATTTATAATTACCCGATTTACTTAACACAATTGGCCAGTTGGACAGATATATTTCACCATCGGCATAAGGTAATCCCTGATGTATTTTAATGTTTTTAAATTTAGTTCTTGGAGCATTTGGGTCTAAACCTTGAACAGGTAATGATGATTTTTCGGGAAATAATTTTATTCTAACATCTTGAGGAACATTATACCACGAAAATTGTATATCATTTGAACCATAAAATTCGGTAAAACTTAATTTTAAAAAATCAAAATTTTCATTTTTAATTATTTGTAATGTTTTTGTATATAAGTTTGGAACAAATCTATTAAAACCATTTCTACATACTTCACCTTTTTTAAGATAAAAAGCCATGTCATCTTCAAACCAATAATAAAAATCTAATCCTGTTTCATCAAAATGTTCTGCAACAAATACTCTACCCCCAACGATTCCTATATTATCTTTCTTAATATGTTCAAATCCGTGTTCTTCACAAAGTTCTTTATATCTTGGAGTTGTTGATAGGTCAGTTGAATTATCTAGTAAAAACTTTTTTGGTTTAAGAATAAAATCTTTATCATATTCCAACATTGACTTTATTAATGTTTCAAATTGGTTTGGACTATTAAAAGTAATAACATAAAGACCAACCTTATTAATATCTAAATTATTAACAACAGATATTTTACCTTCAGATTTAACTTTTAATTCATCATTCTTTAAGTCCTCAAAAAATTTACCTATTAATCCATTTGATTCTATTTCAAAATAATTTATTAAATCAGAATGTTTATAAGACATAATTGAGAAAATACTTTCTTCAGTTCCCATATATCCTTCATCTAATGTTGATGATAATAATCCATAATAAATTGAGTTGATGTCGGTTATTGTATGTTTTGGACCACCAAAAAATCCACCTCTAGCAACTTTAGTTACTTTATCTCCAGCAATTGAATTTAACTTATTATACTCAAACCCGTGAATTTCGGTTTCGGCTCCGTAAGGAAAACAAATAAATGAAAATTTTGAAATGTATTTAGGTAGTTTTTCTAAAACTTTATCGTGTGTAAAATATCCTGGATGAACAGTGTTTGTTAATCCCGCATCAATCCAAAACATCATCTCAGAATTAAACGTATCCATAATCTTAGCATCATTTAGTAAGAATACTTTTGACATTACTAAAGGATTATACATATCTAACCTTGCTTGTGTTGATTCTGATAACCATCCAGCTCGGTTGTACCATTCAGGATTATTTCTTATTTCTTGTATTTTATCGTATGGAACCGTTTGTTTAAACCATTCCTGTTGTCTAACAATAAATTGTGTATTTGATTTATCCCTCCTTTCAAAGACAAAAGATTCTAATTCGGAATCACCAAAAATAATCATTGGGTTATCAACCTTTAAAAGTTGTTCAAATTTATCTAAATAATGTTGGAATGAACGAGACCATCCATCATTAAGTTCGTCTCTTTTAATATTCCAAAGGCCAGTTACTAATGTTATTCCCATAAATTATTATTTAACTTTACAAACCCATACTGCCTGAGAAAATTTATCTTGATTATAAGATTTAAGATTGTGTTCAATAACAGATTGTTCAATATCAGATTCGGTTATTTCACACCAATTCCAAATTTTATCTTTAATTTCTGATTCATAAATTTCTTTACTAACTGAATAGTCATGCGCTAAAATATAATCACAACTTTTAATAAGTTTTGAAAATATTTTAAATTCACCAATTTTCCAACCACCATCACATAAAACAATTGTTAAACCATCTTGTTGAACAAAATCAACAACTTCTTGTTTAACACCAGACCAATCTTCATTGAAGATGTTCTCAACTCTAACGTCAATTCCTTTTTCAACCATTTGTGAATACCACGGTCTTTCAGAAATATCATACGATAAAATCTTAGTGTTTAAGTTTAATTCGTCCGTAATAATCTTTAAGAATTCTGTGAATCCACCTAATGCAGTACCAATTTCCAATATTCTTACAGGTCTAACCTCTGAAATAAAATCATAAAAAAGTTGATATACGTTATGGCTCTGTTGCGCTGTGTGACCTCTAAAGGCGGATAAACTATCGTTATCCTCTAAATTTGTAAACTTGGTTATATTTTCTTGTATGTTCATAATTAAAATCTTATATGTAAATTTTCTGCTTTATCTCTAAACTCAAAACAATTTGGTAAAAATCCTCTAAAACTATTCCAATCCCAATTCATTTCAGCCTCTAATGCTGAGACTCCAATGTCAAATCCATCAGGATAATTTCTAATGTTGTTGTGTATTGAATACCACAAAAATTCTTCCCATCGTCTAACAAAGTATCTAAATTTCCAATTATTTCTAAAAACCATAAATTGTTCGTTTACTACGTGAGCTTCATCCCATTTTGTATGTTCAAATACTTGATAATCGTATAACTTTCTATCAAAAAAACAATTACTCATATCTTTTTTATGGTCACCAATTTTTGATGGTCGTTCAAATAAAAAATCTAAATTATTATTTTCCATGTGTTTAAACAAATTAAATAATTTATCTTCACTGAAATTTTCAGTTATTCGCCAATCGGCGTCATTGTAGATAATATAATCATAACCCTTATCTAAACAATATTTTAACGATAAAACTTTTAAATTGAGAAAAAAAGAAAACCCTGGATTACCGTCGTCATATCTATCTAATTTAAATAAATCTAAATTCACTTTAGTCCCCACTTCACAATTTTCATTTGTGGTAATGTTAAAATCCGCAGAACAAATCTCACTGTATTTTGTGTAACATTCAGAGGCATTTTTAAGGTAAGAGTCTCCAACGGCTAATGTTGTAAAAATATATTTCATTAAGATTCAATAATTTTTTCTAAAAAGTTAAGTGTATAATCAAACTCGTAATAATCGGGTAATTTGTTATCAACAAAGATTGGAGATTCAATATAACGTTTGTATAAAATTTCATTATTATCAATCTCTTTAACTAAAGATAAAAAATCATTTAAATCTGTAAAGTCATGTAAATTAATAAAACTTTCAGGATTAAACCCTTCTTCTAAAATATATTTGTTACCAAAAAATATTGGTATTGTGCCACTGAAAAATGCGTGATATAGTTTTTCTTGTAAAATATAATCAGTGTTAGTATAATGGATGGACATGTTAAATTTATATTTTTGAAATAACCCTATTTTTTCCCTGTAGGTTAATCCATCAATACGTCCAGTATAAACCGAATTTTGCCATTGATATTTATTTAATGTGTCATTACCATGTAATGTTTGTCTCCAAGGACCAGAAGAACTCACTTCTTTATATTCAGATAGTTTATCAAAAATTTGACCCCTAAAATCATTATTTGATGCTTGAGTAACGGAACAAAACCCTAAATTCCTTTTGGATATTACATTAAAATTTCTTTCTTGCGTTAACCAACTTAATGGGCTATCAACTAATCTCGCTTCATCATATAATGTCCAAACATCAAAAACACCTGAGGGTTGTCTTAAATATCTTTCATGTTCAAGTTTATTATACCCTAACGCCCATTGATTATCGTTTGAATTTATTGGTGAACTAAAATCGGCAACCTCACCTGAAACATAGATAAATTTTTTATTTCTATCTGATTGATTATGTTTTGTGGGTAATTGACCTGTATAAGTGTCTATTTGATTTTCATTGTAATTTAAGTCTGAATGTATTACAATGTCGGGATTTATTGGGTCAATAATAACATTATATTTTTTAGATAAGATAAACTTGAAATAGTTCATCCAACTATGTTGTCCAATGTTTGGAAATCCTTGTCTGGTTATTCTAACGGTTTTCATTCAAAATTTGTGTTAATTTAATTGTATTTTCATTATGTGGGCCATTATCGTGTATAATATACGCACCCAATTCTAAAAGTGAAATTTTAGAACCATCTATTTTAACATTATCTTTTGTATCTAAAGTGCTAAAAAAGAAATCACGTTCTTGGTCAATTATGATATCATCATTCAATAGATATTGTATTGACCATCTACCTTGGTCGTCAATTCCAGTTTGATATTCTTTTTCAATAATATCTTTTAAGTGATAAACTATTTTATCTGTATATCCAAAATAAGTACCCGAATTCAAATATTTACTATCATTAATCATTCTTTTTTTCTCATATAAATGAGTGTAATTTGTTGGTGGCCATAAACCTTTTTCAGCCCCCATAACAATACTACAATTTAATGATTTGAAATTTTCTATAATACCTTCGGGTGATTTTATAAAATTGGTATCAGTTGCATCTAAAAATAAAATATAATCATATTTTCCAACAATATTTGATTCAATATATTCTAACACTTTAACCGTTTTGTAAAAAAACAATTTATCGTAATAAGAACCGTTTGTGATTAAACCAGAATTTCTCACAATATGAATATCTTCGGGTGAAAAATACTTCAGAGAGTTTTTATAAAAAGTTGGTTCATAATAATCAGGATAATCAAATAAAGCGGTTATCAGTGCAACATTTCGCATATTAATTAGTTGATAATTGTTTATAAAATTCTCTTATTAAATCATCATCGCTGTGAAATATATTGTCTTGTGCAAAAAATTTGTAAGGAATTTCATCTTCCCAAAAAATAACAAGTTCTTTACCTAAATAAGTTTTTAACATTTCATCAGATTCTTCACAAACTTCAATAAACGAGAATTTAGGGTATATACAAACTATATTATCTTTTACGTCAATGATTTGTTTGTGGTGAGCATTACCTCTATATTTATTACCCCACAAAAAAGTAAACTCATCAAATTTAGAAGGAATTGCAATATAACCCCTTTTAGATATTTTTGGTAACAAATCTAATAATTCGGTTGGTGTTATAACATCTTCTAATGTATGAGAACAAATGCTATAGTCAAACTTACCATTTTGTTCTACATAGTCCAATAATTCAGACCAAGTGTTTTTGTTTTGAATATTAAAATCAAAAAATTTTACACCTTCTTCTTGGATTTTAACTATATCCGCAACAAATTTACATTCGGGGTAAGACCAAAATTGTAAAGATGCACCAACGTCAATTGTTTTATAGTTATTATCTGAGATTGTTTTTTTTACTTGACCTGTCAAATTTTTGACGGTTTGATTATATTGCCAGTTTGTTATCATAATTTTTATTTAAGAATAGAATATCTTGTTGGATTAATTCATATGTTAATGGGTGGTTAATATTTCCAATATGTGCTATAGGAGTAAACCCTAACTTGTCCATGTAATCATAAACAAATTCTTTTGTTGGTGCCTTTTGATTGTATTCAACTAATGAAATTTCCATTAGAATACCTTTTGCCCTTTTGAAGATATCTAAACCACCGTTTATAATATCAATTTCAGAACCTTGTACATCAATTTTAATTAAATCAAATGATTGATTATTTAGAAGGTTAGAAAGAGTTTTTGTTTGTTTTTTTTCAATAATGATTTGGTCATCATCATAAAAAGAAGTATTTTCACGATAAATGGAATTTCCAGTACACCTTGGTTCATTTTTTCTAATATAAAAATCAACATCCTTTTCAATATCGCTTAATAGACAAATTGAATAGTCAACGTTTAATGTTTCTAAAACCACTTCACAACTTTCACTACCCTCAATTAAATAGTAATATGAATTTGGAAAAATGTTTTTAATTTCGTTATAAAACTGTCCAACATTTGCACCAATATCCAAAATTGATTTTGGTTCAAAATATGTTTTAATTTTTTCTAAACTCATTTTTAATTAAAGTATACAACCCCAGTTCCTGTTGAATGTCCGATATTAGTTATGTCATATTTTTCTTGACTGATTGAACCCCAAAATTTTTCCATTTCAAAATTCAAATGAATATCATCTAACAATAAGTAACCTTTGTATCCAATTGATACTAAATGATTAACAAATTGTTCTTCAAATACTCCGTCATGATATGTGTCTAACATAATATATTTTGAACTTAAAATAATATCTTTGTAATTTTCGTTAATCACATTATCAATAATAAACTCAACATTGTTAGGTAATAAATTTAAATCAAGTTCATTACCCACATTAAATGAACGAACCTTGTTTGAATGATTCACGGAAAATGCTAGTGCCGAACAACCCTTAAGAGTACCAATATCAAGGATATCTACTAAATTATCATTTTGGGAAATGTGTACCAAAAGTCTATAATGTTCTTGTCCTGATTTGGATATAAAATACTCTTGATATTCTAAAGAATTAATTCTTTGTGAGTGTGGAAACAAATCTATGTTGTCCAATTGTTCATTTGTTATAGTTAAAAAATCCATATTAATATATAGTTAGCTTACTGCGTTATGGTTTAATTGTCCTGTTATTCTATCACACCAACCTTTTGATTCTGAGTGAGGCCAAACAACCCAATGTGTTGGTAATTCATCTGTTTGAAAATCCCTCCACACTTTACAATACTTATCAGGGTCTCTCATAAATCCTGCAATTTCATTTTTATCAGCATCTTTACGGAATAATGTTTTATCATCTTTACCGTGGAAAGCAACAACCCAAAAGTCATAATCGGTTTCAGGTACTTGAGAATATCCAATATCAATACAATGTTTGAATATCATACAGAAACTGTCTTTCCATTCTTGTTCCGTTTCAAAATTATAAGGATTTGGTGGATAATTTTTATCTAATGTGTATTTATCAATTGCTCTTTTTTCAAATAAGATTCCTGAATATTTTTCATATTCTGTTAAAGTTCTAACGGTTCCAAAACCATAAGGACCATCATGCCCCTCCTGAGTTTCACCATCCATACCAAATAATTTTCTATTTGTTAAATGTGAGTGACTATTCTTTTGTCCCCAAGTTTTATCATCATCCCATTGTTTTGTTCTACCTTTACGGGTGTATTCGTGATAAACAACAGGAATGTGTGGATGGAACAAATCGTAACCCCAAGTGTAAGCTCTTGCCGCAATAGAGATTTCTTCTCCGTGAAAATAATATTCAGGGTTGTGTTGAACTTCAGTTGAGAACTGTCCTAATGTAAAACAGAAGTGAGCAGAATAGAATCTTGATGTTACAGGTTTTTTCATTTCTCTCCAACCTGGAATTGTTTCAGGTAAAAAGAATACGGCTCCTTCGGGAATGAATCTATCAAACGCCATTCTCCAAGCTTCTTGTGAACGACCTGCTGGGTCATTGTCAGGGTCAAAAGATGGTACATAACCCGTAAGTAGAGGCTTCTTGTACCCATCTTTTTGTAGACCCTTAATCATCTTGATTAAGATATCATCCCAATCTTTGATAAATCTCATATGTGAATCTATCTGTAATGTATAGGTTTCACCTTTATAAAGTTGTTGAACTTGATGTCTTGCCCAACAAACTCCTTTGGCGTCTTGATAAGGAATGTCTAAGATTCTAAATCTTTTGTCATCCCTGTATTCGTCTAAGTTATCAAACCCATCTTCAGGGTTATATTGTCTTGCAATACCAAAGATTAGGTTATTTGGTTTTTTTGCGTTCTCCAACATATTTTTAATGGTTGGAACCAATTGTGGGTCACGATAGCTTGCGCATTGTATAAATATTTTGCTCATTTAATTAAAAGATATTTAACTTAAAAATAAAAAACCCTCCACAAAGGTGAAGGGTTTTTTTAAAATATATTTGTAGTATTTTTTTAAATACATCCTGCTGGACTTGAAGAACTAATTTGACCTGCTCCACCTGTTACTTCATACCAAGCAGTTCCGTTAGAGTAGTAACCATTTGCCACTGGTATTGTTAATGCGGTATTAACATATAAGTATTCGCCAGTATTTGGACCAACTCCACCCGCAACCGTACCATAAATTGTGCTAGGTGATACACCAAAATCAACACAAGCATCATTTGATGTTTCACCCGTACCTAAACTATAAGTGTAATAACCAATTGTTGGTGTCGGTGTATTAGTTGGTGTTACACTTGGTGTATTAGTTGGTGTCTTAGTTGGTGTTATAGTTGGAGTTACCGTACTTGTTGGTGTATTAGTTGTGGTAACCGAAGGTGTAGGTGTTTGAGTTGGTGTTACACTTGGTGTATTAGTTGGTGTTGTTGTATTTGTTGGTGTATTAGTTGGTGTTGATGTTGGTGTTTGAGTTGGTAATACTGAACATAAACCATAGATGCCTGTTGTTAAAGTACCGTCTGAATTTAATTGAATATATTGTCCACCAAAGCTATAGAATCCTGACATATTATCTGAAAATAATACAATACCATTTGGATTATTATAGAATTGAGTATTGGCATCAAACGATACGTTTTCACCATAAATAGTTCCTGAACCACCAAAGCCATTACATGCATTATATGCCGTTGAGCCTGAATAAACAAAAAATGAATCAAGTGCGTTTGTTGGTGTAACAGTCGGTGTTGGTGTGTTAGTTGGTGTTGAGGTATTAGTTGCGGTATTAGTTGGTGTGTTAGTTGCTGTATTAGTTGGTGTATTAGTTACTGTATTAGTTGGTGTAACAGTATTTGTTGGTGTCGGTGTTGGTGTTTTAGTTGCGGTATTAGTTGGTGTTACACTTGGTGTTACACTTGGTGTTACAGTATTTGTTGGTGTTGGTGTGGGTGTTTTAGTATTTGTTGGTGTAACAGTTGGTGTTACAGTATTAGTTGGTGTATTGCTTGGTGTTGGTATAAAAGGAAAAGCTCCGTCATTAACCAATACAACGTTATTAACATAGAATGAAGATATTGAATATGTCCCATCTATTAACCAAATATTTTTTGTTTGATTTGATAATAATTCAACTTGGTATTGCCACATTGAATCATCACATCTTCTATAATTGAAGGTTGTTATTGTTGTACCCGTATTTGTTAAGGTATATTTGCTACATGCCATAATAATTTATATTTAACAATAAATATACATTAAAATAAAAAAACTTAACACACCCCAATATTAATTATTAAAGTCCCACTAAGTTGTATAAAATAACTTCCATTTGATATGGTAAAATTAGCATTTACAGGTGGTATTAATAATGATGAGTTACCAAATACATTATCGCCAGGAACTAAACGATTAAATGGTTTTGTTGTATAGATTGTTACATTTGATGGTGTACCAAAATTGGTTGATTCACAAACATCTTCATAATACCCACCTGTCCATAAATTATACCTATAAATAATGGTTGGTGTTGTACTTGGAGTTGGTGTTGGTGTTGGTGTGACAGGTGTTGGTGTAGGTGTTGGAGTTACAGGAGTTTGTGTTGGAGTCGGAGTTAACGTAGGTGTTGGTGTATTTGATGGACATAGTCCCATATTGGCAACATCAAGAGGTGCTCCATAGTATTCAACAAATACATTATCGGCACAAACATATTGTGTTTGAAGTGTGGGAATGGTTGATATTGTAATATTACCCGTACAACCAGTCCAACTATAATATCCCTCTTGGACATTATTATAATTTATTATTCTATAGTAATTACAACTCATTCTTATGTTCTTGTTGGTGTTGGCGTTTTAGTGTTTGTTGGAGTATTAGTTGGGGTTTTAGTATTTGTTGGTGTCGGTGTTGGAGTAACACTTGTTGGAGTATTCGTTGGTGTCGGTGTTGGGGTTGGTATTATTACTTGACAATCAGGACAATCAGGATTTAATAAGTTATATTTATCTTTTAATATTCTAAAGTTATGTTTAATTTGAGAGGCGTTTAATGGTTCTGTATACATTCTAAATGCGCTCACATCACCAATCATACTACCACCAAAGATTTCCTCTAACTCAATATGAGTTGTAAGTCCAGAATAAATTGTGTTATCCAAATCATTTGTTGTTAAACATTCAGGGTCTTGTTGGTAAGTAAGGTCATTTAATGTTTCAGGACATCCACCAGAAAAAGTTAAATTATCGTGAAGTCCTTGAGTACCTCCACCCAAAGAAATATTATAACCAACACCAATTTGTTTTTCTTTTTCAACATTTAATAATCTTGGAATAATTTCTTCAAAGTTTTCGGTAACCATAAAAAGTTTACCATTAACATAAAACTTAAGGGTCCCCATTCTAAAACTTTGTTCTTCAGTCCACATATCTGTGAACGTTACAACTTCAGTTGTTGCTGGGTCATAAGGTTGTTCTCTTGTTATTGGTGGTTCAATTAAACTAACACTTCTATTTTCTATTGTTGCAAAATATACCGTCTTGGCTAACAATCCAATTCCACCTTTATCGTATAAATCGCAGACATCCATCCACGTATATCGTTGGAATACGGCATCAATTTGAACCCAATGTTCATAATCAATATATGGTGTTAATTTACATTCATCAAATATACCTCTTGTTGAACACCATTCAGTTATAGATGTTCCCGTAACATATGTTAATCCTGTTAGACAAACACCACTATATTCACACCCACCAGTTATTCTATATGTTTTAACACATAATCTTGGATTTCCCGTATCACCGCTTAATCGTAACGATATTCCATTTGAAACACCATCATATAATGGGTCTTTTTCAGGGTATTTGGCAGTTGAAGTACAACCACAAGGACAACCACAATCACAATGAGTTATTGTTCCTCCTGATGGTTGATAAACCTCAAGACACATTGACGATGTGTTCGCACTACTAGCACATCCGCAAGTATGCATACAAGTTAAACCTGACGTAACTCTTGTGTATCCTGAATCTTGTTTTGGAGAACCATCGGCATAATGATAAAATTTATTCTCGGCTCTCGCACCCATATAAAAGAATGTTCCCTTATTGTCTGGGTATCTATAATTAAGACCAACACTTGTGTCACCACTCCATCGGTATCTTAACATAAATTCAGATGTCCACCCCAAATCAACTCTTTGTGGGAATACCTGATAATCATATCCAGCAATTTTATAAAATCCTTGAAAAAATCCTCCGTCTAATTTTGCAACATATCCAATATCACCCCCAACATTCTCATACGATAAATTATATGTATACGAATTATCATTCCATAATCTATTTTCAGTTGTGGTAAAACCTGTGATAGGGTGCATTTTCATTCTCCTATCGTATTTGTATCTACTAAACTTATCTGTTGTACCTGAATATAATCCTGTCGTTATTTCTATGGTTTCACCAGACATATTCTGAACTAAACCATTATCAATTCCTGTCAACCCAACATCACATAATTCTGTTGTGACTACACAAAAGTTGGGGTCAATATTTTTTGGGTTCCAATAATTTTCAGAAACAATTGTATCGGCACTAAACACACAGGGAGAAATTTGACATAATGTTGTCCCACTGCTATTTAAGTTAAACTTAAATGGCATTCTATTCCCATCGTTTTCTGCGATTAATAATGGAGAAAAAACAACTTCTTGGTCATAATCTTTCTCGTCTGACGCTAAGCAAATGTCAGTTATTTCATTAACTGGTTTTAACCCAAATCTACGAAAATTGTATTGATTAATATTTTGATATGCCATAACTAATGATAAATACCTTAGTTGCTAGTATTTATAGATAAAAAAAAACAGATGATTACAGAAGATAAAGAATTTTATTCATCACCGTATTATTTTTTATTGAGAGATAAAGGAGATAAATACTCATTATATTTCTCTGTAGAAGGGAATTTGACGGAAGCACGTAAGAAAGACGAGGTTATTCACTTTGCAAAAAATAAAGGAGGGAAGGTTAAAAATCACCTTAAAAAAATTGCCAAAGAGAAAAAAATAAAAACAACTAAGGGTCTTAAAACTGATTTAGAAGAATTAGTAAACGCCGATGGTTCTTTTTCAAATTCAAATATACCAATTCTTGACCCAAAACTTCACCCAAGAAAAACTATGGACCAAACAGTTGCGGCAGCAAGAATTACAAATGACCCTATTTCTCGTGGATATAGAAGTTATTATGGTGAATCTGTTGAAGAGATTGAAGAGATTGATATGTCAGGAGCTTTCGGTTATGAAGAAACTGAAGATATGGATGGAGCTGAAACTTACAAATATCTTGTTAAGAAAATGGATATGGACCCAGAGGATGCTAAAAATAGAACAAAACAAAAAGGACAAGACCCGACAGGTAAAAAAGATAAAAAATCAAAATATTATAAAGACCCAAATTTTATAACAAGAGCAACTCTATCTGAAATTCAAAAACAAAAGATGATTAAAGTTGTGGAAGATATTTTAATGGGAAAGAAAAATTCAGATAATTCTGATGTTTCAAAAAAAGATGTTGAGGTTTCAAGAATGTTAAAGAAAAATCTTTCATCATTAAAAAGACAAGCAGAAAAAGAAGGGATTTCAATTTCTAATTTAATAAAAGCATTGAGAAGTGAATAAAGATTTATACGATAAAGAAATAGAGTTTCCATCAGACAAACAGGAACATATGAGAGTATGTTTCAAACAAGCTGTTGGCGCTGATGAAAATGTGGAGGGGTTCATTAGAAATAAAGAACTTCAAGGACAGAAATTTATATCGTACAAACAACTTAAAAGGATTAAAAACTTTTTTGATAATTTCAAAGGAAACCATAATGAATTACCATTCATATTAAATGGTGGTGTTGAAATTAAAAATTGGGTTAATGATGAGTTAAGAAAAATGAGGGAATTCATCAAAATGAATAAAACAAATAAAATGAACACTGGAATGCAAAACCAATTCATTGATACTCATCAGAAAAAAGATTTTACAAATGTAAGAACATCTCAAGAACATTCCAGAACTGTTGATAAATATAATCAATCAGTAACAGAAAGTTTAAGACGAATAAATGAAATAATATCAAAAATATAACAAAATGGCAAACGAATTATCAGTTGATTTAACTCAAAATGAACCAAACGCACTTACAGCAATTGCTGACCAAGAAAGAGCAAGACTAATCCCTAAAAACGATTATAATAAAGTAGGAAATGAATATTCAGTGGTGAATAAAGACGCACTTGCTGATGGTGACTCTTTGGGTAGAGGAACTGGTTCATTTTTAGATGTATATAACACAGGGGCTGGAACAATAGACGATATTGTAGAAAGAAAAAGTGAAATAAAAATCAATCAATACAACGCATCAAAAGTGTATCCTAACTTCTAAAATGAAATTACAAGAAACCTTAAAGGATTTAATTTGTGAAATTGCTTCTATTGATAGTGTCGTTGATGCTATTAAACAGAAACAAAGAGTTATCATCTATTATGATGGCGATGAGCCAGGTGGTAGGGGTATTAGAGAAATTGAACCCGTGTGCTTAGGTGTCAGTAAGGCAGGAAATAAAGTTTTAAGGGCTTGGGATAATGAGGGGGCATCTCACACAGGGTATAAAGGAGAGCAACCTTTACCAGGATGGAGGCTTTTCAGGTTAGATAAAATCTTAACTCTAAAACCATCTGGAGAAAATTTCACAGAAATGAGACCAAATTTTAATCCAAATGGTGACAAAAGCATGACTAGCGTTATTATTATAAGTAAATTTTAAAAATATGGACAGATTAACAGAAAAATTAAGGCTTTCAAAAGCAATTATGGATAAGGCGGAAGGAATAAAAAGTAGTAATTCAATGAGTGGTGGATTACCACCAACATCACTTCAACAATTTGATGTTCCAAACGCAAAATATAATATTCCTTCAGAATATATGCAAGAAGAAAGACAACAACCACAAAATTATTTATCACAATTACCAACCGTAAATACAAAGCCAGTTGGTGTTCCAACGGTAGATGCAATTAAAAATTCAAAACTACCTGACGAAATTAAACGATTGATGATGGAACATCCTATTTCACAACCAGACCAACCAACATCAACATTATCAAATGATTTAATTAAAAAGGCGACTAGATTAATGGGTAATAGTGACTCTGGTTATGTACCAGAATCCGCAAAACCAAGACAGGTTGAAAGTCAATCACAACAAAATTTTGGTAGTATTGATTATAATATCATTCAAAAAATGATTACCGAAGCGGTTAATGATTCATTAAGAGAAAATGGATTACTTGTTGAGTCATCTGAAAAGGCAAATGAAATTTTTACCTTTAAAGTTGGTAAACATATTTTTGAAGGTAAGGTAACAAAAATTAAAAAATTGTCTTAACGGCTTTCTTTATTTGACATAAATTGTTATATTTTTAGAAATATACAAATAATTTATGTCAAAAATCAAAATATTAGTCGTTCCGTCCGATAGAACAGGTGTCGGTAAATTCAGGTCAGTAGACCCTCACGTTTTTTTACAAAACTTATACGGTGATGATTTTCATGTTGATATCGTATACGACCCATCATATGATGATATGACGTTTTGGTCTCAATATCAAATAGTATCATATCACAGGAGTATTGGTCAAGATTTTGACAAAGCAAATGCCCTAATCCAAAAATTAAATTCATTAGGTATTATAACCGTTTGTGATATTGATGATTATTGGATGCCAGGAAAAGAACACCCAATTCACGATATAATTAAACACAATAGAATTAATGAAAGAATTGTTGCAAATCTTAAAGTATCAAAATATGTTACTACAACAACTACTTTGTTTGCGGACGAAATTAGTAAGTTAAATAAAAATGTTGTCGTTTTTCCAAACGCAATTAATCCAAATGAACCACAATTTAAAGAACCGACATTAGAATCGGATAGAGTACGAATTGGTTGGTTAGGAGGTTCTTCTCATTTACACGATTTACAGTTATTAGATTTGGGTAGATTAACACCTCTTAAAGATAAATTACAATTTGTTTTATGTGGATTTGATACAAGAGGAAGTGTTACTGAAATTAACCCACAAACAAATGAGCACAAAAAAAGAGACATATTACCACACGAAACCGTTTGGGCTGAATATGAAAAAATATTTACACAAAACTTCTCAATTTTATCGGATGATTATAAGAAACACTTATTAAAATATAATCAAGAATCATACTCAAACGAATCTAATGAACCATATGTTAGGGTGTGGACAAAACCTGTAACATCTTATGCTAAGAATTATTCAAAATTTGATGTATCTTTGGCACCAATTAAAAATCATATGTTTAATAGAATGAAATCTCAATTGAAAGTAATTGAAGCTGGGTTTTATAAAAAGGCAATTATTGCATCAGATTTAGGTCCTTACACAATTGACTTAATACATTGTTTAGACCACGGTAATTTTGTTGATGGAAATGCGATGTTAGTTGGAGAAAATAGAAATCATTCTGATTGGTCAAAATATATTGAAAAATTAGTTAAAAATCCTAATATGGCAAAAGATATGGGAGAAAGATTGTACGAAACCGTTAAAGACAAATATGACCTTAATGTTGTGACAAAGAATCGTAGAGATTTTTATTTATCTATCGTTAAATAATAAAATAAATTTGGAGATATGCGAATAATGTGTATCTTTGAATTTTTAAATAAAAAAAATATGATAAACATACCAATAACAAAAATATTATTCTTAGACATTGAAACCGTAGGTGTTCAACCTGATTGGGGTTCTTTAGTTAAATCTAACGAAGCACTTTCATTCCAATTTGAACATTATTTTGATTGGTTTCAAAAAAGGTTCCCTGAAGACGCTGACAAAGGTGTCGGTCAAATGTTCGTTAATAGGTCAGCATTAGTTCCCGAATTTGCAAGGATTGCCTGTGTTAGTGTTGCATTCGTAACAGACAAAGGTGAAACAAAAATGCAGTCGTTTAGTGACCCTGATGAAAAGAAAATGTTAATTGAAGTTCAAAAACTTTTACATAGAGTTGGTGAACTTGGTTTCTTTTTATGTGGTCATAATGTTAAAGGATTTGATATTCCTATGTTAGCAAAACGAATGATTATGAATGGAATATTACCACCAAAAATATTACCAGGTCACGATACTAAACCTTGGGAAGTAAAGGCGTTAGATACAAAAGAAGTATGGCAATATGGTGGTTATGGGTCAATCGCTTCTCTTGAACTTATGTGTGTTTGTTTAGGTGTTGAATCTTCTAAAACAATGGAAATCACGGGTAATAAAGTTCACGATGCTTTTTGGAATAAAAAAGATATTGCAGGTATTGTAAAATATTGTGAAAAAGATGTGTCGGTATTAATTGATGTAATAAACAAACTAATAGAATTAAAATAATGGATTTTAACCAAAAAACTAATAAAGAAATTCAAGATTTATTTGAAAAAATAAAAAAAGATTCTGGTGTAACTCCAGACATAGATTATCAACAAGATATTATGGATATGTTTGGATTAAATCTTGAAGAAATGGAAGAGGAGATGTATACCGCATCAAAAACAAAAACAATTAATATAGAAATTGTTCACGGAGATGCTGTTTTTCCAAGATATGCCTACCCATCTGATTCGGGATTTGATTTACATTCAACCGAAGACTTAGAAATTGGACCATTTGGAAGAATTTTAGTTCCAACAGGTCTTAAAGTTTCTTTTGAAGAAGGATATGAAATACAAGTTAGACCAAAAAGTGGTTTGGCAATTAAACAAGGATTAACTGTTCTTAATACACCAGGAACTGTTGACCAAGGATACACAGGAGAAATACAAGTTATTGTGTTTAACACCAACAACCATTCTGTAATGATTCCAAAAGGAATGAAAATTGCACAAGCAGTTTTATGTCCTGTAGTTAATGGGAAATATGTTAATCTTCAATTGGTTAATCAAGTGGAAGAAAAAGACAGAGGAAATAATGGATTTGGTTCAACGGGTTTAGGGGTATGATGGAAGAAAATGTAAGTCCAACTTTATCTGAAGGAGTTAAAAATTATCTAATTGATATTGACGGAACGATAACTGATGATATTCCAAATGAAGAACCGTGGAGAATGGAGACATCATTACCATATAAAGGTTCAGTTGAAATGATAAATGGATGGTATGACGAAGGTCATATTATCACTTTTTTTACATCAAGAGTTGAAGAACATAGAGAAGTTACTGAGAATTGGTTAAACAAATTTGGATACAAATATAATGGGTTATTAATGAATAAACCCAGAGGTGGTAATTACCATTGGATTGATAATCATATTGTTAGAGCAACAAGGTATGATGGTAGATGGGGAGAGTTAATAAAAGTAGAACATAAAATAGAAGTTTTTAAATGATAACAATAGGATACTCAACAAGAGAACATAACCCAAAATACATTGAATACTTGAAAAAAAGTTCAGGGTATAAAAAAATTGAGGTTATTGAAAAGATTAACAATGGGGAGAAGTCCCTTTCTCAAGTTTATAACGAAATACTTGAAGAATCAAAAACTGACATAGTAGTTCTATGCCACGACGACATTTATTTTGATACCACAGGATGGTTTCATAAAATTGAAAATCATTTTAAAAAAAGTGATTATGGTATTTTAGGTGTTGCTGGAACAACACATATGACTGAAACAGGTAGATGGTGGGATTTAAGAAAAAAGATGATTGGTATTGTTAATCACGAAAGTGGTGGAAAAAAATGGACATCAAAATACTCTGAAGAATTTGGTAATAACATTAGAGAAACAGTAGTTGTTGATGGTGTTTTTATTGCATTAAGTAAGTCCAGAATTAAACATAATTTTATAGAAGAATTTGACGGGTTTCACTTTTATGACATCCCTTTTTGTTTTGAAAATCATCTGAGTGGTGTTAAAGTTGGTGTTATAACTAACATTAGAATAACCCATAAATCAATAGGACAAACCAATGAAAAATGGGAAGAAAATAGAGAATTATTTGTTAAAAAATATGGTGAAAATTTACCAATTAAATCTAAATTTGACCCAAATAGAAGAATTAAAGTTTTACTATCTTGTTTATTTTTTAGAGAGTTTACAGGTTCAGAATTATATGTTTATGAACTCGCCAAAAGTTTAATGAAACTTAATTGTAGTGTAACCGTACTCTCACAAATCGGTGGACCATTAACAGATATGGCAAAAAAGATAGGGATTAAATGTTTATCTTTTGAGGAAGCTCCAGGGTTTAAACTTGGTGATGGGGTGTGGGGATTTGAAACGCCAAATGGACATCAAGTTTCAATATTAAATAACTTATACAAAGTATCTGAATCAGATTATGATATTGTTCATATCCAACACAAACCTGTTGCAGAAAGAATTATTAATATGTATCCCGAATTAGATAAAATTTACTCAATTCATTCTGAGGTAATCTCATTGGAAGACCCTGTTAAAGACCCATCAATTAAAAAATATATCGCAATTAGACCCGAAATCAAAACTCACATAATTGATAAATTTCAAATTCCTGAAGAAATGATTGATGTTATATATAATCCAATTGATAATGAAAAATTCAAACAAACAAACATACCTTCTGAAGATTATGTGTTATTTCTTGGAACAATAGATTACTTAAGAAAAGAGACAATATTAGATTTAATAGAATACACCAAAGAAATTGGTAAAGAATTATGGTTAGTTGGTGAAAATAATGGTAATTTTTTGGAAAATCTTTTATTTGAGCAACACGTTAAATATTTTCCCTCAACATGGAATATTGAAAATTTTATATTAAAATCTTACGAGACGGCAGGAATTCAATTAGGAAGAACAACAATTGAAAGTTGGATGTGTGGAAAACCAAGTTGGATTTATAAGGTAGATTCAGGAGGATTTATTCTATCAAAAGAGAAAATAAACCCACCATCTGATATTGAAAAATATTTTACAATGAATGTGGCTCAACAAATTAAAAACGAATACATTAAAATTTTATGAGAATTGGAATAATAGGTGATAGTGGATTAATTGGATTATCGTTCGCATTATTATGTGAAAAAAATGGATATGAAGTAACTATATCAGACTCAAATGAAGATTATGTGTTTAATCTTAATCATAAAGTTTGTTTATCAAATGAACCAATGATTCAGTCTATGTTATTTGACACCATTAAATTTAGTGCAACAACAGATAATTTAGAGTTAATTAAAAATTCGGATATGATTTTTACATTTGTTTCTACCCCATCATCAATTACGGAAAATTTGGATACCACAAATGTTTTTGAAATTATAAATAATTTTTATAGTGCATCGTCATTAGATATTCCAATCTACGATAAAAAATTTATTGTTGGTAGTGTGACAAATCCTGGTGATGTTGAACAAATTCAACAGAGATTGGAAATGTTTAACGTACAGGTTGCGTATGTTCCTGAATTTACATCCCCAGGAGAAATTGTTAAAAATTTCCAACAATCAGAAGTTATTCTAATAGGTACTGAACATCAAGAACTATCAAACCAATTAATTACTTTGTACACAAAAATTCAAACAACTCAATTAAATGTGTATACTATGTCAATTAAATCGGCAGAATTAACAAAACTTGCCATTAGTGGTTTAATTGCAACTAAAATAACTTATGGAAATATGTTAGGTGAGGTTATGGTTAATTTGGGGTTAGAAAATGAAATTGGTGTTGTATTATCTGTATTATGTGGGGGTTCTAAAACCGATAGAAATCATATTAAGTATGGTTTTGGTTTCGGAGGACAATCACTACCAAAAGAAAATAGAATTTTTAGTAATTTCATTAATAAACTTGGAATAGAGATTAATATACCTTCTAAAATGGATAATTTTAATAGAGAACATTCTATCTTTTTAAAGAATTTTTTTACTAAAAATAATCCAGACAAATCAATACCATTTGTTATGAATCACCTAACATATAAAAAAGGTGTTAATGTTATGGAGGAATCCCAACAATTCCAATTATGTATTGATTTATTAAATGATGGATATATGTTACATATTATTGAATCAGATGAGATTACCAAAAAATTAAGTTCATTAAGCGAATCATACGATAATAGACTTAAGTTTTTTAAACAAGGAACAACCCCTCAAGGATACCAAATTAATTTATAATGAAACTACTAATCAAATTCCCGACAAGAAGTCGTAAAAATAAATTCTTCAAAGTACTCAGACAATATCAAAATATGTGTGAAGATTTAGATAATACTCATTTTTTAATCACGTTGGATAATGACGATGAAAGTATGAACCCATTAGATGTTGAAGATATTTTTAATACATTTAAAAATATTAAAGTAATTTATGGTAATAGTGATTCTAAAATACATGCGGTTAATAGAGATATTGAATTAGTTAATGAATGGGATATTGTACTACTAGCATCTGACGATATGACACCAAAAGTTAAAGGATATGATAATATTATTCGTAATAAAATGAAAGAATTTTATCCCGACACCGATGGTATTTTATGGTTTAATGATGGTCATATGGGAAATAAATTAAATACCCTATCAATTCTTGGTAAAAAATATTATGACAGATTTGGATACATTTATCATCCAGAATATAAATCAGTTTGGTCTGATAATGAATTTATGATGGTAGGTAATCTACTTGGAAAACAAACCTATTTTGACGAAGTTATTATTGAGCACGAACATCCTGATTGGGGATATGGTGGTAGAGATGATATTCATCAAATCAACTCAAAGAATGAGAGTCACGATAGACTACTTTTCACGAAAAGAAAGGAAAATAATTTTTATCTATGAAAAAAATAATAAGTTTTTCTCTTTGGGGTAATAATCCAAAATACACTATAGGTGCAATAAAAAATGCCGAGTTGGCAAAAACAATATATCCTGATTGGATATGTAGATTTTATTGTGGTAAATCAGTTCCATCTGATATTATTGAAAAATTAAAAACATATAACAATGTTGAAATAATTGAAATGGAAGAAAATGGTGATTGGAATGGGATGTTTTGGAGGTTCTATGCGTGTGAAGATGCTGATATAATGATATCAAGAGACACCGACTCAAGGTTAAGTGTTAGGGAAAAATCTGCCGTGGATGAATGGTTGAATTCTGATAAAGATTTTCATATAATGAGAGACCACCCATATCATAATGTTTTGATTTTAGGTGGAATGTGGGGAGTAAGAAATGGTATATTAAAAAATATCATTCCCATAATTAATGACTATAATAAAGGTAATTTTTGGCAAGTAGACCAAAATTTCTTAAGAGAAAAAATTTATCCGATTATTAAAGATATATCATTTATTCATGATGAATTTATGAAATTTGAAAATTGGTGTGGGTTATTTCCGACTGAAAGGAATAATAAAGAATTTATTGGTGATGTTTTTGATGAAAATGATATTCGTCACCCTGATTATTATAAATTTATACCATGAAAACAAAATACGATTTAACTGTTTTAATTTGTGTTTACAGTGTAAATGATTATTATGACTCATTATTGATAAAATCTTTAAAGTCATTAGAAAATCAAACTTATAAAAATTTTAAAACTTTAATTATTTTAGATGAATGTTGGGATAAAACTAAAAAAATGATAATTGATACCAACTTTGATTTGGATATTGAAATCCAAGAAAAGTCAAATAAAAGTGGTTTGGGTGATGCTAAAAATTTTGGGTTGTCATTTATTGAAACTGATTTAGTCGCATTTTTAGATGGTGATGATTTATATTGTTACGATAAATTAGAAAAACAAATTTTGTTTTTAAAGAATGATAATAGTGTTGATTTTTTATCAACTCAAAGTTGGACCATTAACCGAAATGATGAAAAGAATTTAATTGAAAGTTGTTTTTTATTAGGAACTAATGAAACTCACGATGAAATCTCAAAAAAAATTTATCAGGAAAATATGATAACACATGGTTCTATAATGATAAAAAAAAGATGTTTAGATGAATTAGGGGGATATAGAAACATAAAAGGTGTAGAAGATTGGGATTTATGGAAAAGAGCTATTGAAACGGGGTTTAAATTCCATCAAATACAAGAGAGATTATACATATACAGAATAGGTACAAGTAATATAAGGTAATTAAATATATGAATTCTATAACAACTAACCACATGGGTGGATTATGTAATGTGATGTTTAAATTGGCTGCATCAATTAGTTTGGCATTAGATAATAACGTTGATTTTATTTTTTCAAACGAGTTTTTAAGACCAATTAGTACTGAGTGTCCAAAACCAGGATTTGACCCTGATTATAGTGTTTATAATGATAATCTATTACGTAATATAACTTTTATTGAGAAGTTACCACCATTCTATAGAATACATAAAGAACCTAAAACTTTTAATTATAAACACATAAACTATAACATAGGTGAAAATTTATTACTTGAAGGATATTTTCAAAGTGAAAAATACTTCATAAATAATAAAGATTATGTTGTTAATCTTTTTAAACCAACCGAAAATATTAAACAAATAATATTGGAAAAATTACCAAATGTTCAAAATTCAATTTCAATTCATATTAGAAGGGGTGATTATTTGACATCCCCTAATTATCATCCACAACAATCTCCTGAATATTACATGTCGGCAATTGATTTACTTGGAATAGATAGAAATTATTTAATATTCAGTGATGATTTAAATGGTGTTAAAAGTATGTTTGATTTCTTACCAAATAAACAATTTGTTAGTTTAGGTAAAGATTACTTAGAATTATATACGATGAGTATGTGTGAACACAACATAATATGTAACAGTACTTTTGGTTGGTGGGGTGCTTACCTAAATGAAAATAAGAATAAAAAAGTGATTGGTCCTAATAACTGGTTTGGACCTGCATCATCACATTTGGATTCTTCAGATATAATACCAAATGATTGGATTAAAATTTAACTAATGAAAAAAATATATTCTAAAATTGACAAAACAAAACTATTACACTTGATAGTTAAAAAAGATGAAATAAATCCTGGCAGAGAAGATTTAGTAAGTGGAGAAAACTTTATTCAATGTTCAAGATTAAATTTAACAAAAGGTACGACATTCAAACCTCATAAACATATTTGGAAAGAAAGAACACAAAATGTAATTGCTCAAGAAAGTTGGGTGGTAATACAAGGTAGTGTTAAATGTATTTTTTATGATATTAACGACTCTATATTAACAACTGAAATTTTAAATGTTGGGGATGCGTCATTTACATTAGAAGGTGGTCATAATTACGAAATTTTAGAAGATAATACATTAGTATACGAATATAAAACAGGTCCATATGAAGGACAAGAATTTGATAAAACTTTTATTTTATGAGACAAGATATTACAAGTTTAAATAGATGGTTTGCTGATAATGGAGATTATACTCATAATATAAATTACGAATTAAATGATAACTCAGTTGTTATTGATTTAGGTGGATATCATGGGTTATGGATTGACGAAATTTTAAAAAAAAATAGTCCACATATTCCTAATATAATCTTAGTTGAACCAGTTCCTGAATTTTACAATCATTTAATTTCAAAATATGAAAATTATGAAAAAATAAAAGTAATGAATATTGGTGTGTCAGTAGATAAAAATGAAACAACAAAAACTCTATACGTATCAAGTGACGGTTCATCAACAAATTTTAATACAAATGTTAACACATCAATTCAAATTAAAACCTTACCTATTGACAAAATACTTTCAGACAATTACATTAATGAAGTGGATTTACTTCAAATTAATATTGAGGGTGATGAATATGGATTAATGGAGTACATGATTGAAAGTAATATAATTAACAAGTTTAAAAATATACAAATACAATTTCATTTAGGGGTTCCAAATGAAATAGAAAGAAGAAATAATATCCAAAAAAACTTAATATCTAAAGGTTTTAAAAACAAATTTGATTATCCTTTTGTTTGGGAATCATGGGAAAAATAAAATTTACATATGAAAAAATATAAAGTATCTATTAAGAGTAGTAGTTCTTATTTACCACCTAAGGTTGTAACTAATTTTGATATCGCTAAAAAAATTGATACGTCTGATGAATGGATTTATAATAAATTAGGAATTAAAGAAAGAAGAATTGCGGAGAACGAAAGTGTTTCTGAAATGGGTTATAAAGTTGCTGTTTCTGCAATATCAAATGCTAATATTGATAAAGAGGATATTGATATGATAATTGTGGCAACCTCAAGTCCTGAAAAAATATCACCGTCAATTGCTTGTACTATTCACGAAAAATTAAAACTACAAAAAAACATACCATCATTTGATATAAATGCGGTATGTTCAGGGTTTATCTATGGTTTAACAATCGCCGCTTCAATGATTGATAACGGTACTTGTAATAGAATATTATTAATTGCAACTGAATCATACTCTAAAAATACTAATTGGAATGATAGACACTCTGTTTTTTTTGGTGACGGTGCAGGTGCAGTTATATTGGAAAAATCTGAAAAAGGTTGGATTTATAGTGAATTACATTCAAATGGTTCGGGAACTGGAATGACAGGATTTAAACAACCATTAAACGAACCTTTTATTATGAATGCAAAAGAGGTTTGGGACCAAGCAATATCAGTATTACCAGATTCAATCAAACAGGTTTTATTGAATACTAATACAAATATTGATGAGATTAATATGTTAGTACCTCATCAGCCAAGTATTAATATATTAAAATTAATCGCCGATGATATTAATCTACCAATGACTAAAGTTAAAACAGTTATGGATAGGTATGGTAATATTGCGGGAGCGTCTATTCCAGTTGCATTACACGAAGCATTAACAAATAATGAAATCGTTAAAGGAGATAAAATATTGCTTACAGCTATTGGTTCAGGATGGACTTGGGGTACTATTTTAATAAACTATGAAAATTAATATGGAAAATAATAAATTATTTAAAAAAATTGGTGAAGATGTTAGAGTCAATGAATTGGCAATAATATCAAGACCTGAATTGGTTGAGATTGGTAATCATGTTGCAATTGATATGTGGACTTACATCTCAACTCAAGCAATATTGGGTGATTATATTCATATTGCACCAAGTGTTTCAATTATAGGAGGAGCACCAGCATTAATCGTCATGGAAGATTTTACCAACATTGGTTCGGGTAGTAGAATTGTATGTGCAAGTGATGATTTTATGCAAGGATTAATATCACCTGTGGTTCCATTAGAACATAGAACCGTTACCAATAAACCAGTAATTTTTAAACGATACGCAACTTTAGGTGTAAATTGTACTGTTTTACCTGGTGTTACTTTGGGTGAGGGGTCTATAGTTGGTGCTGGGTCAGTAGTCACGAAAGATACTGAACCTTGGACTGTGTATGCTGGGTCACCAGCAAAACCAATAAAAAAAAGAGACTCAAAACGAATATTAGAAAGTGCAAAAAAACTTATGAATTATGAATAATTTTAAACCGTCAAACGACTCATTAGATATTCCGTGGATTGAGTCACCATTTTTTAATGAATTACTTAATAATTCAGATTTAAGTGATAAACAAAAAGAAGATTGTAAATTTTTTAATGAAAATGGTTATCTTATTATTGATTTAGAATTAACCGATAATGAAATTTCGCCAATAGTGAATGATGTATATGGTGCATTGAATAATGAAAATACCATATACCATGCAGACCACTTTCAATATACTGAAAGTAAAAGAATTTTTGAACATTGGAGAAAAAGTGACTCTATTGCAAATTTAACTATACATCATAATATCATCAACACCCTTACTTATTTGTATGGAAAAACACCATTTCCATTTTCAACTATTAATTTTGTTAAAGGTAGTAACCAACCACTTCATAGTGATACCATACATTTTCACACAATACCACATCTTTGGATGGTTGGTGTATGGATTGCATTTGAAGATGTTGACGAAACTAATGGTACTTTAAAAATAATACCAGGAAGTCATAAATGGCCAGTATACGAATATCATAATCTTAATTTACCTCATCCTGACACTATTGAAGATGGGGAGGCACATAACTATAAAATATATGAAGATTTTTTAATTGAATTAATAAAAAGTAAAAACGCTTCTGAAAAAAATGTAAGTTTGAAAAAGGGTCAGGCATTAATATGGGCGGCAAATATGTTACATGGGGGTTGTAATGTTGAAGGTATTACAGATTTTACTAAAACTAGATTAACTCAAGCTAACCATTATTTTTTTGAAGGGTGTTCTAAACATTACCACCCAATGTTTTCAAGACCATTAGATGGTCAATACGCACTTAAATGGTGCGATGATAATAACAATATTAAAACGTATTTAAATAATCAAAAATGAATTTTAATGTAGTTTCAACTTTTGAAATAAAAATTTCTGAGTTTTTTGGTTCAAAGTATGCAATTGCTGTTGATAGTTGTACTCATGGTTTAGAATTGTGTTTACGATATACTAAAGAAACAAAAATTAATATACCTAAAAGAACTTATTTGTCTGTTCCATTTTTGGCGGAAAAAATAGGGTTACAAAGAGAATGGAGAGATGAGGATTGGGAAGATTATTATACTCTTAATTACGGTAATAAAAGAATAATTGATGCTGCAGTACTATGGAGAAAAAATAGTTATATCCCCAATACATTTATGTGTATTAGTTTTCAATATCAAAAACATCTTTCATTAGGTAGAGGTGGTGTTATTTTACTTGATAATGAAATAGATTATCTTTCATTAAAAAAAATGTCTTACGATGGAAGATTACCTAATATACCTTGGAGAGACCAAGATATAGATACAGTCGGTTTCCATTATTATATGACACCAGAAACAGCTCAATTAGGATTAGATAAATTAGAGTTGGCGATAGATACACAACCAAGAAAATGGGTTGTTACCGATTGGCCCGATTTAACAGAAATGAAAATTTTTAACAAATAATATGAAAAAAGCATTTATAACAGGAATCAATGGACAAGATGGTTCATATTTAACAGAACATTTATTGTCACTTGGGTATGAGGTTCATGGGATTGTTAGACGAAATTCAGTTCCCGAACATCAACAAAGCCGTATCGAGTCAATTAAAGATAAAATACACGTCTATTATGGAGACGTATTAGACCAATCTGGGTTACAAAGATTATTAGATAATATACAACCTGATGAAATATATAACTTAGCGGCTCAAAGTCACGTTAGAATTAGTTTTGATGTTCCAGAATTTACATTACAAACAAATTCAAATGGTGTTTTAAATATATTAGAAGCATATAAAAGAAGTTGTCCAACCGCTAAATTTTACCAAGCATCATCGTCAGAAATGTTCGGTAATTCAGTTGATGATGACGGTTTCCAAAGAGAAACAACACCGATGACACCAGTGTCTCCATATGGTTGTTCAAAATTATGTGGTTATTCTTTAGTTAGAAATTATAGGAAGGCATATAATTTACATGCGGTTAATGGAATATTATTTAATCATGAATCTCCAAGACGAGGTTCTAATTTTGTTACAAATAAAGTAATTAAAACCGCTGTGGAGATTAAACATGGATTAAAGGACAAGTTGGTCGTTGGTAATATGGACTCCTATAGAGATTGGGGTCATTCTAAAGATTATGTTAAAGCGATGCATCTAGTCTTAAATCATGACACACCAGATGATTTTGTCATTTCAACAATGAAAACACATTCAGTGAGAGAAATGATTGATTATGTTTTCACAAAATTAGGTTTAGATTACACAAAATACGTAGTACAGGATAAAGAGTTTATGAGACCTGAAGAATTAAAATACCTTAAAGGTGATTCCACAAAGGCTAGAAATTTATTTGGGTGGGAACCTGAATACACTTTTGAAAATTTAATGGATGAAATGATTGAACATTGGGAAGAACAGGTTAGAATAAATAAAATGATAATAGGCGGAAAATATTAAAAATGATGAATATAGTACAATTAGGTTCTTGTGTTGGAAATGACGATTTAACGAAATTGATTGGAGAATCTCAACCTGAGATTTTAATTTTGGTTGAGCCGATGTCAATACACAATGAAAAAATTACAGAATGTTATAATAACATCACAAATAAACATATTGAAAACATTGCAGTTTCAATTAACAATGAAGAAGATATGTCATTCTTCTATCATAAAAATGATGGACCAATGTATGAAGTTGCTTCAACAAATATAAGTCACATCACAAAACATGGGTACAATACAGATGGTATTGTAGAATTAAAAGTTAAATGCTTAAGGATTAATAATCTTTTTGAAAAATTCAATTTAAAAAAAATTGACATACTTTTTATTGATACTGAAGGTATTGACGATTTAATCATTAAAGACATTGATTTTAATTCTTTTGAAATTAGTGAAATATATTTTGAAAATCTTCATTTAACCCAAAACGACATATATTCTTTTTTAGAAAACAAAGGATATACCATTATTAAGAATTGGGGTTATATGGGTTGGACATCTTTTGCAAAAAAAAATAATAACTAAATATGAAAATATTAATCATTCAAGAAAACGGAAGACACGTTGAAAATAGAAAATACCGAGAATGTTTTAATTTACAGAGAGCCCTATTACGGAAAAATGTGGATGTTGTTGTTTGGGGATTGGGTCATGAAAACTTTAAAACACCATTTCAACAAATAATAAATGATGTTAATGTTATTATTCTTTTAGAAAATTATGAATCAAATGGATGGTTACCTGACTTAAGTGATGTTAATATATTAAAAATATTTTGGAGTATTGACTCTCATTTGGTATTGATGAACCATATAACAACTGTCACAAAAAATAAAATTGATATAGTCCTTAATTCTATTGAATCCCATCAAGGTAGTTTTAAACAATCAAAAACTTTTTATTTTCCAAATGCATACCCTTCGGATTTAATATCACCAATTGATAATATTAATAAAGACGTATTTTTGGGGTTCTGTGGTTCATTACTTAATCGCTCATATATTCTAAGTAAGTTAGAAAACAAATTTAAATTAAAAAAAGATATTTGGAAATTGGGTGATGAAATGGTTGAAACAATAAATGGGTATAAAATACATTTTAATCAGACATTATCAAACGATATCAATTATCGGGTTTTTGAAACTATGGGATGTAATACTTTGATGTTAACCAACAATACAGAGAATATTAACACATTTTTCTCGGATATGGAAAATATAGTCATATATAATAATGAAAATGATTTATTTGAAAAACTAAAATTACTCTCACTTAATAATGATTTAATCACTAAAATTAGTAATTCGGGATACAACTTAGTTAAAGATAAACACACATATGATAATCGTGTTGATGTTTTACTTAACATAATAAACAATTATATTTAAACCAATAATTAAAATAAAACTATGATTACAATACCAGTAAGTGTTGGAGAATTGATTGATAAATTATCAATCCTACACGTAAAAAAAACAAAGGTTTTAAATGAACAGAAATTAACATTCATTAATACCGAATTTGAACTATTATATAATATGTCATCATTTTATTTAAATGATGAGGAAATCTCTAAACTATATCATAAATTGGTTGAGATTAACTCACAACTTTGGGATGTTGAAGATGAATTAAGAGTAATTGAATCAACTAAGGAGTTTGATGTAAATTTTATTGAGCTGTCAAGAAAAGTTTACTACACAAATGATGAAAGATTTTCAGTAAAAAATAAAATAAATGAACTAACCAATTCGGATATTAGAGAACAAAAAGATTATAAAAACTACTAAGAATGGCAAGACAAATAAAAAAAACACCATCCCCAACACCTTCACTTGAGGAAAAGATTGTAAAAACAAAAAAACAATCAATTTGTTCAATTGTGAAAAGAAAAACTAAAGAAAAGTTTTTATCTGAAAATCAAAAAATATATTACGATAAACTAAAGAAAAATCAAATAACAATATGTTCAGGACCTGCTGGTGTTGGTAAAAGTTATATTGCAATGAAATGTGCAATTGACCTATTAAGTGACCCTGAAACTCCTTATGAAAAAATTATTATTGTAAGACCTGCGGTTGAGGCTGAGGAAAAACTTGGTAGTTTACCAGGTAATGTTGAAGAAAAATTAGACCCTTATATTTTTCCATCATATTATTTATTAAATAAAATAATTGGAAAAGAAGCAAGAGAAAAATTAAAAGAGATTGAGGCGATTGAAGTATTTGCTATGGCATTTATGAGAGGCATGAATATTGATAATTCTATTTTAATATTTGAGGAAGCTCAAAACTCAACACCAAATCAAATGAAGTTATTATTAACGAGAATTGGATTTAACTCAAAGTTTTTTATCTCAGGGGATTTGGAACAAACTGACAGATATAAAGATATTAGACAGAGTGGGTTATATGACGCAATACAAAAATTTAACAACTTACACGATATTGGTGTTTTTGAATTTCAAACTGCCGATATTGTTAGAAATCCACTAATCAGTCATATCTTAAAAAGATACGAAGAATGAGAATAGGGATTGAGTTGAATGGTGTATTAAGAGACACATTAAAAAAAATTCAACAGGAGTATGAAAAATGGTACCTTGAAAATCCGTTTAAAGAAGATGAGGAAAAATCTGAATACGAAGTAATATCCGATTTAACCACATTAGAAATTACAAAACATCTTAAATTTAAGGATGATGATGAATTATATAATTTTTTATATAGAGAACATACTATGGAAATTTTTGGACATGCTGGTTCAGTTGAAACTTCCAGTATGATGGACTTTAACGAGTTTTATTTAGATATGAGAGATAGTCACGAAATTATCATTGTATCTGATGAAATTGGTAAATCAAAACCAGCATCATTATTTTTTATTTCAAAGTTTGGATGTTTGGTTGAATCTGTTAAATTTTATAGTGAATCTACAATTAATTCGTTATGGGACTCAATAGACGTTTTACTTACGGCAAATCCTACACTATTATTAAATCATCCCGATGAAAAAAAAGTTATTAAGTATGAAACATCATACAATAACGATATTGAAATTGAACATTCAATAATAAACTTAAAAGGATTAAAATTAAAAATAGAAGAAATATATGATTAAGGTATTAGGAGAAAATTACTTTATTGACTTAGATAGAGTTGAGGAGTACATGGATATGTCTAGTTATTCAACTGAAGAGGAAACTTCAGGTTCAACAGAAATGAGGATTAACATCATAAAATTTGAAATGGTAAAAATGTTAATAGATACAATCTTAACAGAAAATGAAGACATTGATGAGAAACTTGGAATGAAATCAAGTGCGAATACAAGTATACCATTCAGAATAGCTTTCAACAGCTTATTAAATAAAAAAATTATAAATCATTACTAATATGGAAGTAACATTAAACGAAAAAGTAAAACAATCTATCCAAAATTTAAGGGATAAAAAATCAAGAATTTATTTTCTTGTTCAGGACACAAAGGGAAATGCGAGAGCGTCTGTTAGATTAATCTATCAAATGGCAAAAACCCTTTTAGATTCAGGATTTAATCCCATAATTCTTCACGAAAAAACGGACTATGCAGGAGTTATTGCATGGTTAGATGAAGAATATATGTCTATACCTCATAGAGCGATTGAGGGGCAAAATTTAGAAATATCGCCTGAAGATTTTATTGTAGTACCTGAATTATTTGGGTTCATAATGGAACAAATTAAAAATTTACCTTGTGGTAAAATTGTATTTACCCAAAACTACTCATACATAACAGAAACATTATCACCAGGACAAAATTGGGCTCAGTTTGGATTTTTAAAGTGTTTAACAACAACAAAAAAACAACAAGAGTATATTGAATCAGTAATGAGACAATCTAGTTTTGATATTATTAAACCATTAATTACTGATAACTTCTACCCAAAAACGTTACCTGCAATGCCAATTATTGGTATACACACTAAAGAACAGGGTGAGACAATTAATATCATTAAAACTTTTTATCTAAAATTCCCACAATATAGATGGTTTACATTTAGAGATTTAAGAGGACTTTCTGAAAAAGAATTTGCAAACTCTTTAAGAGATTGTTTTGTTAGTGTTTGGATGGATGAACAAAGTGGTTTTGGTACATTCCCACTTGAATCTATGGCATCTAACGTACCTGTTATTGGTAAAATACCATACATGCAACCTGAATGGATGAATGAAGATAATGGTATTTGGATTACCGACCCAACATTAATATGTGACTTTATTGCTGATTTTATACAAAATTGGTTAGAGGATAATATTAAACCAGAACTTCACGAAAATATGAAAAAAACCGTTGAAAATTACACAAATAAACAAGAATTTGAATCTAATGTTACCTCATTATTTGAGTCGTATTTAACTAATAGAGCAGATTCTCTTGAATCACAAATAACTAAAACTGAAGAATAATATGAATAATAAATTATCACTATCAATCATACTACCTATCAAATCATCTAAAACAAGAAATTTTGATGAGTATTTTGAAAAGGCAATCACATCAATTAAATCTCAAACAACTGAGGTTGAAGAGTTATTAATTGTACACACTTCTGAGGAATCATTAGTAGATTTTTTAAACGAATATGATTTTGGAACATTAAATGTTACAAAATTATTGTGGGATAAAATACCAAACTATTGCGAACAAGTAAATTATGGTGTTAAAAACGCTAAAGGTATTTGGGTATCATTATTTGAATTTGATGATGAATACTCATCAATATGGTTTAAAAATGTTAAAAAATATATTGACGCATATCCCGATACTCAGGTATTCTTACCTGTTGTTGTAGAGACAGATGAAAAGGGTGTATTTGCAGGATTTACTAATGAGGCAACATTCGCAGCTAACTTTAGTCAGGAAATGGGATTCTTAAGTAATGAAACATTACAAGATTATCAAAATTTTCAAACTGCTGGTTCAGTAATTAAGAAACAATCTATTGAAGATTTTGGAGGTTTTAAACCATCAGTTAAATTAACTTTCGTTTATGAATTTTTACTGAGATTAACATATAATTCAGTAACAATTATGACCATACCAAAACTTGGGTACAAACATACAAACATGAGAGAAGGGTCAATATTTTGGAATTACAAATTTGGTGAAGACAAAATGATTGACGATGAAGTTAAGTTTTGGATTCAAACCGCAAAAAAAGAATTTTTCTTTGTGGAAGATAGGAACATAAAATATAATTCAGAAAATGTGTAATGCAAGAAACTCTATCTGGTACAACAGAAGATGTTTCATCCAAAAAAAGAGGTAGAAAAACGGTAAACGTAAATTATTTTGATGTTAGGGAAGAGACCGCAGTTAGAAGTTTTTTATTAGCGGAAACTTCAGAAGAAAAAAACAAAATATATAATGAATACTTAAGAGGACCTTTAGATAAGATGATATCATCTATCATAAGACGATATAAATTATATCGTAAAGATATGGACTTCACGGAAATCCATTGTGATACTCACTCATTTTTAATGACAAAGGTTGATAAGTTTAAACCATCAAAAGAAAAGAAAGCGTATTCGTATTTTGGTACAATATGTAAAAATTATCTGATGGGTCAAATAATAAAAGACCAAAAAGAAATTAATAGAAAGGTATCATATGAAGATATGTCTGAAAGTATTGAAGAAAGACCTGACATGATTTATCATATAGATGAAGAGGAGGTTGACACAACTTTAATCATCTACCAATATTTGAAAGAATTAAAGGATTTTATTGAGAATGAAAATTTAAATGACAATGAAAGAAAATTGGGTTACGCTCTAATTGACTTATTTGATAATTATGAATCAATATTTTCGGGAGCAGATAATAACAAATTTAATAAAAATGTAATCCTCCTTTCGTTAAGAGAAATGACAAATTTAAGTACTAAAGAAATCCGTAGTTCTATGAAAAGGTTCAAAAAATTATATATTTTGATTCAATCAAAAATGAAAACAGATTAAAAAGTATTTATAGATATGCCAAGACCACAACGTAAAGAAATTAATTTTACTAAAGATTCAATATTATCTTTAATGCAGGAAATCTATAATGAACTTGTAGAACAGAGACAAACCGCAATTAGGATTCAAAATAAAATGCTTTCAATGTTGAAAGACCCTAATGATATGATGACAATCGGACCTGTAATTGAAAAACAACAAAAGATTGTTAATGATTGTGTTGAGAAAAAAATAAGTTTATCAAAACTACAATCTAATATTTGGGAGAAATCAAACAGTAACAATAGTGAATCATTTTCATTTACAGATTTAGACGATAATCTTATTCAAAATCTAATAGAAAAAGATGTTTCTAACGATGAAGAAACATATAAAATGAAATAATATGGCAATACCTGATTTATCACAAGGATTTGATTCCGCCAAAAGTACAATTAATTCATATAGTTCTTATATTGGGATTTCACAAGCTGCAAAAAAATTAGAAAAAGAAGCTGGAAATTCTGAATCAGAATCTACGGCAAATCTAACTTCTTCTTTAGATAAAATTTCCACACAACAAAAAAGATATTTAAGAAACCCACCAAATTCGTTTGACCAATTATTAGATTTAATTGGTTTGGCGAGTGGTACTGGCTCAGGTCCATCTTCATTAAAATATTTAAGAAAAACATTATTACAAACCGCAGTAAAAATAGAGCCAGACATACAAAAGATTATTAGTGAAGAGGCTTTAAAAGCGTTAGGGTGTTCTCAAGAACAAACATTTAACGGATATAGTGTATCTAATTTAGAACAATTAAATGGATTACAATCATTAAGTGGTAAAGACGCAATTTATGTTCCTGTACAATCGTTAGACATTGGTAATATTCTTAAACTATCACCAGAATCTGAAATAGGTAAAATAGTTTATGAAAAACCTGCACCATCGGCGGATAGTGGAGTGTTTAGACCATATGGGGGTAAAGACCCTTTCCCAATGAATAAGACCTTAAATCTTACACTAAATAACTCTAGTACATACTCTCAAACCTATGGTAAATATTACCAGGGTACATCTGGACAAAACTTATTTGATATTCAATATTCCCCAACAAATAGTACAGGTGTTACTCAAGATTGTTACAAAGTCGCATTAATTGACAAAGTAAACACATTAGGTACTTCCACAGGTGGTACATCAAATAAAGTAGGTGAATTTTTAAAAGATTATTATTCAACAATTAAATTAGTTGATAGTGTAGATATTACTGCTAATTTAATGAATTTAATCAGCGGTGCTGTTAGTATGAATCTTAAATTAGGGGAGGATGATATTCAAAAAGACACAACATTTTCGTTAATTGTTCAAAGATATTTAGGACTTTGTTTTGATTCTAGAAGAGAAATTGATGTTAGTGGTGTTTCTAAAGTGGCCGAATTAGATGGGGTAGATGAAAGTTTTTTTGAATTAACGGAAGTAGATTTAAGAAATATTGATTTAAAAATTACTAATATCCAAAATGGTGTTATGGAATTTGAAGATTGTGATAATGTGAAATTACCTGTTGATTATGAAACATTAGCAAATGAATTAATTGTTTTTAGAGATGCTTTAAGTGCTCAAACCACTGAAGCTCAAGTAAAAAGTATTGAGGGTATTATTGATACTCTGTATCAAAATCCAGAATGGAAAGCTTATTTACCAACTAATTTTAATGCTGAAATTGCTGTTAATAAGGATATTTTAAAACAAATTCCATTAGCGGTTGCTTCATCAGTATTAAGTCCAAAAGTACTCCTTCCAATATTCATTTTATTACAAGTGATTGAGGGAAATGCAATAAACGAGTATAATAATGCAATAACACCAGCAAATCAGGTAATTCAATCAGGTAACACTAATATAGGGCAGGTAAATAATATTGTTAATAACCAAGTTGATTTTTTAAAGGTATTTAAAAAATTTAATATTGAAGTTATTTCTAGAATAGGAGCTATCTTTATTAAAGCACTTTTTGACATTTTGAAAAAAGATATTGTAAATCTTTTAAGTATTATTATTGGTGATATTGCGGTGTCGGAAAGACTAAAAAAATATAGAATAATATTGAGATTGGTTCAATTAGCATTAGTTATTTCGCAATTGGTTGACGACTATAGAAAATGTAAGTCGTTAGTAAAAGATATAAAACTTTTATTAAACACGATAAATAAAAGTTTTTTAGGTGGGAAGGGTAAAATACCTGTACCTTTATTGATATTATCGGATTTTTTGCCAGGGACTTCCCCTGAAAGGTCAACAATAAACACAATTAATTATTTACAATCGGTTGGAATACCAACAGGGGCATTACCAGATGGTTCACCAAACTTAATGTCATTACAAATTATGATGAGTCATAAAGGCGCCGACCAAGAGCAAGCAGAGAATGGTAAATTAGATGCCTTTGGGTTAAGTCCTGCTGGTCCCGTACAAATTTTTGGAAAATGGGTATAATATGAAAAAAGAAGAGTTTGAAAATATAATAAAAGAACAGGGTGATTTAAAAAATCATTCTAATTCAAAGTTAATTGAGGATATGGATAAATTAACAAATGACTTTGAAATGACAAAAACTAATATACTTAATTTAACTTTGTATTTGGATAAAGTAGAAGAGTTATATAATAACATACTTAAAGAATACCAATCTAGAACATAATGGAAAACGAATCAATATTTTTTCAAATTCAAGTATTAGACAATGAAGACCCAATGATGTTGGGTAGAATAAGAGCTAGACTTTTAGTTGATAATTACCAAGACGTTGTTAAGGGAATTAATGACCCGCCATGGAATGAAGAAAAAGATAGATGGACTGATAGAGACCCATTTATTTTTAACCCTCTTATGCCTTATTTTATGTATCAAGTACCAAAGGTTGATGAAATGGCTCAAGTTATATATGTAAATAATAATTTTAAATATCAGAATCAATATTACATTCAAAACACATTTTCTACACCGACAGCGACAAATTTTGAATATTATGTCGGTGGAAATAAGTTTACAGGAACAGGAACTCAATTAAAAACCCCAAAACCTTTAAAGAATCAAGATGGTACATATTCTAATAATGTAATAAAGGGGGTATTTCCTGAGCCAGGCGATAATGGTATATTAGGACGTGGTAGTGCTGATGTTATTGTTAAAGAAAATGAAGTTTTAATTAGGGCGGGTAAATTTAAAGGAGAAGTTCTTCAACCAAATGTAATTCCTGTTGGGAATTCAAAAAGGGGATTTCTACAACTTTCAAGATTTAATAAGACAAAAATAAAACAACCTGATAAAATAATCTCTGAAATTAATGAAACAATTGTTTTAGTAAAATATCTGATTGAGTGGTTTATTTTAAATCCTGAAAACCCTTTTGATAAATTTAATGGTTCGGTTTACTTATATCAATTAAAGGCAGATGTTTCAACTAACTCTAAAAATTTAAAAGTTGGTAGTACGGTAAATGAAAATTTAAAATCATTAGTTGCGTCAGAATCTTTTTCTTTATTATCAAAGGCAGAAACAATTGCGTTTATCAATAATTTTATTCAAACTTGTAATAGTAAATCAACAACAACATCTGGAATAACTCTATTTCAAGACGATAATAAATTCCCAATATTTTATAGACCAAATAACATAACTTATTCTAAGTTAAATCCGTCAATAACAAACACCACTGACACATCGGGTATTGTTACTAAAAATGTTACGGAAATTTTTAATAAAGTTAAATTAGTTCCCGCAATACGACAAGGTGGGTATGGGTTAATTTATGCTAAAGACAAAGTTGGAACTCCAATAACTCTTAAATCTACGGTTGTTCCACAATCATCATACGTTGCCAATCCAATAACTTACGGTGCGTTAGGTAGTGATACACTATTCTTATTATCCCATCAATCAGCAATACCAGGAAAAGGAAAAATTAATTTTGATGATACTTTATACGGTATTTCAGGAGAACAATTTACCGATGAAATAATCCCAAAAACCTCAAGTTTAGTTAGAGGTGAAGAACTTTTAGAGTTAATTAATTTAATTACAAGATTCTTATTAACACACGTTCACCCATATCCTGGAATGCCACCAGTATCAGTAAGTACTGATGGTACAAGTGTTAATGACCTATTATCTGAACTACAAAACGCATCTACAAAAATTCTTAATAGCAATATCCGACTTAATTGATATTTATATTTAAATATCAATGTCAATTCTAAGGTCATATATAGATAAAAACAACACAATCGTCTCAAATTCATTAGTTAATACGGCTAGAAACCCTATAATTGAATTGAATTTTGGTGCTTCCGATTACATTGTTCCCAATTACGGTTACAGTAGATTACTGTTTAATTTAGATTTAACTCTATTAAGAGATAATATTGCCACAGGTGTTATATCAACAGGATGTACTACAGGTATGACTCACGTTCTTAAAATGACAAACACATCGTCATTTGATAATGAGTTATTAAATTCTTTTATGTCAAATGAAAGAAGAAGGGCAACATCTTTTGATTTAATATTATTTAGAATCCCACAAACATCAGGGTCAACAGGTTCTCCACAAAATTGGGATGAAGGTGTTGGTTTTGATTATACAGAATCTAACCTCAATCAAAATAGTCCATATGGTGGTTCTACCCCATTAACATACGTTGATAGTAGAGCATATTCAACAAGACCGTCTAATTGGTATCAAACCACCACTATTAGTAATTGGTCTCAACCAGGGGTCTATAATAATAAAAATGAAGGTATTGCAGTAAATTATTCTGGATTAACAATTATCGCTCAACAACATTTTGAGCTTGGTAATGAAGATATCAATATGGATATGACCAATGAAATTCAAGGAGTTTTAAATGGTTCCATTACAGGTGTTACAGGATGGGGAATAGCATATCTACCACAAATAGAAAATATCACGGGATTAACCGATAGTTATAGCGTTGCCTTCTTTTCAAGATATACACAAACATTCTACCAACCATTCCTTCAAACAACATATGATGACATTATCAAAGATGATAGAGATGTTTTCTTAAAAAATCAAACAAACAAATTATATCTTTATATCTATCAAAATGGTGATTTAGTTAATTTGGATTCAGACCCCTATGTTAGAATTGAAGACCGAAATGGTGATGCCGTAACAGGTATGGAATCATTATCAACTTGTTTAAGAACAAGAGGAGTTTATGAAGTAATTGTACCTAATGGATTTTTAACTTCACCAACCCCATGTTTATATTATGATGTGTGGTCAGGATTAACAATCAATGGACAATCAATTGGAAACGTAACAAATCAATTCACACTTCAACAATATTCTGCTGGAATTCAAATTGGTTCAGTATCTAAAGACCCTACCAAGTTTGGATTTAGTTTCTATGGTATTCTACAGAACGAACAAATTCTTAATTCCGATATCAGAAAGGTTGGGGTTACGATTAAAAACGCGTATACATCACAAGTACCACTACAAAACATATCAGCATTTTATAGAGTTTTTGTTAAAGAGGGAACCACAGAAGTATTAGTTCAAGATTGGACACCTATTAATAGAACACCTAATGAGTATTATTTCATATTTGATATGAGAGATAAAATTCCTAACCAATATTATGTTGATATTCAAGTAAATACTTCTGGAGAGAAAGATACTTATAAACGACAACTAACATTTAATGTTGTAAACACAAAAGCTAACCACACAATATAAAAAAATGAAAACAGTAAAACTAACCGAAACAGATTTAAACAGACTAGTTAAAAAAGTTCTTACGGAACAAGAAGTTGAACTTGCAAATTATATGTTCTTCTCTAATCTAAAACAAATGAAAAGACAATTAGAGATGATGATGCAAATGGATGAACAAACAGTCAATAACATTCTTGAAAATGGTCACGATTGGGCTGATGACCATATATCTGAGGCTAAGACAAATATTGACCAAGTTTTTGATTTCTTAAAAAATGAAATGGATAAGGAATCACAATATGTTGATTACGAAGAAATGAATGAAGGTAGGAAAAAAACAGGAACTAAGCTTTGTGCTAGGGGTAAATCCGCAGCAAAATCAAAATTTAAAGTTTATCCTTCGGCATATGCTAATGGATATGCTGTCCAAGTTTGTAAAGGAACAATGCCAGGTTTAGATGGTAAGAAACATTGCTCTGGTGCATATTGTTAAAAAAAGATAGAAGAAATATTTTTTTATTAGAATAATTTCACCTATATTTGAAAATAATATAGAAAATGATGAAATTATTAATTCACAAACTGCGACGTTTAACCCAAAAGTGGTTTATCTCAACTGTAAGGATAACTGCCCCGCGTCAACAAAAATCTCAATATGAAAGAGATTGTATCTCCATTTGTAAAAAATTAATTTTAAAGGAAGACACTATTCTTCTACTAACACCAATTTCTGATAAACGATATATTAGAAATGAGGAAAATCAGATTTTTGTTATATTAGAAAATCATGCGGTTAAAGTTATTAACCACATTTATTCGTATACCGTTATTTTAGACACTAACTCGTGGTTAAATGTTGTTAGTATTTTTGACAATGAGGTTGAGAAACGTAGAGACGAATTTGAAAAAGAAATAACATCAAATATTAAACATTCACTTAAAAACATTTTAACTAAAATACAATGAAAACAAAACCATTTAAAACTACTTTCTATTTTGGGTTAATCCTAATATTTTTCATAAGCTGTTTAGTATCTTTAATTGTTGTGAATGTAAGTCGGTCAACAATTTTTAAACATAAAAAAGAAAAAGTTACTGACACTATGATGATTTCATTACCGCCAGAAATTCAGATTATTCACGATACGGTTTATAGAGATAGAGAGGTAATTCCAAAAAAAATTCCAAAGGTATATATCCCAAAGATTGTGACTGTAATTGAAGAAAAAGATTCTTTAAATATTAAATAGAATTTTTATATTCGTTAAGAACTGTAGAAATTATATTTCTTAATGATTCATTTTTTGGTTTGTATGATACCATAGTTGGTTTGTTACCTTTACCAATTTTAGGGTCTTTTTTCTCTTCTCTTCTTTTTTGAGAACATGCTGACTTTTTTTGAGAGTCTGTCATTTTAGATGCAACCCCTGCGGCTCTACATTTAGGATATCCTTTATCCGACGCTTCAGGTCTACCACACGGTGGGTGTCCCCCACCTTCTTTTTTTCTGCAAATATTAACCCAAGGACCTTTTGGTTGTGAACTACCTTTTGGAGCTTTCTTTTTACCAAACCAAACTGCTAAATCTTCTTTTAGCTGTCCTACTACTTTTTTAATCATTTCTTCAGGATTTTCAACATCATTAATGTTACTACCTTCGTCATCATTTTGACCTGTATAGAATTTTTTTAAGTACATATCCACTCTAGATAATTTTTCCGTTCTATTTTCAATTTTTTTTCTTTCTTCAGGTGTTTCTAAATAATCACCATCAGCTTCTTCATATGCCAATTCAGCATTCGTATATTTGTATACAGGAGTATTAAATGGTGCCAATTGGTTTGGTAACCATTGTTGTGGAGCAAGAACGATTGGGACTTTAAAATGTCCTGACGAACCTGAACCTGTAGCTTCACTAATTCCATTTCTTTTCATATACTTAATATAAATATACGAAAACATATTATGAGCAAAGAAAAACAACCGATGGGATTATTATTTGATAGTGTTGCTTATTATCAACCTGAAGATATTCAATTGTTGGTGGATAATTTATCCTACGAACAATCATTATTTATGATATCACAAGCATTAGAATATGCCCACAAAAATGGATTGTATTCATTACAAGAATCAGAATTAATTTCAAAATCATTAAGAGGTTTGGTATTACCAAAAGAACAATAAAAAAGGAGTCTCACGGGACTCCTTTTTATTTATAACTTATTTCCACAAGATGGACAAAACTTATGACTCTTTTTTGTCTTAGAGCCACATTCAGTACAATAATGTTTAATATCGTCAGTGGTTTTATTTTTATTATCTAATGGTAATATTTTTAAACTTATTTGATGTGAAACATTGTATTCAAAATTTTGATACGAATTAGTAAATTGTTGTTTTGATTTATCACCCTTTTCAACCCTACCTGTTTCAATAGTGTTACTTAAATATGAAGTGTTAACACCAATTGAATTAGATGATGTAAAAGTCATATTACCATTTGAGTTAGATGTTGTGAAAGTCGGATTAACATAATACGGTAAACCTGTGAATGTATTCACATAATTCCCCAATCTTAATGTTGAACCGTAATTTGGTTGATAAGTTTGTTCATTGTAGAACTCAATTCTAACATCCCCGTTTAAATCAATTGCCGTCCTGTTTGCTGACGTATCTTTTACTTCGTAGGTACTGAACTCAAACTTGTTATTAGTGTCAAAAAAACGTTCTAAAAACACTCTTTGACCTGGTTTAATGACAATACCACTTGTTGAGATATACTCGCCATTTAGTTTGATTTTACAAAGAATAGATTTTTGTGTTGGATTATGAATTTCAAATTCAAAATTGTCTTTGTCGTTAAGAAATACGACGTGTCCATTATAGACCTTTAAACGCGACTTCTTCTTTGTGATGTGCGCAGTCGGTTTGCCCACTTTAATTGTTGTGTAATACATTTTTTTAATTTTAATTTAGTTTTATGACTACGTTACCAATACCTTTGTATCCGTGAATACTCAACAACTTCTTAGGGCTGGGGACTGATAAACTAAAAATCTAAAAATAAATATATGATGATTTGAAAATTAATAAATGATATTATTACCTTTTACTATATTTTCTGTACCCCACATAGGTTGTAAGTTATCTAACGACCAACATTTAGTAAAACTATCATCGTCGACCGACTCAAAATTAAAAGATGATATGGGCATTCTATGGTCAACATGCCACTCACCATAATTCTCCCACGTCATACCATCCGTAAACAAATTCTCTAAATGTGAAATCAATTCTTCAGGTGTATATCTTAGAATGTCAAAGTAATGTTTATTCTTTTCTACATTATTCTCCTTTAATACCTGATATATTGCAGTTCTGAAATTGGCGATTAGTTTATAGGCGGGGTCACTCGCTTTACGATATCTTTCATAGTCACGTTTGGTTTTACGAATTTTATCTAAATTATTTTCTCGGTATTCTTTAAGATATTTTTTACGATACTCTTTGTTTTCTTCATACCATTTATCGTAATTTTTTCTTTTACGTTCTTTTGTTTCAGGTTTTGATTCGTATTTTTTCATCGCAACTTTTCTACCTCCAATATTTCTTCTTCCTGATGGTCCAAAAATAATACCACTTTCTTTAAGAATTCTATTAACAGTTTGTTTACTTATACCCGTTTTTATAGATATAGTATGGGTCCCTAATAATTCCTCATTATACATTTTTAGAATATTGTCTAATTGTTCTTTGTTTAATTCTATTTTCCTCATAGTTATAAATATAACACATTTAACCGAAAAACCTATAGTTTTTTTTATTAAAAAAAAAAGGGACAATTACTTGTCCCTTTTTAGTGTATTTGTTAAAGATTGATTATCTCAATTCTCTTAAGTCAAACGTTCTAACACCATCTACAGTAATTCTTCCGTAAAATCTGTTATTTACCATTTTTTTAGCGTATCTAGTCATGATACCTTTGATTGGTGTAAAGTTAAACGGATTGTACATTGTAGGAGTTAATTGTAAAGGTACGTACGGTGCGTAGATGTAACCTGTATCTAACAATGATGTTCCTTTATGTCCCATTAACACTTGGTTAGGTGGGAAGTAAGGGTCACGATAAACTTGGTAACGACCAGCTAAAGTACCTACTCTTTCAATACCCATGTTGTATTGGTCTTGTTCAGGTGCTGCGTTTGATACGTGGAAATATTCCAAATCATCAAAAATTGCACTGATTTCAGAAGAAACAACAATCCAGTTTGCTCCACCTCTTAAGGTAGATTTGTGGATTTGAGCTGAAATTTGATTGATAGCGGTAATCAACGTTTGGTTCCAATCTTTTTGAGTGTAGGGTTGTGCACTACCTCCTAGACGTTTCCAACCATTGTAATCCCATCTTAAGTTCCAAGCAGCACCTTTACGTAAATCTCTTAAGATTTCACGGTCAATTTCTGCCGCAACTTGCTCAGATAATAAAGCAGTTAATTCCGCTTCAGCATCAATGTTATGGAATGCCGCAACATCTTGAGCCATTTCAGGAGACCATTGTGCTCTTAATTTTCTTTCAGTTACAGAAACTGTTACTGACATTAA